AAAAAAAAAACACCGTCAGTGAAAATAAGTGTTGACTCCTTTAGGTTCCTTCCATATACTTCGCAGCATGTTCACACAGACCGCCTTGCAATGCCTTACGGGCACCTTACTATATTGGCATAGCCAGTATAGTTCCCTGTCACCCTTCTAAGGGAGCAGCCCTGACGCGCTGCTCTCTTCCCAAGAGGAGCGGTGGCAGAGTCTGGGTTATTGCGGCGGTCTCGAAAACCGTTGGACCATCGAGAGATGTGTTCCGTGGGTTCAAATCCCACTCGCTCCTCCAGCATTTTTAGAGCGTCAGAGCCCTCCGGGTTCTGGCGCTCTTTTCGTTTCATCATCAGTTTCGGGTGATCTTCCCCCTGCCGGCCTGTAACCCCGGTGCCGTTTCAGAACGTGGGGGACGGATGGCGAGAGGTTCGAGTCCTCGGTCACCCACCATTTTAGGAGAATACCTGTGAATACAGGAGCTTAACAAAAGTTACGTGAGCGTGGCTTAGTAGGGAATGGTATACCTTGCCGCCTCAGAAGCGGTAGCTTTGGGAGTTCGAGTCTCCCCGCTCACACCAACTTAAATCCGCGATTGGCGAAATTGGTAAACGCAGCGTCTTGAGAGGGCGTGGCTTTGGCTTCCCGGTTCAAGTCCGGGATCGCGGACCAACACAACAAGCTACGGGTGCGTGGCGACAGGGGAATTGGTAGACTCACCGGACTTAAAATTCGGCCGCTTTGTGGGTTCGAGTCCCACCGCACCCACCACAGTATGAAGTTCAATGCCGGTTTAGCTCAGTGGTAGAGCAGCGCCTTTGTAACGCGAAGACGGGGGTTCGATTCCCCAATCCGGCTCCAAAGTAAACTACTTGTTCCACGTCTTAGGTGTGGCCGAGGCAGAGATGGATGATGCGCCGGCTTGTGATGCCGGAGATGGCGGGTTCAAATCCCGCCGGTCACCCCTAAGCCGTGGGACAGTTGGTGGCATCCCGGAGGGGACCGGGCGCAGCGCACGCGGGTTCGATCCCCGATGTCACCCCACATTTTGCCCGATCGACTAATTGGCAAGTCGCTCGACTCTGAATCCTGAAATGTAGGTTCGACCCCTGCTCGGGCATCCAATTATGGAGTAATTCAATGACCGAAGTTGCTGAGGAAACTGACCAACCTGATGCCCCTTCGGCTAATGGAAAGTCAACACACTTTGAATGTGGAGATGTTGGTTCGACTCCAACAGGGGCATCCAAAAAGTTAGCTCCGATCCATCGCTGCCAAGTGCGGCAGGTCGGGGAGTTCACGTTCGTTCTGGTCGAGCCTGATGGCTCCCTGTTCAACGTGGCGGAAGAGATCGATCGCCAGTTCATGGCTGGTGGTTGTAACAAGTAAATGCCGTTTGAGCAAGATGGGACTGCGCTTCCTTGGTAGGGAAGAGAAGAGTCGGTTCGATTCCGACAAACGGCTCCAATTAGAGGAGGGTGCCGAGGTCGGCTCCTCAACTGGCTTGCTAAGCCGGGGTGACCCTTCGGGGTCAGGGGTTCGATGCCTCCACCTTCCTCCACAGAATATGGAAAGCGCGTGGGTCGGCTCCCTAATCAGCTTGGAACGCTGTCGTGACCCTTCGGGGTCAGGGGTTCGATGCCCCCGCTTTCCTCCACATATGTTCAAGCATATATTTCTCCGGAGATATATGCTCCGCCATATAGTAGTTGACATATCATGTGAGATCACTTAATCCAGCATGATATATCAACAATGCCGCCTTGGCCGAGTCTGGTAAGGCACCCGATTGCAACTCGGAGGTTCCGAAAGGACGCAGGTTCAAATCCTGTGGGCGGCTCCAGACTATGAGGTGAAATGGACGTAGACGATTTTTATGCTGAGTGCGCTGTGATCCTTGGGGTTCCCCATGAGGGTGAGGAGTTCACGCACTATAAGCGGACCCGCTGGAACAACCGGCGGCCGGGCCGAGGACGTTTCCCCGGTGCTGGCTTGATCCGCGTGTTCGGCAACGTCGTCCATCTGAATATCCGTTCCCCTGTGTTTGTCCAGCAAACGATCACAGGCTTGCCCGAAGCGTTGAGCTATCTCCGCGATCGGGTTGATGGGGTGTAGCTTAGTGGTAAAGCAGCGGTCTCCAAAACCGCTTACCGGGGTTCGATTCCCCGCTCCCCAGCCACGCTGAAATTTTCAATTGACAATCGTTAGTTTTTATCTTACCGCGTGGTTTCTCAGAAATCTCAGGTGGAACAACTAATGGAATTTTCTGCTCGCCAGCAAACATTCGGTATCAGCCAGCTACAGCGTCTGCTCAGTAAGGGTTCGCAGGATGTTGAGCGGTTTGCATCCTATAGTGGCTGGAGTGGGTTGTCCGGTCAGATGGTTACGCTTGATGTGTCCGGCGCGTTGAACATGATGGTTCACTCGATCGCGGCGGACTTCGGTGTCGAACGTAATGTCGTAGGCTCTTGGCTCCCCGGTCTGCGGACTGGCGCTCTGATGATTCTCGGGCGGAACGTGGACAACTGGACTGTCAACGCCAGCCCGGAAGAGCAGAACCGATTCTTTGCCAGCCTCTTCGGGGATCAGTCGAAAGTCAACGATTTTGTTGCTACTACCCTCGGCTGTTACTCTGGGACCGCAAAGCGCCAGATGCGTTTCCACTCTGCTACCGATGTCGAGCTTCTTTCAGAAACAGAATTTCAAGCTGGATACAGCGCTCGTCCGCCTCGGTTCGTGATCGATTCGCGGGCTCTCGCAGATCGCCTGATAGCAATCCAGCAGCCTTTGTTTGTTGCGAGCATCAAGGAGGTCTCCTCCTCGCCTTATCTCTGATAATTGGTGATCAAATAATTTTCAGTTGACAGTGATGTGCGAATCACTTATCCTTCTCCTCGTCAAGTGCTTCGGCACGAAGACTACGGTCGTAGAAGGCCATCGAAGTTAAGCGTGGACCGGGGAGCGTTACCCCGCACCTCCACCATCACCGCCTCGCCGCTCGCAAAATGCGGCAGGGTTGGTAACCCGGCTCGAAGACTAACCATCTTTCTGTCAGGGGCTGTGATGATGGGGGTGAAGTAGGATCGACACGCAAGGCTGATGTGGAGAAGCGCCCCGTTTAGATACCGCTCGTTATGCGGATCAATTTCATCAACTGTCGCAAATGACAATGATGTGGTCGTCGCCCGCGAAGAGATTCGTCTCGCCGCGTAAGCGACCAAATTCCTGAGGACTTCATCGCCTCAGGTGGCGCGTGGCCCCGAGCGTAGCAACAGTTTCGGGGCAACATCTTTTTCGCCAACGTCTCGTCTTACTGTTCTAGGCGGTCGAAAGCGAGGGTCACGGCGGAGCGGCCCGGCTGATATTCTGGTTCGAATCCGGAACAAGCAACCTATCCGGGTTAACCGGCGGATACGGGGCTTAGCCATGGTGGGAAGGCGCGGGCGTCTGGGTTCGAATCCCAGCCCAAACGATGGGGCGTTGGCGAAAGAGATGTAAAATAGTTCTTGACGAACCGGACGAATCATCCTATTGGTTTGTCATCGAGTTTATCGGGCCCTGAATTTATCGGGGATTGTGACCTAAAGAGGTCAAAGCATGAGAAGAGATCGCCGGGTGCCCGGAGGGGTCAATGAGGCTCATGTGGACGGGTTCATAGCCCGGCACCCCGCTCAGTTACCGCCGGGAGACTAAGGTCTGTCTCCAACTCGCTGTGAAGCTCCCGGCACCGGCCCGGCCCCTCACGGGGCCGGGCCTTTTGATTCATAATGAAAAAGTTTAGTCCGTATCCGTCCATAGCTGTCCAGTCCGCCCGCATGGCGACATTCTTACTTGACACGACAGCGATTCTAGCTTAACGATGGCGCTCTTCTGGAGATAGCGCTACATGACGACCATAGCTTATCGTTCGGGCCTTTTGGCCGCTGACACCTTGATCTCCTATTGCAGCATTACAAACGGCTCCCGACAGAAAATCTCTGAATGCGGCCGTTATACCGTAGCCCTCGCCGGCATGGCGTGGCTCCGAAAACCACTGGAGAAGTGGTGTGAGGACGGTTGTCCCGAAGACAACGTTCCTCGGAGCTTGATAGACAACGGTAGCGAATTTGCTGCACTGATCATCGACAATGAAACCGGTGAACTCTTCGAGTTCGATAACGGTTATCTCATTCCCATCTATGCCGATTACACCGCAATCGGTTCAGGTGGTCTCCTCGCGTTGGGTGCTATGGCCCACGGAGCGACCGCTGAGGAAGCCGTTCTGGCTGCCTCAAAACATGATAAGAACACAGGCGGCCCGGTGACCATCCTGTCCCTTCCCATCACAACATAAGGTCACCAATGACCCCTTACACCCAACTCATTCACGACCTTATGGGTCGTGCCAGCGGAGCCGTCACTGTTGAAGCAGCAGACGGTAGTTATATCACCAGCGACGACCTGCTTGAAGTAGGTGCCTTCGCCTCACATGCCGAAGACCCGTGGATCGATCTCGTCACCGACGAAGGCTTTGCCGTGGGCGTCTTCGTAGCTGGTAACCCGGAAGTCGTCGTGCCTCAGCCGTCTTTCGATGTCGATGGTGGTATGATCTACATGATCGATGGCGATCCGATCCCCGGTATGAAGCAGGGCCTGCATATGTGCCCGCTCAGTATTTTCATGCACAACGGAAAGCCCGACTTCGATGGGCTCAACTGGTATGAGCCGGGAGACCTCGATCTGACCACACCGGGGTCGTCTCGCAAGATCACGCTGATGACTGGTCGTCGTCGCGACGAAAGCCAAGGTAAGTGGAAGGAGATTTCCAGCACCTTCGGTCAGTTCGAAGCTATCTTACAGGACCACACCGCAGGGCAAAAGGATGGCCCCTGCTTCCTGCAAGGCAAGTCGGCTAACGGCGCTCGCAAGGCTGTGGCGATGATCGAGAACCACATCCTTGGGGTCGATCTGGATTCGGGCGCTCCCTTGACGGATGTGATGGAGACCATCCAGAAGTATGGTCTGGAAGCTGTCATCTATACGACGCACAGCCACCTCAAGGACACCAGCGTCATCAAGCGGGACCACTTCATGAAGTGGAACGAGGAAGCCGAGGTCGATGAAGAAGCTGTTCGCGATTACCTGATCAAGGTCAAAGGCACTCTGCCTCAGATCGTTGACGATCTGGAGATCATCGACGACGCCCATCACACCGAAGAGGGTGTGGTGATTCTGGTCAAGCACAAACCTATGCCGAAGTTCCGGGCGGTGTTTCCGCTCAAGGAGCCGTTCGTCTTCGCCAAGCGTGGCGGTTCCCAGAAGGATGCCATCAATGAGTGGAAGGAGCGTTATGCCGGCTTCTGCACCGAACTGGGCTTGTTCTTCGACGAGAAGTGTGTTGACCCGGCTCGCCTCTTCTACCTGCCTCGCCACCCGGCCAAGGACAAGTCCTTTGGTTCGTGGCTAGTCGTAGGTGAAGCTCTCGATCTCGACAAGTTCGACCGGGTGAAGATGAAGCGCGGTCGGACCGGTAAGCGTAGCGCTGTCTCCAGCAATGCATTCACAGATGCGGCTGGTGGTGCTGATGAGGATGAGGACGACGCCGATCGCTACATCACCTCTTGTGGTTTCAACCTCAAGGGCTGGTCGATCAAATACGCCAAGCGCTTCGAAGTCCAGACCATGATCGAAGAAGTGGTTGGCGGTGACTTCGTTCGCGAATCTCGTGGCAACAAGCCGGGCGTCCATGTCGAATGTCCGTTCGAAGCGGAGCATTCCAGCTTTGGTGGTGGTGGGACCTTCGTCGTCAACGCGTCGGACAACTTGGATGACGGATACGACGGTGGCTTCACCTTCACCTGCGTTCACAATTCCTGTGCCGGCCGGGATCGACTCGATTACCTCAAGGAGATGATCGAGCAGGAATTGATCACGGTCGATGATCTCAAGAACAAGGACTTTCTCTTCGAACTGGAAGAAGATGAGGAAGAGGATGTCCCAGCCCAGCGTGAGAAGCCGAAGAAGCACACCCGCCAGACGGACGCTGAGCATCAGCAGGAACACGAAGACCAGATCAGCGATGATGACTTCGGCGATGACGAAGACACGATGCTCAAGGCTTTCAACCGGCGGTATGCGGTGATCCGCACCAGTGGCGGAGTCCGTATTCTTGTTGAGCCTCGGACGCCCGAAGATGATGTGGTGTTCGAAAGCCAGAACGATGTGGCGCTTTACGAGAAGAACCGGATCATCTGGGTCACTGAGGGTAAGCAGACCCGCAAGGTCGAAGCATTCAAGCAATGGCTTGAGTGGGAGAAGCGCCGCACCTATCGCAACGTGGTCTTTGCGCCGGGCGAGAAGACCCCGAAGGATGTCTACAACCTGTTTCAGGGGTGGCCGTTCGAGCCTGTCGAAACGACATGGGAGAATGTGCTGGACAACAAGGACAAGCCAGTCGCCGGTGATTGGTCCATGCTGCGTGGTCACATCTACGAGAACATCTGCGAATCCAATGATGCCTATTTCGAATGGCTCATGACATGGATCGCTATGATTTTCCAGAAGCCTCAGGCGAAGCCCGGTTCAACCGTGGTCATCACCGGCAAGAAGGGCACCGGTAAGTCAACGCTGTTCGATTATATCAACCAGCTTCTCGGTCGGTGCGGGATCACCGTGTCCCAGCGTAAGCAGATCGTCGGCCAATTCAACGGACACCTCGCCACCACCTTGCTGATGGTTTGCGAAGAAGCCTTTTGGGCTGCTGATCCGCAGGCCGAAGGTGTCCTCAAGGACATGATCACCAACAAGTCGGTGTTGATCGAAAAGAAAGGCTACGATCCGATCCAGTCGCAGAACTACACACGTCTGGCGCTGATCTCCAACAACGAATGGGTTGTCCCGGCATCGCTCAAAGACGAACGGCGTTTCTTCGTGCTGCGCTGTTCGGATGCTGTGCAGGGGAATATCCAGTTCTTCGAAGATATGCGTGAGCAGATGGAGAAGAAGGGTGGTCTCGAAGCCATGCTCTTTGACCTCCTCAACTGGGACCCGGTTGGTGGGACTTTCTCCACCTTGTTCACACCTCCCGCGACCGCCTACCTCCAGCAGCAGCAGATCGAATCGCTGTCTGGTGTCCAGAAGTTCATGCTGGAACTGGTGAAGTCGGGTATTTACGAGACCCATGATGACCGAGTGACCCCGATCGAACTGAACACCGATTCGGAAACCACCGTCTACGCTGTGGATATGCGCGCAGCAGTCGAAGACTATGTGCGTTATCAGTTCGCTTCGGACAAGGCCAAGACCAGCTATGATGACATCTCATCCGTCGTGACTGATTGGTTTGGCGCTCGTGAAATTCGCATGAAGCTGGATGGTCAGGTCAACACCAAGCGGACCTTTATCTTCCCACCTCTCTCTGAGGTGCGCGCGAAGCTTAAGGAAAACAAGGGTCTGGATGTCGAGGCGATGACCGAGGAGGCAGTTAAGTCGATCCGCCTGCGGTCGTAAAAATCTGGAATAATTTGTCCGGAAAGCCTTGACAGGCATTTTACCTGCCGCTAGGAATGTCCTTGTTAAACGTGATTTATCACTTTCTGAGCTAGTAAAAGGAGGTTATCATGAAGTAAGCAGTTAGGCCGCCAACCAAATATGGCATTAGAGATATGATGGCCGCGCTAGGTTAACACCAGCGCGGCCTTAGATTCAGGGAGACAGACATGCGTATCGATCAGATTACCGATTCACTGGGTAACAAGAAGCTGGTGAAGCTCTGGGAGCCGGAAGGCTATCCATTCGAGCCCGAAGCTGTCGAGCAAATCAACAACATGGCTCGCCTCCCGTTCGTTTTCAAGCACGTTGCTGTGATGCCTGATGCCCACGCCGGCAAGGGCTCCACCGTGGGCACCGTTTTCGCAACCAAGGGCGCGATCGTGCCTGCTGCTGTCGGTGTTGATATCGGCTGCGGTATGATGGCCGTCCGCACTTCGCTGACCGCGAGCGACCTGCCGGACAACCTGTCGCACATCCGTGGGATGATTGAGGCGGCCGTGCCGCATGGTCGTGGGAACATGGATCAGATTCGTTCTGGTCGTGACCCCGGTTCGTGGGGCAAGCCGACTCGTGATGCTGAGGAGCGCTGGAAGAAGCTGGCTGACCGCTATGACGCGATCATCGCCAAGCACCCCAAGATCGCTCAGCGTCGTCACCCGGTTCATCACATGGGCACGCTCGGGACCGGCAACCACTTCATCGAAATCTGTCTGGATGAAGACCAGAACGTCTGGGTGATGCTTCACTCCGGATCGCGTGGGATCGGCAATTCGATCGGAACCTACTTCATCGAGAAGGCGAAGCGCGAGATGGAGCGATACCATATCGCTCAGTATCTGCCGGATGAAGACCTGTCGTATCTGGTCGAGCATACCGAGGTCTACGACGATTACGTCGAAGCCGTCGGCTGGGCTCAGGACTTCGCGATGGAGAACCGTCAGACGATGATGGATGCCGTGTTGCGCGTGATGCGTCAGACGCTGCCGCCGTTCCTGTCGGATCAGATGGCCGTGAACTGTCACCACAACTACGTGACCAAGGAACAGCATTACGGCGAGCCCGTGCTGGTGACTCGTAAGGGTGCTGTTCAGGCGCGTGAGGGCACCATGGGGATCATTCCGGGGTCGATGGGCACCGGGAGCTTCATTGTCCGTGGTCTCGGTAACCACCACTCGTTCCACTCGTGCAGCCACGGGGCTGGGCGCGTGATGAGCCGCACCAAGGCGAAGAAGCTGATCTCGATGGAGCAGCACGCCGAGGCGATGAAGGGAATCGAAGCCCGCTTGGATGAAGATGTGCTGGACGAAAGTCCCGCCGCATACAAGCCAATCGGCGCTGTGATGGATGCTCAGAGCGATCTCGTCGAGATCGTCTATCGGCTTCGTCAGGTTCTCAACGTCAAGGGTTAACGAATAATAATAACAGGGAGTAAGACATGAATAACAAATGGAAAGTCGGGCTGGGTGTTGCGGCCCTGCTCATCGGTGTCCCGGTCGCCATCTCGGCGATCGGCACCGTCAACAGCGTCGCCACGGCCCCCGGCCGGGTCGTCCAAAAGACGATGGAGACCAACAACATCATCGATACCTACGAAGGCTTCTTCGTTCGTAAGGGCCAGTATGATTCCCGGCTCAAGCAGATCACCGAACACAAGACCATCGTCTCTGAGAACACCGATCCGGCCGAAGCAGCCCGCCTCCGGATCGAACTGGCTGCGATGCGGCAGTCGTGCCGTGATCTGGCTGTGATCTACAACGCGAATGCGTCGATGGCGAACAAGGAACTCTTCCGTTCCGACGAACTGCCGGCGGCTCTTTCAGAGGCTGATTGTGATGCGTAAGTTCGCATTCGCGGCGTTGATCGCCCTCGCTCCTATCGCCCTTGTTGGTTGTGGTGAGGATCAACCTGAAACCCCCAAGAAGGCTCAGGCTCAAAAAGCCGAAGCGGCTGCGGCTTCTCTCCAGTTCACCGAGAACGCCGAGATCGACAACATCAAGCGTCGGCTCGAACTCACCAGCAAGCCGGGAGCGATCGGTTACATCGTTCTCCTGAACGAAGCTGGTCAGCCGATTCTCTACACCGGTGTGAAGGGTAAGGTCACGTCTTCGGGCAAGCGCCTCACCAGTCCCCAGCAAGGTGTCAGCATTCGGTGTGGTGACTTCTGCTCGGAAGCTCTGGGCGATGGTCCCTCGGATGAAGGCACCTACGGATCGTCCGATCCCTACGTCTTCTTCTGGGACACCAATGGCGTCTACCATCAGTGGTCGGGGCGTTATCTCTACAGCGACAAGCCCATCCGCCTGCGGGTCGAGCCGCTGGTCGTGAGCGCTCAGTAATGGGTGTCCCCAACGAACAAGCTACGCCGGAACTCCGTTTCCTGCGTTACTTCTTCTCAGCATCCGGCGCTGCTTTCGGGCCGGGTGACTCCGAGATTTACCGCACGATTATCGAAGACTTCGAAGATCGCACCGGTGTCCGTGTCCCTGAGAGTTACCGCGAAGGCTTCTTTCCCGAGGAGAATAACACCAATGACTGATGCATCTGAGCCCGCTGTTGACGACCGCCTGCGTCTCTTCTTCGAGCGTATCGAACGTCTCGAAGAAGAGAAGAAGGGCACTGCTGACGACATCAAGGATGTCTACGCCGAAGCCAAGGCCGTCGGTTTCGATCCCAAGATCATGCGTATGATCGTGCGTCTCCGGAAGATGAAGCCGGACGACCGGAGCGAGCAGGACATGATCCTCGAAACCTACAAGAACGCGCTCGGTATGGCCTGATGAGTCAGGTCGTCCTTTACAGCGGCTGGTATAGCCCGGCACTCTGCCGTGCTTGCCCGGACTTGCTGTTTGTGTTCGGCGATAATATGCTTGGGTTCGGAAAGGGTGGTCAAGCGATCATCCGGTCCGAACCCAATGCATTTGGTGTCCCGACCAAGCGAAAGCCCGCTATGTCCCCCAGTTCGTTCTTCTCCGAGAAGAGCGATACCGATCTGGACCATGTTCTCGATCGCATCTCAGATATGTGGGATGACCTAGAGCGCGGGTGTGTTTTTGTTATTCCAGTAAACGAAGATGGGGATGTTAGCCTTGGCCTTGAACGCGCGAAGCTCCGGGAAAAAGCCCCAAACATCTACGCCGCGATCCAAACCCACGTCAAAGAAATGTGCAACTCCTACGGATCGTGCGAGATCGAATCCGAAGAAGCGCTCATTGCGGCCGCAAATGGTGGTGTCCTCAGACCCGCAAGTTAACAATCTACAGGCTATGCTTCGAGCCTGTTTGTATTGCGAATCCAAGGGACTTGAATGGCAACAGCTATCGATCTTACTTGGCGTCCAGCAATTCATAAAGCTCTCTGAGGGACGCTCCTACCCGACTACCAACCAGATCGGCGCACTGATTGGAAGGTCGCCAGAGGATTTGAAGAAGGAGTTGGCCTGTCTTGTGGAGCTTAGATATCTCCACGAGATGCACCCAACCTATGGTAACTTGATCTACACATACAAGCTGGGATCGATGGGTGGAACATTATTCCGTCAGGTCTTCCCAACTGAGAAGATTAAGTAACTAAACCAGAAGCATTTAACATTTGATAATACAATCACCTGTCGGTGGAAGCTAGTTTGCTTCCGCCGACATTTTCGCTTGCCAATGGCGTGCTTTCCTGTTATCATAAGTGCTTCATTCTAGGTGCGCAGGCACCGATCCCCACAGCAGGAAGCATCGTTATGTTCCTCGTCTATCTGGCGGTGGTATGCAGCGCTTTGTCGTTCCTCACCGGTATCATCGCAGTCGGCTCCGGTAAGGAGTTCCAATATCAACCCAAACACCTGTTACAGGGCCGCCGCGACGCGCTGCTCTATGTATGGGTGATCTTCTCATCGATCTTCGGATTGGCTCATTTTTCCTCTCTGGTGAATTATGGGATCGATGAAAATTGGCAGTATCGTTTCGTCGACACCGGCATGTGGATGGCAATCCATTCAGGTGTCGGTATGCTTTTAACCGCAGCACATCTTTTCATTCGCCACGATCTTTCGGGTGGGGCTTCTTCACATATATTCCTCTGGGGTTCGCGTCGTCATGCCGTCTAGTTTTGCCATTTTCGCAGCAGACACCGAACTCCAGCATAGCATCTGGGTTGCGACTGGTGGTGCCATGCTTGTTCTCCTTCAATCAATCCTTTCCGGCGAGCGCCGTGTGTGGTGGAAGCTCCTAGCTTCCTGCATCATCGGTGGTAGCGCAGCGGCTCTTGTAGGGCACGCTTTCGAAGGCTCTTCGTGGGTCTATATCTATTGCGGTATCTCGGCGATCGTTGCCGAGAATATCATCTTCGGGCTCGTCAAGGCTTCTGAGCAATTCAAGCATAGCCCGATCACCGTGTTCGCCCAGTTGTGGCGCGTTGTGATGCCGAGCTTTGGTAAGGTGACCGATAAGCCGGCCGAAGCTCTGGATGTTAATCCAGACACCGGAGAAGCGGCTCCCAGAAACGACCATCATGGTCATGGCGGCGGCCCTGCCGTCGGTTAAATAGACTCCACACCCCAGCGTAAACGCCCTCGGAAGTGATTCCGGGGGCGTTTTTCGTTGACAAATCTTCCGGTTCGCTTATTGGAAAGAGGAACACCAACTAGGAGAACCCATGATTCTTTCGAACCAAGTGCGTTGCCATAAGTGCGGCGACACTCCATTCAGCGCTCATCGACACGACTTTCGGTCGTGCAAATGCGGTGCGATCGCAGTGGACGGTGGCACCAGCTATCTCCGTCGGGTGGGTGATATCCACGCCTACGATGATATGAGCATCGAAATCCCTGACAACGTAGGTCAGGATGCTCTCTTCGCGATCGCCACATGCCGAGATACTAACCAGTTGGAAATGTCTCGTGAGAGCGTTACGCGCGTCCTCCAGCGCGCCGGGATCGTCCTTGAAGTATCACTCGAAGCTAAGAGAGAAGCGATGCTTCTCATCAGTTGGTGTAAGGATACTGACCGAAATGATTTCGGAGTTCTGTGTGCCATTGCTCGCGCTTATCGCGACAACGGCGTCGAGTTCAAGCAGGTGGTAAATGGCTGAGCGTTTCTCATGTGCTGACCTACACTTCGGCCACAAGGGCATGGTCATGTTCACCAGCGGCGGTAAACCGATCCGGCCGTGGGGGACCCCTGTAGGGAAGGTGAAGTTCGACGATCTTGATCCCGAGACGCAGGCTGACATCATGCGCCGGGTCGAAGAGATGGACGAGGCCATGGTCGAGAACTGGAACCGTGTTGTCGGTCCCAAGGACAAGGTGGAAGTGCTGGGTGATGCCGTAATCGGCCGTCAGCAGATTCATACCTTCGGCCGACTGAACGGACGCAAGCGTCTGCGGATGGGAAATCACGATGTGTTCGTGAAGAACAACAACCGTGACTACGCCCAGTATTTCGAGGAGATCACTGCCTACAAGGTCTTCGACGATCTCATCATGTCGCACATCCCGCTTCACCCGGAGTCCGTCAAGGAGCGCTGGAAGGCGAATGTGCATGGGCATCTTCACACCAAGCGCGTGATGATGACCAAGCAGACATGGTGGGGCGGAGTTCAAGAAGTGATCGATCCGCGCTACCTCTGTGTCAGTATGGAGCATATTGACTACACCCCCCTTCCTATGGATGAAGTCTATCGCCGTATCGAGGAACAACAGAATGGCTAATCCCAAGACGCCCGCAGCGGCTGTGACGGATTTTCTGCAACGTCACAGCCTCACTCAGAAGGAAGTCGATCGCTTGTTCGGCTTCTCGTCCGACGGCCGGGCTTGCCGGCGCTGGGAAGCCGAAGGGGCTCCCTACTACGTCACGATCCTGATGGCTTACGTAGACACCTACGGGATTGCCAAGATGGAAGAATTGGCTGCGAACAATGCGCTTGCCGAGACTTGACCGCGATCGCTGTTTCGCCTACCTTTAACTCGGAGCAAGGGACCCTTGTTTCGGTGGCCCGCCCGCCCAGCGAAAGCTAGGCGGGCGGTGTCGTATCAGGCTTCGCTATCCCCACGGACCCACATCGAGACCGGAGGCAGGCTGTTTCCGGAAATAAGCAACCGGATGGGCTCACCCTTGTTCAGCAGATGAAGTTCTTCGGCCGTGGGCCGCCACTCAGACATGAAAGCCGGATAGACCGCTTCCCCACTGGGTAGCTCACTGCGGACGACACGCACCGCCGGTTCGAACAAGATGTCACCGGTCGCACCGACGCGGCGGACTGCGAGCGTCCCACAGTCAGCGTCGTCCCAGTCGGCCGGTTTGCCCATCTTGATGTAGTGATCTGGGGCGTCAGGATGTGGTCCGATGTCGGTTGCGATCATGTCAGTTGTTCTCCTTGTCTTCGTCGATCGGAATTTGACCTTCGAACGGTCCAAACGATCCTTCATACTGATTACGGAACTCATTGCGGTCCATGTCTCGGAGCGAGTCGATGTATTCCTGAGGCCAGATGGACTTTGGCTTAGTGACATGATCGAAGGCTTCACGGTAGCTCTCCGGGAGGACTGCTACTGGTTTCTCGCTGACATCGTTGCAGGTGACTGTGAAGCCAGCCTTGATCAGCGCTTCGACTACCTTGACGTTGGTGTCGAAGGTCTCTCTGTGTAGGGTCTCAAGGATTCTCTGATAGTCTTCCCAGCGGAAGGTTCGGTTGTAGGCGGGTTCGGTCGTGGTGGTCGCGCCGAGGATCGCCCGATTCTGTTCCTCGGCCATGTCGGCTGCGAGCTTCATAGCCCGCAACTCAAGGGCTATGTAGTCGCCCGCTTTGAGTTCATCGTCGCTGAGACCATCTAGCAGGCCCTTGTCGAAGCGGAAGGTGGGATAAACGCGATGGACCACCGAGTAGTCTCCACCGGGAGAGGCTTTGTCCAGTCCAAAAAACTGGTAGCTCCCTTTGTGTGGTTGTATTGCAAAGTCTGCACCGGGCGGTAGCCAGTCAACGGACTTGATCTCCATCCCATGGAAGAAGAATGAAGCGTCGGTCTTGGAATCAGGTGTGGTCATCCCAGTCCCTTACCAGAATGACCACCATAGTCAAGTCAGAATTGCGGTCACAGCAGGATGAGGCGGGCTGCCTCCCCTACTCTGATCTCACCAGCCTCGTATCCTTCCATGATCTCCCGATTGCGAAAGAATTTCTGATCGTCGAGGCCCTGATAGGCGAGCGATCCATAAGCCGGATCGATCTCATACCAGTAAGCGCCCCAGTCAGGTCCCGTGCCTGCCTTGTAGGCACGCTCGATCTGGTCGAGAAGCTTGTTCGCTCGCTCCTCACCACGCTTGTAGACACCTTCGTCGGAGAAGGTGTAGCCATGGGCGAGACGCCGGCCGTTTTCGGACTCTGCGACCACGTAGTAGATCAGCCCCTCGATCGGGTATCCGGTCTCATCCCGGCCGGTGTGAACGACATCGCTTCGAACGAAAAACTGCATTTCCATTGTCTGTCTCCTTGTTGACGAATCAGTGGTAGATTAACTCCACCGGTTCGTCAACAAGTTTTTCCACTAAAGAGAAAGCCACCCACTGTCATCCAGCACCGTCGGGTCTTCCAGTGCCATCTCCACCCGGCTCAAGGTCTCCGCCCAGTCGTGGTGCATGGTGCCGAAGCCAAGTGGGAAGGTCTCGCACTTCGGGACGACGTAATCGATCCAGTCCCGATCGCGTTCGACTTTCCCCTTGAAGCCGTGCTGCTTCTCCAGCATCTTGAGGTCCCGGCGATAGGGGCAGACGGCCGCAGACGCCTTGGGCTTGCGCGCGTTGTTGGGGATCGTGATACGCCCGCTCGTAGTCAGTTCGAAGACATTCTCGACACGCGCCCGGCGATTTGCCCGCTTGTCTGTGATGGAGATGATCTCCTTGACGATTCCGCAACAGAAGCGTCGCCCTGTGATGATTTGCCAGTGATGGCCGGCCGACACCAGAAACACCCGGCCGGTGGTCCGGATGCTCTGCGAGTCCTTGAGCCACTGTGTGAGGGTCGGTCGGGTCTCGGTGTATGTTCCGATCACGCGTCCGTCGAAGGGGTCGCGCTTGGTCCGGACCTTAGCCTCGGCAGGCTTGATCCAGACCGTCTTCATGGTGACTCCGCAGGATTTGAATGCCCGCGCCATCTGCCCGCTGCTGGTTCCCTTGATGGATGCCTTGCCGCTTTGGGCCCGGAGGAGGCGGGCAGCCTCCCCCGTTGTCATTCCCGTGACGATCGAGAGAGCAGCCGGACCGCAATAGCGGTTGCTATCTCCCTTGACGTTCTTAACCGGATGAATTTTCACAGACTTGTCTCCTGATTCGCTGTTGTTTACGAATCAGCTTATAGGACAAATCTTCCGGTTTGTCAAATTGTCGTCAGTCGGGCTTCCGATCCCGGAACTGATAACGACCCTTCGTGCTGCGCTGTTCGGCGTCCCGGATGATCCGTGCAGCCTCGCGCTCGCGCCGGACCGACCGGTTCGAATAAGGGGTGTCACGCGTCCGATCGCGATCGGCCTTGTCGGCGCGCTCAGAGCGCTCAGAGCGACGATCCGGGTCGTGAGCGATCGCCGGGGCCGCATAGGCGCTCAACACAACGCAGAGCATCGCAGCGGCCATCAGGGGGTGTTTCATGTTCATGTCGTTCTCCTCTTGTTAATTCCAGCCGAAGTTTTCGGCACAGATGGGTCCCATCGCCCGGTCGATGGATTCGTTACGGGTCAGCTTGCGGGCACAGATCGAGCAACGCCCTGTCCGTTGTCCGTAAGCTTTTGCGGCTGCTGCCGGGTCCGTCGCAACAGCGATGATCCGCTCCTGTTCATCGGCAGTCGTATTGAACGCCCGCACGAATCGTCCTTCGACGATCTTACCGAGATACCGGCGCTCGCCGGCGGCGTCTTTCTCGATCGTCTTGACGTAGATCGCGCCGGCGTTGGCACCGCTACGGACGGCCGAGAAAATGAAGGTATCAAGACGCAGCTTGGGATATTTGATACCATAGGTGATCGCCGAGGAAAATGCTTCTTCGATCTTGGTGAGCGAGTCACCTGTAATGTCCGGGGCTCGCTCGGCGATCTGGCGGCGTTCTTCTTCGCGGGCGGCGTCTTGCGCCATGCAGCGACGAACGGCGGCAAGCTGGCGCTCGGTGAGGAAGCCATACTTCAAGACTGTCTGGGTCATCTCGAACGCGAATCCGAAACCACGCTTGGTGGCTTCCACCATCCACTGGGTTTCCGGCGCGTGGTCATCGAACCACATTGCAGCCTTCTCGGCTGTCTCCTTAGCCTTACGCTCAGCCGCTGTGGCGCGCTGCTCAGCGGCCTTGGCGCGCTCCTCGGGTGAGGTCTTGAAGGTGACCTTGCCGGTCCCCTTGCAGTTAAAGCAGTTGCCCAGCACCCGACCGGTGTAGCCAAGGAAGAGCCCAGAGCCCAAACACTTGGGGCAAGTCTCCTCGTAGACGAGGCCACCTACCTTGGTTTCCTGACGGGCCTGTGAAAGGTGGTTGAACACGAAATCAGCATCGACCGACGGCTTGGGTTCGAACGCGCCAAACAGGTCGGTGAGATCGTCGTCGAGACGTTCTTCGTGGTCAGGTTTCTTACAGATGCTGCACATGGTGTGTCTCCGATTCGTTGTCTATGCGAATCGGTTTAGACACACCAAGTGCATTGGTCAACTACTTTTTCCATGAGTCGGCGAAGCCGACTCATTCATCAGTTTTTCCACTTAGAGTTTTTGCGATCCACCGCGTAGCTGGTGTTCATGATCCCAAGCTCGGGGTTGCCCCGATAGTGTGGTGGCACCAGAACGACCGAAACATTCTTGTAGCGTGGGTGAACGAGGAAACGCATGTGCGCGCGGACGAAGTGCAAGCACCGCTCGGGGCCGTCGCCTTGGCCTTGTGTGATTTTGATGTCGTGCTTGTCGATGTTCAGACGCACTTCATGGTGTGGGTGGTAGGGATACTTCCCACGCTTGAGCCGACGGGCATTGAGCCGGCCGAGATCGACTTCGCGCGTTCGGATCAGTTTAGGGGAGTTCATAAACGCCAGAAGGGAAAGCAACAGAGGCTTAACCACATTCATGAAAGGAATCATTTGCGCTTGGTGTAATAAGGGGTCAGAAGCAACTGTAACACTTGGTTCAATCAGATTGAACATTTCCCTCGTCACCATATCAACACCCATGCGCTCTGCTCGAATCCGGGCGACGTGGTGAAGGTCACAGAATTGCATGTGGTAGTTTTCCAGATTCACCGATATAGGTATGTAAGCTATTTCATCGCCATTTTTCCAATCGATGATAATCAGAGCGTGTCCAGATACAACACTTCTGTTGTCCCCATGGAAATAGACGCCGAAATCTGCACCAGAGAATCCAAACTCCATCCAAGTATCAAAGTCAGGCCAGCAGGTATATTTAGATATTTCCCGCATCTTCTTTTCGCTAGCGGTTTTGAGTAGGTCCGATGCCGCTGAAACAACGTCTGTATGGATCACAACTTTGCGCGATCCTTCCATCAGTTTTATCAAAAGACCATCGTCCTTTGTCATTTCGGTTAGGCGGTCAGCAAACATCGTCAGTCTCCTATAAAATGTGATTCCATAAGAGTGGTCTACAAAATCATAATTCGTTGGTCAACCAGTTATTCCACTTAAAGATGACCCGGCCGTTTTGATGTTCCGAAGTATCCGTCGGAAGCGGGATCGGCCATTTTTAAGAGCGCGGCCGGCTGTCTGGCCTGAGGATGGAAAGTGGAATGTGCCCTCCGTTCCGAATGCCTCGAATGTGATCGTGCAATGAGAAGCACCGTCTCTACCTCGGCCTATAATACGACCACCCACGAGTTTTAGCTCGTGGGTGATCATCTTCTCATATTCTCGTTCGCGGTGGTTCATTGTATCAGGCTTGATACACTGAACGCCACTTGGCGGCATTCTCTCGCACGGTCGGCCATTTCTGGAAGTTGCTGAGCGCTCCGTCTTCGTAGACAGTGCTGAGGTAGTTCACCTCACCGATCGCCAGTTCCTGTTCCAGAATGGTTTGGAGTTTGCCGTCGCCACCCCGTGCAACAACCGCAAATCTCCCTGCCTTCGAGGCCTTGGTGGGGTCCGTAGCAACTTCCTTGCGAACGTCGCGCGGCATCCCATCGATGACCACGTAAGAGGTCTTCATCGCAAATCGGTGAGTGTCCCGCTCAGCTTCGTGGACCAACAGTCCTCCTCCCGAACCGAAGACCAGATTGTCCACTGACCACTTGTGGTAGGTCACACGCTGGAGGATGCGGCGCAAGCTGTCCTCGTTGATCCCGTCGCCCTGAATGAGGCGCACATAATCAGGCAGGACCCGATAGCCCTTCTCGTTCACCGTCCAGCCAACGAGACTGCCGATCAGGTCGAGACAGTGGAGAACGTTGATGATCGGGTCGCCCGAGTCAGGACGCTGCACCAAACGCATGGTGGTCTGACGTAGCCGATCGAGCAAACCGCCTTCCGATTCAGGTGTCAGCCACTTCCGGATTGCTTCATCCTGATCGTAGGTGTCGATCACCACCGACACAGGATAGCGGCTGCCATCCGGCATCGTCTTATTGCCGTGTTCTTCCAGAATGTGTTCGAAGAACGCCTTTTCGTTCTCAGGTCCCCACGACGTGGTAACGGAGTGTTCGGTTGCCGGGATCGAATAACCGGGCATACCCTTCCACATATAGGCGTGCTTGGCGAACCGGATTCCCATCAGGTTATCGGTCACCTGAAAGTTCACGAGGTGTGCCATCCCGCCGATCGCAGCCGATTCGGTAGACGAAGCGCCACGAGCGCCGAAATCGACCATCAGCCAGTCAGCCAGTTCAGGTGTTCCGCTCTCGACCAGATAACGCTCCAGCAAGTTGTGCCAGCGCATCGACCGGGTTGCAATCGTCGTCGGATACCAAACAGCCCGGAGCAGCAAGGTCTCAACGTAAGCCGCTATCCCAGCACACTTTGGATCGGTCGATTCGACAGTTACCAGAACGGTTCCCTGATCAACCACAGTTCCTTCGGGCACTGCCTTGACCCGGACCGGCAAGTAGCCATCGTGGTTCCAGACGATCCATTCCCAGATTGCCCGATTGAAGGGAATACCGTGGGCGGTCAGTTCCTCTTCGGCCTCATCGATCATCTCAGTCGTTACCCGCTGCGAAAGATAGTAACGAAGAGCATATTGCAGACCGAAAAATTGGACGAAAGTGAATTGACCACCCTTACGGGCTTCGATGTAGCCGTAGCCGTTCTCGAACTTCGGGTGTTCGAAAGTCCAGTGAGTCGCCTTATAGGTGTCGGCGTTGAGGATCGGCTGGTTAAGCAGTTCCCCAATGTTATTGATGAAATCCATGTTAATCTCCTCAGAGGACCGAGTTGAAACGAGTCGCGAAGTGATCGACGACATTGAAGTGATCTTCGAACATCATCTCGCGGGTGACTTCATCGATCGGCCACCAGCGAGCGACGCTGGCATCGTCCTGACCCTGCACGAAGGGCAGATTAGTGCCCAGCGAGGTGAGGTCGAAGCCATAGGCGACCGAGATCGTCCGCTTGCGGGTCGAGCGCCACGGATTGTCCAGCAACTTCTCGCCCTTACAAGCGAGGGCGAGGATCGCAATATGCACGTCGATGTCGGTCTCTTCGACCAGTTCCCGAATCGCTGCCTGTTCGAAGGTTTCATCGATCCCGACATGCCCGCCGGGAAGAGCCCACAGGCCCTCGCCGGGCATCTGGCCGCGCCGCACCAGCAAGACGTGCCCGCCCATGATCACACAGGCATCAGCGGCCGTGAAATAGCGCGGATAGGGCGACTGCGAAAACTGGGCGAGGTAATCTTCCATGAAGTGGTATTCCCGGCGCATCTGATTGAAGCGCTCGGTGCTGACCCATTCTCGAAGGAAGCTGAAAGTCCCGCGAGGGAAGATCGTCTCGCCGGTCTGCTGCTGGAACCGGACAAGCATTTCGACCGCGTTATCTTCTTCGGGGATGTCGTAGAGAATCTTCCGAAGCTTTGTGGCGTCCAATGTCCCGTGAAGTTCTGGGCTGACAGGCGTCACATTGATCGAGCCCCACTGAGGGAACAAGGTCAGGTAGTAGGACGACCCGTCTTTCGAATAGCCGATCAACGCGATGTCCGGATCAGGAATCGAGATCGCTTTGGCCTGATCGGTGACGCACTTCTGGACGGCGGCCACCCAGCGGTTGTCGTTCTCCTGATCTGGGATTCCGAGGATGAACACACGATCCTGCTCGGTGGGAGTCAGGCTGGCCCGGATCATTTCACGCACCTCTTCGAAGGTGAAGGGGTTGCGAAAATTGATAGGCTCGCCGACCGATCCGACAATGATGAACAGGTATTGAGCCTTATGGAGGGCCTGCTTTACCACAGTCATGTGGCCGGCGTGGAATGGGCGCATACGCCCGGCGAAAACGCAGATGTCATACATAGTTGTGTCTCCTGTTAAATGCCGTAGCCCTGAGCGAAGAGTATGGATACCTGACCCACATCCGACCACTCAACATCCGTCATGCTTTTGATGCCGCGACGCTGGTGATTCCAGAGGAACTGCGCCGTCTCCATATCAGGAGCTACGACAAATTCCTCGCGTCGGTCGCGGGTGGTGTGTGAATATTCACTATCCATCCCGCCGCAGGTATCGACACGATGGTGATGATCATCAACGTATGATACGCGGAAGATGTGGGGGTGTATCATAACTGCTCCTCAATCGGTGGGCATGATGTTGATGTGGATGTCGAAGAACTCCAGCTTTGCAGCCAGTGATCGAAGGGCAGCCCGTGCCTCTTTGATCATCGCCAGTTCTTCCGGCATGTGGATTTGGTAGTGATAGACCCACGAGGAGTTTTCCACCGACAGGCGCAGGATCATCCGCTCCAGATCGGTGAAGGGATCGCTCAGGCAGTTCGCATAGGCATATTCGAACATACCCTCACAACAGGTGTGGATAGCCGCCGGCTGGTAACCTGCTTGAAGCAGGACGAACAGCGGGTCCGACGGATCGTCCACATCGTCCCGGAAGGCGTGGTCTCCGATCTGAGCAAAACCCCACATCAGCGCCTCGGCTTCCTTGTCTGTGATCGGGACGCGAGTGATGGTTTGGGTCATGCGATGATTTCCTGTGTGACGCTTCCCAGAAAGTCTTGCATATAAGCACAGACGTTCCAGCTTGCATGGCTGGTCTCGGAGTTGAGATAGTGGTTGGAATAGACCTGCTCGACGGTGCCCCAGTAGCCTGTCGTAGCGATCTCTTCATCGGTCGTCGGGAGCCCGTCGATCCAGTTCTGCAAATCCCACTTGGGGTTTTCACTCAGGGTATCCGGATCGTCCATGACTTCGGCACGGAACTTTCCATCCTCGCGACGCCAGAGGCGGAATCCGCCCAGCGGGTGATCCTTGCTCGCGATGAGTTCGATGTTCATGATGCTTTGCTCCGGACAAGCGGATGGACATATGCCTCTTCCGCGTGATGTTGATAAAAGAGGATTGGATGGGCGAACGTGTCGTCGCGGCGACCGACTGTCTGGCGAGCAGCTTCACCTTCTCCGATAGCATTCCAAGCCGAGACGCAGCCGTTTGCCATGACCGATAGCGCACCGGCGCAGAAAGCGGTTTCGTCGCTCTCAGGTCCGAAGTCCCGGCAGTGACAGGCAGGCACCTCGTTGTTCAGAACCGCATCGGTGTAGAACTCCGGGGTGAAACCACCGAGCCAACCTGCGGGCGCTTCTTTCCGCCACGGACATTCGTTGCATGGTTTCGTGTGGTGCAGCTTCATGGAAGAAGGTCCAACGTTCGCGGCGAGTCAGCCGGGCGCGCAAACTGTCGGGTGACTTGTCCGTCTTCCACAAACTGCCCGTAGAGGACGCCGGGAGCAGCCCGGTTCATCGCATAGGCCGACAAGGCGCGAGTCCGGTCGCCGTATGTGACCGTGCTTGCCCCGACGAGGGTGACTTCGGTGACTTGATACTGGCCCATCATTTGACCCCTTTAAGGCCGAGAAGATTGATCTCTTCCTCGGTGAGTTTTGCAAGAGCCGCAGTTTTCTTAGCAGCCTTCGCTCTGATCAGGTCGATACCCATGCCAACCGGATATGGCGTCGTTCGATCAAGCAGATAGAGGTGTTCGCCGTTCACCCATATAGCCGTCCGTTCTGCGACGTTACCATCGCTTCCATAGAAGCCACGCTTTCTGGCGGCTTCTTTAGCCAGCCCCTCGGCTGGGTAGACCCCGATGAGTTCACTATCCCGACCGCGATCGTCGTCGCTTGTGTGGGCGGTCCAGACTTTGATGACATCTATCATGCCCGGATCATCCCGCAAGAGCGTGCCTCATCGGCATATTCAGCGATCGTCTTCTTCGCCTTGAAGTGAGCGTCGCGCTCGACCTTGAGACCGAAGCGGCCACGGACGGTCCGGAGTTCATCGAGGCTGACGTAGCCGAGTTCCGGCGAACCGTGACCGACATCGCACAGGCCGAAGAGCGTGTCGTCATCGTCCGCGATCTCGGTGATGAGCCACGTCGCGCCACCACCCGGCATGAAGAACTTCACGACAGGTTCGAAGTCAGAGCCGTCGGCACCGGTAGCGGACTTGCTGCCATTCGCTTTGAGCTTGGTCATCTGCTCGGCGAGGATGAGTTTCTGGGCCATCAGTAAATCTCCTGCATCGGGACATAGCTTGCCGGATCGGCTACTTCCTCGGCCTGAAACATACGCCCGGCTTCGAAAGCCGTCGTCATAAGCAGTATGAGCGCGTCATTTGCCTGTGCGATCACCCCATCCATGGGTTCGATCATATCAGGGCGATTCGCATGAACCCATTTGCGGATGGCTTGGACGTTGCGTGGCATGTGTTTGTCTCCTGTGTTGTTGCTGTGCGAATCAGTTAGGACAAATCTTCCTACTCGTCAACCGATTCCTTTTCGTCCGGTTTGCCCCATTTCGCCCGGTAGGTGGCTACGGCATTGCCGTAGGCTTTCTGTCCCTTTTTGTAGGGTAGAATACCTAACACAAGGAGCGTCAAACCGACGCCGGCCATCATCGCCAAACGGCGTAAAACAAACTCTTCCGGCGGGAAGGCGAACAGAAAAAAGATCGGCGCGAGGGTGAACAGACCACCAACCATCCAGAACAATGCGGTGAGTGCTTGATAGCCGCCCCCTGCGTTGTTGAGATCGGAGACCTCATAGCGGAAGCTGTTGGAATCGCACCAACCATTGACGTAGATCGTCCACGATTCTTTGGTGTCGGGAACGACGCCCTCACCAACTAGACGAGAAAAGCCCGCCTGCATCCCAGACAGTGTTGCTGCTAGGCGGCGCTCACGTTCTTCTTCAACCCAGTTAGCCATTTAGCCCTCCATCTCTTCCGGAAGATCATCCATGACAGCCGCGTGGTCCGGGTAGTCTGCTCCATCCGGTAGTTCGATCACGATCGGTTCCAGATCACAGAGTTCGTCGAGACTTTCCTGCAAGCTGTCGATCCATGAACGCGCTGCTTGGCCGCGATCACCTTCCTGCCAACGTTCCGACTTGTCATCGAACTCGTTTTCGCGCTCGGAGATGATGTCTTCGATGAAGCCGTGAGCTTCTTGCACCATCTCATTGTAACGGGTGTGGGCTGCGTTGATGGCCTCGACCGCGTTCTCGATGGCGCGGCACTCAGCGTCCACCTCCTCTTCGAGAAGTCCCTTAGCTTCGATAAGCTGATCACGAAGATAATCGCGACGGTTCTCTTCGGCGCGTGTCAGTCTGAATGCCATGTGGTTGTCTCCTGTGTTGTTGTTGATCAGCGAGTAGGACGATTCTTCCTATTCGTCAAGCAAAAAGATTCAGCCCTTCAAGCGCCAGCTTGCACCGGCTCTTGCGGCCAAAGACATAGGAGCATGTGTCGATCGGGAGCGTCTTGATGACATGACCGTCACGGATCGGGTAGGTCGGATCATGGACAACCCCGGTCGTCAGGCCAAGACCGGTGGCGATCGCCGTGCGGCTCAGCATCTGCATGTGCGTGCAGCCCAGCACAATGCAGATTCCGAAACCGTATGCTTCCCCATACCACTCTGAGAAGTGCTTCCCGAAGCCGTCCGGGTCTTTATCAGCCCGGTGGACCGCGTTACCAATGAACTGGGTGCCAGCGTGGTTGGATTGCGCCATCGCCTTACCCGGCACATAATCAGGCACATCAGTTCGCATCAGAACGTAGAGGATCATCGGGTCATCGGTCATTCTTGAGTTCCTTCATATAGTCATCCGGACGCCAGTTGTTGTGCCGAACCATTGACTGCCGGCTGCGGCCATTCTGGCGCGTGATGCCACAGTGATAGATATGCGACAAATCTTCCACAGCAGGACACGAGAGCGTCTTTCTGGCTTGGGCGAGGCCGCGCTTCGACAGATAGAAGCTCACGTCGAAGCTGACCTGATTCCACGGGTTGTCCAGTCGCCATTCCAGTGGGTCGATACGCTGGAGCAAATAGTTCCCAACGTAAGCATCATCGCCGGGGTTCCAGTGCTGGAGATAGACCGGCATGTCATCGACTTCCATACCAAGAAGCCAAGCCAGATCGGCCGGGCAGCCGGGCGTTATAGCAAGCTGCCATGACGATTTTGCGCCGGTCAGGTAACAGCGGTGGTAATAAGGTTGCCGGTTGTGTCCTTGATCGAACGTCACCAGTGGGTCGCCAGTGGTTCGGCTATATTGATAGCTCTCAAGCTTTCGATTGAGATCGTTGAGACACGCAAACTGATACCGCTCCAGCTTCTTCTCTTCCGGGTCAGAATCCTTGTAGTTGGCTCCAAAGATTCCGAAGCGGTTGCGGCTCTTCTCCACTTGCTCGTGATGGGCATAGGCCAGCAGCAGATCAGCGCGTTCGATGATCCGTTCTTTGAACAGCTTGAGAATACGCGGACGCTCAGCTTCGAACTCGGCATCGGCTTCTCGCTGGATTCCGCGTGCGAAGTTGTGGCGAGCGATGAACTTGCGGTCAGCGTCGATCTGTTCACGGGTCCCGAACAAGGTGGCATCCACACGCTCCAGCCCATAGTTGCGGGTGTCACTTCCATGCTCGAAGTGTGAAAGAGGTGTCTCACCGTGGAAGAGGTGAGATGTCGTGGTAGCCTTTTTCACTTCGTCGCCGACAGGGACGATCATACTCTCACCCTTACTCCACTTAGGCTTGGGTGTGGTGTCCCCTGAGGAAATGAACAATTGTGAGCCGTCGTTCATACCGATCTGGTTGAGGACTTCGACAGGCACACGCTCGCCGTAGCGCTCTTCCATCCACCGGTTGGCTCCATAGCTGCTCTCGTGGTCCTTCCAACGCGCTCCGATTGCCTTCTCGTCGAGTGCATCGGTCATGACATCCTTGGGTGTCAGGATCGGAAGTGACAGCGGCTGGTAGCCAACCACCGGGAGGTTGCTCTGAGCAGCCCGAGCGATGAGGGTGTTCTGATCTTCCAGACGAATCATCTCGTTGGTGTATGACAGAGCGCGGGGTTCGATCGGCTTGCGCCAATAGTTCTCCACGATCAGGTCGAACATCAGCGTCGTCCAGACGATCTGCCCGAGTTCAAGGTCTTCCAGCTTCTTCAACTCGAAGTGGTGCGGCTGGTGTGGCACCAGTCCCTTTGCCTGCGACTCGCGATACTTGTCGTGATAGGGGTTACCCTTCTCGTCATACTTGATGGCGAGCAACTGATAGGGGAACCAGTTCTTCGAGATACGTTCGTCGAACTCCCGGTCCGGGCGGCGCGACATTGAACGGCCGAGCGGGTGGGCATATTCCTGCGAATCGGTCAGGAAGATCAGGTTACCACCGTTGCGGATTGCGAAGGCAAAATAGCTGTGAAGCTCGTCCGGATCGCGGATCAGGTTCAGCGACACACCACTAGGCATCCCGCAGACATGCTCGATCATCGAGTTGATGTTCCAGTATCCGAACACCATCTTGTTGTAGACCGGCTTGACCGTAGTGGGATCGACCTCGCCGGCAAGGAATTGATCGGCCCGCAAGCGGTTGGCTGACTTGAGCGCGTCGCGTCGGATGATTGCCAGATGCGCGCGATCCTCGAAGAACTTGTTGATCCGATCGGATTCGATCCCGTAAGCCAACAGGGCCTGTCGGGTCGCTTCGAAGAACTCGTCGGCTGGCTGCATGATTTCAGGAGCGCGGATGAGTTTCTTGAACTCACGCACCTTATCCATGTAGTCGAAAATCTTGTCCGGGTCTTCGTCGAACTCATGAACCGAGACCTTGGCTTCCTTGAAGTAGGAAGTAGAGAAGGCGTCGAGAAGCAAGTAGGTCGTGATGAACGACTTGTCGTAGTCCATGGACTGCTCCAATTCGTCGTTCATGGTTTTGAGACCCCACGTCCGCATGTTCCACGACTTCGCGTTGGGGTCCATACCAGTTAGGTCGAGCCACAGCGCGATAGCCCGGTTGAAGTGTTCAGCCGATGTGATCATCAATCTTCTTCACGTCGTTCGAACGTTTCGATCACTTCATCCCATTCGCCGTCGTCGGTGACGGTGCCGATGATGCCGTAGACGTTCGTGACGGCTGCGTTGGCCTTGCTGAAATACACCTCGGCCTTCTCGCGCTTTTCGGTGATGTAAGTCATCTTACCGCCGCTGGCGGTTTGGATATCGACGCGATAGTCGATCTTGGTTTCGGCCTGCGATTCGGTCTGGGTATCGGTCATAAGAGTTCCCTTGTTCTACTGAGTGGGTGGTAATCTTGGTGTGCGAATCGGATAGGATAAATCTTCCTAGGAGTCAACACTCATACCGTGTCAGCAACGACTCAGCGAGTAAATGGAACAAGTTTCTCCATTAGATCGTTCTACCTGTATCCATCAGAAAGGAGAATCCAATGCTCATCGAAATGGTTATCGGCGCGCTCGCGGCTCGCGGCTTTATCGCCTTCTTCCAATAACAAAAAGCCCGGCTGGTTAGGCCGGGCTTTCTGCTGATTCAAATTCCGCCGTGGAGTGGTCAGGTCTGCTTGCCGATGCTGTTCTCGACAGCCGGCCACACCTTGTCGGCGTTGGTCAGGGCGAACACAGCGTCGTCGTAGCCGATCGACTGATCCTGCTTGCCCATCCGGATTTCCTGTTCCTTGTCAGGAGTCAGGTTGCCCGACTGGCGCTGACGGCTGATCGAGCCCTCACGCAGGAGCGCCTTCGCGGTGTCGGTATCGAGGTTCTGGAACTGCTTGCTTGCCGTTGCGGCATTGCTCTGCTGATTCATGAATCATCTCCTCATTCGCACCATTATCAGTGCGACTCTTGGATTACTCTCACGAACCTAGGCTGTCAACGGCTAAAGGAATACGATCCCGGCATCCGGACCGGACAGGCGGGTTGTGACAGAATCCCGAAACCACTGCTTGTTACGCTCACGTCTGGTGTCGCTTTCAAAGTGTTGCATTCGTTGATACCCATCGGTTACAACGATAAGGTCAAAGCGGCCTGAGGGGTGCTGGTCAGGTGAGACTACTACCATCTTACGCTCTACAACCTTCCGCTCAGGGAGTTGTTTCCTGAGATCGTCCGCTGCCATTGCAGTGGGTGTGACGAACATGATCTTCATACTCCTCGGGCCTCCTTGAACGACATAGCATTGTCGAGGATCATCAATACGCCCGGATCGACTGCAATCCATGCCCTAGCGCCACACGCCAGTTGGGTCCCGTCGTGGACAGCGCGACTAGCTCCATTCCATGTCACCTCTTGTGCGTAGATCGCGGTGGAGTTGGGCCCGTTTGGCTTGATCGTATAGACCGGTCGGCGTCCACCATCCTTCGCATTCATGGCAATGAATTGCCGATTGACGTGGATGATGGCTCCCTTCGGACCTGCTGTAATGTCTCTTACCGTCATGCTCCCTCCAATTCGAGAAGCCGCGCTTCCCCGGCCGGTGTTAAAAAGGCGGTGCCTAACGACCACTGGATGAGTCCTTCCCACCTCAGGAAACAATACTCACCGTAATGTCGCTTGTGGTTATGTCGCGGGCTCCGGGCCATCTGGAGCAGCCGTCGCTCCCGTAGAGGTGAGAGCCCGGTAACAGTCATTCCCCAGCGATCGTAAGTGATAGGGATCATGCTGCCTCCAAGATCATGGCGCGCATCTCGGCCCCAGACATACTGGTATCGTTGGCGACATCGAAGTCGGCCGGGTTGCGATTGAACATCTTAGCCATCCGCAAAAAGTCCTCGTATCCCAGCTTGCCCAGTTCGATGGTGTGGTCGAACCGGCCCGGCCGGATCAGCGCGGGGTCCAGTCGTTCGTGATGGTTGGTGGTAGCGATCACCACCAGACCATCGGGACACAGGATGCCATCAAGGACGTTGAGAAGTGCTGAGAGGCTGATAGGGCTCTTCTCCTCAGGCTTACCCTTAGTCTTCTTGGTCTCGCTCTTCTCAGCGTCGCGATTAACCTTAACCCCGGCGGCGTCGATATCCTCGATCGCCAACAGGATGCGTGACCAATCGCGTGTCCCGCTCAGCAGCTTGGTCAGTTGCTTATCAGCTTCCACAGAGCCCAAGTTGAGGTAGTAGATCGAGCGTTCGGTCTCGGTAGCCACGGCGTGGATGAGACTGGACTTACCGCAGCCGGGTTCACCATGGAGCATGATGCCCATGTGATGAGGAAGACCCAAACGGTGATGTTCCTCTTTCTTGGATTCGAACTCCCGGATAGCGTCGATCACTCGCTCGCCGGCGTTGTTGGCGGTGAACACGCTGTCAATCCGACGAAGTGGGAGCTTGCCCATCTTCGACCAATAGTCGTCGGAATTGATGTGGATCGGAACGTTTTCGAACTCACCAATGTTGGTCCCAGCGGCCCGTGCGATTTCTTCGGCGAACCGATAGACAGTCTTCTTCGAACGGGTTAGGAACGTCACGACAGTGTGTTCCTTGAACTTCGTGGTGTTCGAGGATTCATCGACAAAGCGGTGAATAAGCACCGGCCGCCCCTTGTAGACACCAAAGTGCGTCCCGTAACCAGCGGTCAGTCCACGGTGCTTGGCGACCTCGCGCCACTTTTCTTCGTCGAAGCTGGTCTCGGTCTGGAACACGAAGTTGCGGCTGAAAGTGTCACGGATCACGCTGGATGTGATGAACCGCGAGATCGCTTCGTAATCCGGGGAATCCGAATTGTAACGCATATCGATGGTCGTCAGCTTCTTGATCACATCCCAGAGCCGGCCGGGGATACTCTTGCCCCAAGTGATAATCCCCATGACAATACCAGCGACGATCGCGCCTTGGCTGAACTGGTTCGAGTTCAATTGTTCCTTGACGAAAGCCCACAGGTTTCCGTCTTGGGTGATGGAGAAAATGTCGTAGAGCATTGTTATCCCCAGCGCTTTGCAGCGAGAAATGGATCGGTTTCGTCATCGTAAAGTGTGCGTTCGATACCCATCTTACGCGCCTTGCGGATGCAATCGGTTGTGCCGGTGCTTCCGGGAAAACCCAGAAGCAACTCGGGCTTGAAGTCTTCCAACATGACGCCGTTTCGGATCGCACCTGCTTGGATGCCAATACCGTCCCAGTCAGCTACGTAGCGACGATAGCTGATCATGTTTTCTTCGGCCCAGTCCCTTACTATGGTGTCGAGACCGGCAGCACAGCCCACACCAATCTCGCGGATACCACCCTCATACCGGTGGATGCGATTTAGCCGTTCATGTGTCAGCTTGATCTTGGTGTAGGTCCGCCCGCCAGTTACACACAGGCGCTTGCCTTGCTCTAAGAGCGAAGGTGTTTCCCATATCTCAACACGCAGAATGTCAGGCAGGATTCCATAATCCAGTTCAATCACCAGTCATGCCCATTTGTCGGACACTTCGCGCGGATGTCCAGTTCCGGTGCCATCCGGGTGAAGCCATTGAAGCCATCCTGAGTCAGCACGACCGGACCATAGACGCCGCGAGCGACGTAGATGCCAAGCTTGGCTATCTTGCTTGCCCGGAACGCTCCGTGACAGGTGAGTTCACCATACTGAGAAGGAGACAAGACCACCGCGACAGCCACTTCGGATCGACCGTTTTGCTTGTATTTCTCCAGTTCCTCAATCGCCAGTAAGGTGCGCTGGTAGAGGCTCTTGGCGTCTTCCTTAGCCTTCTTCTCATAAGCTTTCCGTTCCGTGTGGAACGCTCGTTCCTGCCCCGCGAGGCGCTTGTGTAGGTCGTCGCAGGTGTCAGCGAGCGCTTGAAGCCGTAGGGAAGCGGCGGCGTTAGCTGAGGCACCACGCAGCCGGGCCCACCAGTTGCTGTTGCCGAGATGGGCCGCAAGCTCGCGATCTTCCAAGCTGTAGGGACATGGCTTCTTATTCATGGTCCAAAACCTCAAAGCGGTAAGTGATCGATCCTTCGTGATCGACAAGCTCCACCATTTCTGACAGCGGTCGGCCGAACTTGATCGGACCGCTTTCGAAGGTTACCCATGGGCGTCCGTCGGATTCACGGATCGAGTGATCTGTGACCACATAGAGATCGCCTTCCTTGTAGTGACGAATGACGCTACCTACAGGCAGAGCGGACCGCGCCGCACAAAGGCGCTCAAATAAGGTGGTGAGTGAGGGTCGGGTCATGAGATTCTCCGATCGCTGTTCTATTCAGAATAGCGGTGATGTCAAGGCAAAATGTCGGTGCTTGACAAATGAATCAGTGGATCGTCACTGGGTCAATGGCTACCGGGACTACATGCTTGCTACCGTCCCCGCGTGGGATGGTCCAGAGGGTATCCCCGGTATCCACAGGCACCATGCACCCACAGATCATCTCAACAAAGCAGCCTTCTTCCTTCCACTCCACCTTCTTGGGGCGGCAGTCGTCCGGTAGGTCTGGGAACACGTTGTCGGAGCTATGCTCTTCTACGATTTCATCAAGGCTCAGGAACTCTTCGGTATACGCCAAACAGGTTCTTCCTTATCAGTAGCGGCCATCAAGCGGCACTTACCTTCACACCCACCGAAGTCGATCATCCGACATTCAGAAGGACAAATCGGCTCCATAGGTGCTGATACCGGCGGGACCACCTTTCGCCCAAACACAGGACGAGTAGCGGCGACGTAATGTTCGCTCGGCTCGGTCCGGACAGGCGGTGGGAGACGTTTCATCCCCTGTCGTCCGGTCGGATCGTAATCGCGCGGGTAGTCAGGCATCAGGCCGGTTCCGGTTCCAGTGCGTCAAGCATAGCGATGGTCGCCAGAATTGCATCCACCTCGCGGTCACGCTGGAGGCATTCGGCGGTCAACGCGATCGTCAGACGATCGCCGAAATTGCGCCGGATCACCGCGTTCTTCATGGATCGTTGGACTTCCTGCTCCCGAAGGATTCGGATCGAAATCACCCGCTGCTGCTCGTTCACGTTATTCTCCTAGCTGATTCGTTCAGCGACATTTTCGCTATACATCAGCCAGAGAGAATGTCAATCGCGGAGTTGATATTCCCACTTGCCATTGACCTTTCGACGCCAAACCGGTTCAAAGAAAGTCAGCGCCGAGTAGCCGAGACTGTAAGGGACGCGGACTGGATACCACGCCCACCAAAGTTCCCAGTCAGTCCCAAGGCGGGTGTTCTGCCATGGGCTCATATCACCGTCCCACTGCCCCATCAATTTTCTTCACTCATCTCACGATGAATCTGGCTCTGCCGGGCGCGGTCAGAACGCGCGTATTCCATCCGGCGTCCTGCTTCCTTACGCATCCGTTCGACGCCAGCCCGCATCAGTGGGTGGGTGTCGTTGAACCAGTCGCAGCGATCCGCCTCGGGATCGCTCGGGATGCCCCGGCGACCGATCATGAAGGCATTGTAGCACAGGTCCATGACGCTGATCTCGCCGCTACGGCCGACCCCGGTTCGGGCGCTGAACACAGGCTCAACGGCCTCGTAAGTGAGCAAAGTGTCCACCCATATGTCGGACAGTTCGGTCGCGATCTGGTTGAGATCACCAGCGATAGCCTCGGAGCGATTTTGATCGCACTGATCGGCAGCAGCCTTGATCCGGTTGATCAGATCACCGAGGCGCTGGGCTGCATCGTCTTCTTTCTTCATGCGCCTACTCCTGATTGGATGTTGATGGCTTCCTCGTAAAGCTCGTTGTTGAGTCGATCGAGAAAGGCGAAGCGTTCATTGTGAATCGCCAAATCGCGCTCATAGGCCGCGTCGTCGCCGAGATAGTCACGGCCGTGTGGGCGCAGGTCGCTGATGGCTACCATAGCATCGAAGAGCTTGTTACGCGCATTGATGCGAAGCTCGACGTGTTGCCCCCACGTCATGCCGTTCAGGTTGATCCGGGGCTGCATCAGCCGGTCTTCATCAATCAGGGTCATCATGCGCTATACGCCTTGATCACGGTCGCGGTGATCAGCCACCGGGTTGCGGATCGACCGTCGCGCTTGGCGTCCAGATTCTCGAAGCGGTAGTCGCTGAGCGGGTTGCCACGCAGGGCGTAGAGGACGCGCTGGTAGTCACCCTCAGACTTGATGTGCAGCGTGATGTCGAACGCCGGCTGGTCCTTGTAAAAGGCGAGCTTCATGTCGATCCCAGAGGCGTCTGGCGACGCCACCAGTAGAATCGAAGTCCGCAGATGGATGATGCGAGCCAGCGCATCTTCGAAGCTGGGGGTTTCGTTGATAAGCGAGAGTTTGGGGTTGGTAGCCATGGTGTGTCTGTCTCCTGTTACTTGGCTCAAGTGAGCCGTTCGTGGCGGAAGCCCTTTGTGCTGTATTCACAGGGCGAGGCGGTTGTGATGTAACGATCTTCCCAAGGCTCGTCGCCATCGTAGGCAAGATCGACCGGGCCCTTGTTCTTCTTAGCAAGGCTACCGGCTCGGTTGCGGGCAGCGTTGATGTCCGGAAGGTCTGCCATCTCGGTCCGCTCGTCCGCTGTGTTCATCCCACCGAACTCGTCGGCTGGGAAGATGCGGAACTCAAACCGATGAGTTCGAATGACGGTCATCGTTTGTCTCCTGATTCGTTGTCGATGAAAGACGAATAGGACGATTCTTCCGGTTCGTCAACTACAATTTTTCGAGTTTGTATTCACAAACAGACTTGTCAGGAAGTGACTGGTCCCAGCAGAAAAACATACAGCCTCGGCAGAAGGCGATCCCGGCATGGGTGGTGTTCTGATGACGCCACAAACAGCCCACACAGCCACCGTGGAAAATAGCTGGCTTACCTTCGGCCTCTGCAACAGCGATCACCAGTGCCGACTTAGCTGGGATGGTGTGGTTGTCATCAATTCCCGGCTGATATTTGGCCTTCTTCGTGACGAGGAACATCACCACAAAGACGCCGGTCAGCGTGACGTAGGGAAGATACTCCTCGATCATTCCACACCCAGAGCGAAGCCGATCGCGTTCAAGGTGAGGAAACCTCCGAGGACGGTGATCAGAAGCATACCCGCCTTGAGGACCTGATTCAGCAAACTGTTCGAGTTCCAGAGTATGGTGGTGAAGGCGAGTGCGATCGTTGAGATGATCAGGTAAATTTCGAGAAGGTTCATGCTTTCTTTCCCCATTGTGTGCGGCGGCCGGCGGCCGGAGCAGGTTGTTCCTTACGGACACCGGGGTTCAGAAGCGATTCCCGGTGATCCTTGATGAGAGCTTCGAGTGTATCGAGCCGATAGATTTCGTCCAGAGGGACAGCGAAGATGAACTCCTCGACATCAATCTGTTCGTAAGTCCGTTCGACGCGAGCTTGCACAGCCGGTGGTCGGAGCGCCGGTGGAGGGGTGGGAGCCGGACGAGGTGAGTCGCCCGGCTCCTCTAGTTCATCTTCCTCTTCGTAGTCGATCGCTTTGATCGGACCCCGCATGAGATGATTGAGACGATCCATGAGCGCCGGTTTGCTGGTGTCCACGAACACCGTCTGGTAATCCGGATCGATCTTCTTGGCATCAGCTTGCAGATGCACATATTGCGGACCGGCTGGGGTCTGGCACAAGTAGAACTTGAGTCCCTTCTGCTCGTCGCTCATTCGGGGTTCACCCGAATCCGGGTGTCCTCTTCCCCAAGGTAGCGGAAAGCATCGATAGTCAGGTCCCCTACCAGACAAACAGGCATGGTGGAGTCATCGACCAGATAGCTCAGAAGAACGTCCCGTGTCTTGTTAGCGTCCTCATAAGAAAGCCACTTGAACACGTAACCCATCTTGCGGCCCGACCGGTAGCAAGCGCCGACTGGCTCACCATCTAGATAGAGGGCTGAAAGACCCACCATCTCGTCGGTGCAAAGCCAGTTGAAAATGGGATACTCCTTGAGGCGGGCAAGAAGCTCCTCAGGGTAGTTGTGGATTTCATTGATCGAGAGGTCGCTGCACATTTCAGGGATCGGTGCGGAGAAATCCCAAGGGGATTTTGCTTCCGGCTGCTCCACCCGGCGGATTGCGTCGCTGAGTTTCATCAGACAAGCTCCTCCGGGTTCTCAGCCTCACGCTGGAGAACCTGACGAAGCTCAGCGGCGCGGCGGAGGTCTTCGATGATGCGATCCATCGTGCCACAGTCGGCATCGCGGAGCGTGGCTCCCAGACCGATGGCGGCTTCGATTTCGTCGTCCGGGTTTTCGGCTCGGAGCATATCGAACATCAGCGCCTCGATTTCGAAGGCGCGGTCGCTGTTGCTGACCTTGAGGCCGACTTCCTTGGCCGCTGCTTCCATACCGTCCATCATGTCGGACAGGGTGAGAAGGCGGTCCTTGCTCTTTTCGTAGGTGCCGAACGGGGCCATGTCGCAGGCATAGCGGAAGTCGCTGTAGGTGTTCGCGAGTTCGCGATTTCGGATAGTCATGATCTGTCTCCTTGATTCGTTGTTGATGCGAATCAGGTAGGACAAATCTTCCTACTCGTCAACGGAATAATTTACCGGGTAGCTGTTTCGGATTCGCCATAGCTCGGTCGCTTGACAGGCGTGGCCGGGTTGTCCGAACCGATCGCAGAGCCCGGTGGCTTCGGTTAGGACCTTGAGGAGGCTCGGGTTCTCTTGGATGTATTCATCCCACAGGCGACCATACAGATCGCGACATTCGCGCCCGTTGATCGGCTTCTTGCCACGAGCTTCCTTGATTGAAAGCCCAGTTGCGCCGCAGGAGAAGACCTTGGCGGCTTGGTAGATTTGCTCGATCGACTGGTTGCCCCGTCCCTTGATGCGTGCATAGTAGGCCGAGAAGCGTTTGTCGCCGGCCGATGAGCATTCGAGGAACGGGGCTTTACCGTGGTAGATCACTGGATTTCGGTGCCATCTTCCTTGAGGAGATAGGCCGGCGAAACCGCCTTGAGGATCGGCCGCATCCGCTCGCCGCGATGTTCGATCGGAGACTGGTTACCAGCGTGCTTGATCACCACACCTTCACGGACGTGCTTGGCACCCTGCCATTCCAGCGGGGCGTCGCGAAGCTGTTCGATGATCGCCATATCGAAGGGACCATCGTAGAGCAGCGGGACTTCCGCAATATCATACTGATCGAAGTGGAACTCGATCGCCTGAGAATCAGCATACTCCCGATCGATCCGCAGATCGAAGGCACGGAACTCTGGCTTAGAGAGCCCGTAGTTGAACCGCTGGATACCGGGACCGAACGTCTCGCCGAAGATGTCGATCGAGTCGCAGCCGAGAGCGTCTGCCATCTGTTCAATCTTTTCGATCAGACGGTTCTCGATCGCAGCGCGAACGTAGACGTTCCCAACCCGGTTTGCTTCGGTATCGATCATGACAATGCCCTTGGCCCCAAGCCCCTTGGATGCCACAGCGATGTTCTTGTTCGGACCGAACAGCCGGTCGTCGTTGACGTTCCGCCGGTAGCTGATCCGGGTGAACGTGCCGTGCAGCTTCTCGGTGACAACCACCGGTTCGCCCTTCTCAAAGAAGTCCGGCCAGCGCTGGATCGAATCGAAGTCGTAAGTAAGCGCGAACTCGGGGATGCCGGCCGCATCGCCGTTCATGCCCGCCGGGACGGGCGGCTCATACTTGGTGATTCCGAAGAAGTCAGCCACATCATCGCCTTCTGCGACTCCGATCATGATGATACCGCCCGGTGCAGGCTTGACCACCGTTGGTTGTCCTCCGGTGTAGATACCTGTCTCAACCACATTCGCGAGCGGCCAGACGAGGCCCTGCGAATAAACGCCCCGCAGGCGAATGATCTTAACGCGATCGCCCTGCTTACCGGCCAGCATCCCGGTGTCCTTCTCGACATTCCAGTAGCCATAGTGCTTGAGGAGGTCGTGAGGGACGACCGCTGCCTCAGGCACGTAGATGATCAGATCACCTGCCCGATAGCGGTGAACATAGGTTGCCTCCCCTTCCTGAACGGAAGGGTCAGGAATTTTGGCGGTGATCGCGCGGTAACCGAGGATCGTGACGATCGACAGACGGTCAGCGTCGGGGTGATCTTCCACCGCATCGATGCGGCGAACTTTGACTTCGAAGTTGCTCATGGTGTCTCCTGTTAGTTGATTCCGAAAACCTGAAAAACGGCTTGACGCTCTTCCTCGCTCATCCCGTCTAATCGGGCTCTGATCGCGTTTGTAGCCAGAAGTCGTTTCTCTTGCTGCTGCTTTGTCCGCTCCCTCAGTCTTGGAACGTAGCACGCCCGCCAAGCCTCATTCGCTTCGATCAGGAAAGGAAGCAGGTCTCGGTGAGGTAAGCGGATAGCCCGCGCCTCACCAAACCGGCGTTCGGCAGCCTGATACCTTTCTAGGAGGATGTTGTCTTCCATATCAGTCCTCGGCGTTGACGCGTTCAATGTAGTTGATGATCCCTGCAATCTGTGTGTCCGTCGCATCAAGTATGACGAACTGGCTATCCAGAATGCTCTTGTCTTCGATGAACCGGATGCCGGCTCGTTGAAGAGCCCGGCGAAACGGACCGCGTATCAACAAGCCGGCAGTTACCGGGAAGCGGGATGTGTCTTCCGGGAAGGTGTAGATTTTCATCTCAGTCGGTCAACTGGTAGTGATGAAGCTGGAGAACCAGTTCATCAATCGCAGCGAGGTCCGACTTCCCCGGAAGTGGTGAAATCAACGCGGCGGCGTCCACTTCCTCCACCATTTCTTCCAGATCAGGAGCGATCACATTGTAGTCGAACGCCCCACGCTTGACCGCCAACAGATAGTCGGCGTTCGGGCGTGGGAAAGTGATATGACCGGTCAGCAGCAATTCCTTGGCCTGACCAGCGACGCGGAGAGCATGGCTGATCGCCTTCCAGTCGATCCCTTCGTTATTCATGGCGGCGCGGGCGCGTTCACCATAGTTCTCGTAGACCTTGGAATAGATGTCGAGAGCGTTCTTGATCGAGTTGGTGAAGGGCACCTTGCGGTCCACCACGTCGAGGTGAAGCATTTCCTTACCGGCTTGGCTCGGGATGTTGACGATTTCCGAGAACTCGTGTGTCCCACAGAAGATTGCAAGCTCCTTGGAAAGCTCTCCTAGCTTGGCAGTCGTTCCGTATTCACGAACGGCATGATCGAGCATGACCACCAGATCACGGCACGCCGCCATGCGCGAGCCCTTGATGCCATACTTGGCAGCCTGCCGCTGGCAGTAGCCTACGAAGCCCTTGCACTGCTTGTTGAGCAGCAGATGCTTGTTCTGGCGGATCAGTTCCCAGTCAGGGTCCATCTCGACGATCGCCCAGTCAGGGGCGAACAGAAGCTCGGTCCCGACGGTATCACCACTGGTGACCATCTTGAGGAACTTCTGGAGCGGGAACGACTGATCGTCCACATCATCCTGTGTGTTCTTCGTGGTGTTGTCACCGGTGCCTTTATCAATGACATTGGGGACGCGCTGGAGAAGGATGTCGCGGCCGGCTGGCAAGAACACACCCTTGAAGTCCAGATCGGACGTAGGGGTGCTGGTGCCATACAGATGCGATCCATGCTGGATGCGGAGGAGTGTTTTGGCGGGTTGCATCAGCGAAGGGGTTCCTTGTATTGAGCGACGGTGACCTTGAGAACGCCGCCGTCGTTGTCATAGACGAAAAAGGTCGCTGCATCGGCTTCGACCCTGACCTCACTGGTGTCAGATATCGCGGCGCGTTGTGCGGTCTTGTTGCGAAAAGCTCTGGCGAGGCTACTAGGTGTAACGCTCATGCTGCCTTCTTGAGGTCAGGCACCTGCTTCAATCGGCGGGTCGGCCATTGGTTGAAGGGCTTGCCCAGCTTCGAGTGGTTGACGATCTGCTGCGTCTTCCACGCCTGCACTTCACCATCTGGCTTGGTGACGATGAGAGTGGAGTAGTCCCAAACGTGGTTGCCGTGGAGCTTGGCCTTGGTGACTTCACCGATCTTCTTCACCAGCTTGGCGACGAAAGCATCGTAATCGAGTGCAGCCCATTCCATACGCTGCTCGATAAAGCGAACAACCTTGTCTTCATCAATGACGACGAAGTGCGGGGCTCCCCGCTGAAACGACGAACGGTGATTCGGGTCCGGCTTCACCAGAGAATGGAATTTCTGGTAACGGAGACGGGCACCTTCGCGGGCATATCCGTGCAGTGCGTTGGGGCCAAAGTTCTCGGGATAAGGGGCGGCTTTGTTTATGTCGCCACCGGCATCCGCAAGGTCTTCCCGGACGCGTTGGATCGCAGCTTCCGCCTCTTGCTTGGCGCGCTCGATAGCGTGCTTCTTGAGCGGCTTAACGACTTTTTCGATGGGGTTCATGATGGTGTCTCCTCGATTCGTTGTTGATGTGATTCGATTAGGACAAATCTTCCGGTTCGTCAAGCCTATTAATCCGTCGCCCAGTCGTCGAACCGATCGGCGGCAGCTTGTGCCACTTCCCATATTGTCTTGTCGAGTCCATCCAACGTCTCTTGCAAGAACGGACAGTCAGGACCACCGGGACCTGCTTCTGCCTGCATCTCTTCGAACATCGTCTGTGCGTTCTGGATTTCGCTTTCGTATCCAGTGTGCCCATTCTTCGTCATGAAACGCAGCGCTTGGGCAGTCGCCGGGCAGGTGTAGGGATCAGCCGGCTTGCGGAGGCGGTTGATGTTGCAGATCATAGCGCCTTCCATCAGAGTATCCAGAACTTCCAGATCGCGCCGCTGATGAGCGCAAACGTGAAGTAGAGCGCGAAGAAAACAAGGTGGTTAAAGCCCTGATAATAGGCAGGCTTGTCGTCGTTCTTCTCGGACGTGTCCATCTTCGCCCGGATCAATTGAGAGATCAGCAAGATGCCAATCGACAAGCTGACGGACAGTGGTTGATAACCTGATGGGACCACGAACCAGTCCCAGAAGGTGCGCAGCACGTAGGCAGCGTAGTAGGTGACGAGGAAGCTGAACACCATGAGGATAACCCACATGACAATGGCGAGAACCACACTTTCGGTGGCTTGTTCTACCGGGCTCTTCATGCTGCATCTCCATCGCGGAAGCCCATCTGACCGCGTGCGATCAAGACATCGGCGAAATAGTCGGCCGGGCTCAGCCCTGCTTCGAACGAAGTATAAGCGTAGTCGATAGAGAAGCCGTCCTCAGCTTCACTGCCGTCGAGGCCGCGCTGGGGTGTGGTGGCTCCCACATCGATGAGGAGGTTTTCCACCTCTTCCGACCAAGCGGCCCAGCCCTTGTATTGCTGGCTGTCCACCAGTTCGGTGTCGCCCATTTCGTATTCGTGTTCGCGCCGCATAATCTCGGCGTCGGTGTGATCATTCTCGAACATATTGTCTCCTGTTGCTGTGACACGAATCGGAATAGGATGATTCTTCCGGTTCGTCAAGCATCCTTTTTCTTGGACAAGAGATTTTCCAACCAGTCGGCTAACTGATCGTAGGTCGAAGTGCCCATCCGGGTTCCCAGCGGCTCGCCTTTGTCGAAAAGGATCATGGTGGGCGTCTGCTTGACTTGGTAGGTGCGCGTGATGACAGGGTTCTTTTCCACGTCGATGTCCACGAGGATTACTTCCTCAAAGTCATCGGACAGTTGGTCAAGAAGCGGGTCAAGCATCGCAGAGGGGCCGCAGAAGGAAGCCTTGAAGACCAGCATGACCGGCTCCTTGGTTTCCTTCAACGTCTGTTCGAACGTGTTGTCATCGAACTTCATATCAGCGCCCGTCGAAGTTGCTGGGCATCCGGCAAGGACCGCGCGACTTCTTGATCGCCTCGGTCGGCTTCGCCTTCGGCTGCCCCGGTGTGTAAGGCTTGGTGACTTCGACGAAGGCTGCATCGACGAAGTAGCCTTCCGGCATCTTCTTCTCCTTCGCATCCCACTTGGGATCGATGTCGATCTGAATCGCGCCGTAGAGCGGGACGAGGATGATCGTGGCAACCCCGGCGATGCCGTGGATCAGCGACTTGCACTCGTCTCCCAGCTTGACGTGAAGACCTTCGGGGACTTCATCGTCCCGGTGGCGATCCGGGAAGGCTTCGACCAGTTCGAGCCGGTTTCCGTCACACGCGTAGAGTTCGCCCGGCTTCGACCCTTCGGGCGGAAGCTCAATCGTGAACCGGTCGCAGCCGGTCAGGTGATAAGCCCGCGTGGTTGCAATCCCTTCCAGTCCGTTGATCTTATCCCGAACCTTGTCTCCGAGACGGAACGGCCACGTCAGCGATCCGGGCTGCTGGATGATTGGTTTGTCGTTCTTAGCCATATCGTCGCTCCTTAGAGGTTTTCGCTGAGTTCAATAATATCTTCCGGGACTTCATAGGCATCCCACGCCTTGTTGACATTGCCTACGCTGTCTGTTTCGTCAAGCGCAAAGGCCATACCGGCTTGAAACCCGCTGTGGAAGGCATGTTCACCAGAAGTCACAAGCAAGTCAGTCATTCGTCCGCTGTTAGCAAACGTATCATGATCGCCGATTGGGACAATCGCTATTCCATCCAGTGGGATTGCCACAGTGTTCTTGCCCTCAAAGTGGGTGATCATGTGATCTGGATAACCAGCTTCACAGAGCGCGGCTGCTATGTATTCCCAAGCCGCAAGGGGGATAGGGAGGTAAGCTACTGTGTTCGTCAATTTCCCCGTTCCTTTTTCCAGAGAGCAAATGCGTATGCTTCGGTAGCTTTCCGCATCTCGATCAGTCGATCGATACGGCGTTGTTGTTCCGATCGGTGAAGTGGGTGCATTCCGTCGTGAATGCCTTGTTCGATTCTGATCATCCGCTCCAGCCGCTCAGCTTGAGCTTTGACGCTGTGTGATGTTTCCTTGAACGCACCAAAGTCATCCGATGGTTCCAAGAAGGTTGGTCGCTCCATCAATAATGTCCATTTGTGCTAGCGTTCTTCATCTTCACGGATGGGCGCTCATATTCGTAAAAATACCCATTTTCGGTAGCATTCTTAGTTTTCACGGACTCGCGCTGTTGTTCGCTTAGATTATTCGCCAGTTCCATTGTGTTGTAAAGCTCACGACGGATGTGAGATTCGCTACGACCACGTAACTCACGAGCCTTGCGTTGGGCGGCGCGAAAATCTTTCCGATCGACCTTAATAATACCGTCGTCGAGGGTGAGAAACGCAAGCGGGTGAGGGTCACCGAACTGCTGTAGCATCAAACCATCGTCGAAGCCTATGTCGTTATAAAGCAGGTATTCAACGAGCCGTTGAAAATCCGTGGTCGGTGAAACTTCCTCAGGAAGAGGGGCGGGGTCATGCATCCAGAACGGCTGCCCCGTCTCGCGAGCTTTCTTCCAGTCTGGGTTCAACCAGAAGGCACTAGGATGTTTCTTGAAAGCTTCCAAACGCTCCCGCTCTTCATCCCAGTCCGGTGTCTGAGGACGGGGGACAGGCTTGGGCTCTGGCTTCGGCGGCGTTCGTTCGTTGTAGAACCAGATCGTGGATTCACTCACCCCTTCCGGGTTCGCCCACCGGCCGGATACCTTCTTACCTTGGAAGTTATAGCAGGCAAAGAGATAATCCACCGACCAGTGCGTATATTCACCAGTGAACTTCTTACGGATTTCACGATCGAGTCCCGCCCGGCCGCCGGTGACGAGAGCCGAACGAATCTCATAGCGAGACATACGCGCGCTCGACTTGAGATCAAGTTCATTATTCCGCATCCGGAAGATGTCGCCAATCGTAGGTTGGCCGTTTGCCCGGCGATCTGGTGTGGTAACACGCAAGGTCCAAATGGCTTCGGCAATCACGTATGCGACCAGCAGCGCCATGCAGCCATAGATGACCATGTTCATGGTCGTCATACGTAAAGCCGATCAAACTCGGAGTTCTTCCACCACGCCTTGGGGTCTTCGAACTCAGCGATCTTCTCCAGAAGAATTTCTTCCGGGACCCGGTGGGCGTGCGGGCGAATGCGGTTGCATGTCAGCAGGAACTCAGCCGATCGTTCGATGATCATCAGCTTGACATCCTGACGCTGCGAGATCGCGTAGTAGATAAACGGCTGGACTGCCTCGTAGACAAGGCCCGTGTCGGTCACCGCCCACTCAGGGGTCGGCCACTTCTCCATGGCGCTGAGCATGGTGTGCGTGATGACCTGCGATCGCTGGTCACGCGGCATCGCGCTCTCGTGGTAAGCTCGCCGGCTTCCCCACAGAGCTTCCCGGAAGCGATCACGTTCCAGTCGGAGATAGTTGTCCGGTAGGTTCTTATCAGCCCAAGTGGACTTACCTGCGCCGGGGCAACCGATGGTTATGAACAAACTCATTCTTCGATGCCTCCTTCGATGCTCAAGGTGACCGGATCGGAAGGACCAGCGAGGGCGGCCACACCGGCGCGCTGGATAAGGTTTTGCAAGTAACCGTGGATTTCCACCTTGGCCCGTTCAGTCTGGGTCTCCATGTGTGCCCCGAACTGATCGACCACGAAGGGTGCCGATGAATTGATCTTTGCCTTGGCTTTCCGAGCCCGACCGACCAGATCATCGATCTTCTTCTTCGAGAGTCCACTGGCAAGCAATGCTGTTTCGAGATCATCGAGCGCTTCCAAGGCTTGGTCGAAGTCCTTCTGGAACTCCTTACCGAACTGATCAGCACGGCTCTCCGGGTTGGGTAGCGACGGGAGTCGTCCCTTACCAGCGATCCATTCGAGGGTGCAAGGCACGCCACTACCGTTGTTCAGGGACGACACGAAAGTCGCCCACTGTGCTTCCGAAAGCGAGAGTTGAATCAACTGCTCACGTTCGTGGTGCCAGTCGCGCGAAAGGTCGCGGTTCAACTCGCTCGTCTTGATGGTGATTGTGATGAAGCCATCGTGAGTGAAGTCCGAACCAAATAGGTTCGTCCGTCCGTTCACTCGGCTGGCACTGATCTGACCGAACGCGGGATGTGTCGAGACAGTCCGCTCGCTTCCGCCGAAGCCTTGGGTGACAACCACAGCAGGTTCTTGAATACGGCTCATGCGTCTGCTTCCTCTCGGGCGATAAGGGCGAGGTCTTCGATCTGTGGGTAACGCATGTTCCCCAGTGGTCGGTCGAGACAAACCCCACCACCGGCTGCTTCGGTGAGGAAACCGATAATCACAGCCATTTCACCTTTCTTGTAGCCAGTAACGCCGGGCTTGAGGCGCACAGTCGCACCTTCTTCGATCTTGGTGCGCTTCATCTCAGCGACAAATCCCCGACGACGAACTTCGTGGATGTCTTCGGGGAGATCACACAAAACCACCGGTTGATAGTTCTTGGCTCCGCCGAAGCGTCCGGTCACGTCATCGTAGCGCACGATCATAGCGGCCATTCCCGCGTCCTTGATGGCCTTCCGAGCAGCCCCGATGGTCTTGTATGTTTTGGGTGTCATACCAGCGGCTCCGAAAGATTGAACGCATAGGCGATCAGCCAGCGACGCAGAGCGACGAACGCGCTGTCTTTGGTGCTGTGGCGGGTGCCGACGATCTCAGCCATGGTCTCGCCATCGTTTGCCGTGGCGACCACCCGCTGGCTCCACTTGTCAGTGGTGATACGGCCGATCGGTTTGCCGTTTTCGTCCTTGATGAACTGGCTGCGCTGGACGCCATCCTTGGTCTCGGTGATCTGCACCGGGACCCCGAGGATGTTCCGCTTGAAATCCATTTCCTTGTAACCCGCCATGTGCTGCCTCCGATTCGTTGTTGATGACAAACGAGTAGGAAGATTCATCCGGATGGTCAAGCGCTATTTTGACACATCGCTGGGATGCCAACCACGGCTTGGAAGCTTACGGTCAGGCCAGACAATTTCGGGGCCCGATTTCCAACGCCACTGGACACAACCTGTCTCTTGCACACTGCCATCAGCGAAAAGCCGATGGGATGTAAAATTATGGTAGTAGCCCCCGATAATGTAGGGCTCGCCCCATGCGTCGTAATGGACTTGAGCGTCCCAGAACTTGGCTGGAACCTGTAGGCTCCGAACATTCACGAAAGTCTTTTCGGGGACAGGCGGGCGGCGTGTTTCACCAGCGAACAACAGTCTTTGGAAGAACTTTAGCATGATTCATCCTCTTCGTGGCAGCACTCTTCACATTTTCACTCGTCGTGGTCGGCGCACATCTCGCTGATTTCGAACCACCACTCACAACCTTCGCAGCAGAAAACGAGCGAATCGATCCCATAGCAAAATGCGGTGTCGAGTTCCGCGTCTTCCATCTCGTGACGCTCTAGGACTGTCGCCAAAGACAGGCACGTCCCTTGGAGTTCGTAGGCGATGTCTTCGGCGGTCTTCGCCCACGTCGTCACGGCCAACCGCCTTGCATATACCAGTGACGCAGCGCCAGAGCGTCCCACGCCGCGTTGTGCTGCACAGCACCGGGCAAGGTCGTCGGATAGACATCCAGATGACGCAGACAGACCAGATGGGTTTCGTTCCCCATCGGCACGCCGGTTCCGGGACCGGTAATAAGCAGGTTCATCAAGTCAGCGATGTCGCTCATCCAGTCAGCATAGATCGTCGGAAGCGTGCCCTTGAAATAAATCATGCTGGCGATCGCTTCTCCCCACATGCTGGAAGGCATGTGATATTGACACGTATTGGGCGGGGTCAAGTAAAGAACTGGTAAGACGTTCTGTTCCACCCAAGGATCGAGCGTCTTGGTCATGATCAGGTCTTGGACCTTCGCGTCGTCGATGAAGTAAAGGCTCTTTCCATCTTGGCGCGTGATGGCGGCCGAGATAAGATCACCTTGATACCCATTGAACTCGGTGTCGAAGAAAAAGCGCGTGTTCATGTTCATTCCTCCAAATCTATCAAGGACACCCAGATCGTAAAATCGGCTTCCTTACCGTCGAAAAATAGCCGATAGCTTGATGTAGGGCACTCGTTATCGGTGCGTTCGACACGCATGGTTGGGCCACTGAACCGGCGGGCGACGTAAGCGTGGGCCTTCTCGATGTTAAGGCACACAGCTTCTGGGTTCTCCGGGCCGACGTTCTCGCCGTCGTCGAAGATGGTCGAGACCAACACCACTTGCTTGCGTCCATCCTGCATCAGCACATGATCCGGGAAGTCCATGAACGTAAAGCCGCAGGGATCGGAGTAGAGGGTGATCGGATCGGGATCGACGGCACCACGCGCTGATGTGTAGAGACCGAGACAGGCTTGCTCGATCACCTTCACCAGACTGGCATGTTCGGTCGGTAGGATACCGCATACGCTCCCGTTCTCCCGCTCCCACTGAGCGATCGCTTCGAGGATCGGTCGGCCATGTCGTTCGATGTTGGTCATCAGCGCATTCTCGCCTTCGCTATCCGAATCCAGAACTCTTCTGGTGCCATCTCCGTAACCTGCTTTCGGTCTTCCCGTGCCTTGGCAACCTGCTTCTCCATGAGGTCGGGATCACCTTCATTGAGGTCTTTGATGACTTCTTCCAGAGTTTCACCCACGACAGCGCCGGTAGTGAACTCAACCACCAAGGTGATTCCGGCCGGTCCGTGGCACAAAGCTACGGCGTGCCCGGTCGGGTGCCAGATGGGGTCGTCGCAGTCGAGCCACGCGCCGCCCGGACGCCAAACAGAGCCACCCATGGTGAACGGGAAGTAGCATGGTGTCCACGCAAGCACCCGGTTGGTTGGAATCCCGTGTGCCCGGAGCATTTCGAGAGTTGATGCCATGCTCATATCAGGTCCCCAGCGCCCTGCCACGATTAGCCATCATGTAGGCCAATGCATCGGCGTTCTTCTCGGTTTCGCGGATGGTCTTCATCGTGTTCTGGGCGATCAGGATCAGTTCCTCCCGGATTGCGAGCAAGTCTTCGGTGCTGGGCTCACCAGCGATGAACATGAAGCGATCAACTTTCCGGAAGCGCGGCTCGCCCCAGCTACCATCCGGTTGCAGGACAGCAACTTGCAACCGATACTCGGTTGCCTTCACCACCTTCACCACGGTGTAGTGATAATTAACAGCGCTGTGGTCGATGATCCCGAGATCGCCGGTGTTTGGTTTTATGTTAGGCATCAGATACCTCCTTGCGCTTGGAAGTAGGCTCGATCTTCCCGATCGATTCGCTTGCCCTTGATCGCACCTTCGTCGTGGGCGTCGAGGTATGCCTTCCGCTCCGCGCCGGTGAAGTCACGGGGATCAGCCGGGTATCCGTAATAGCCATCAGACAGGCCGGTGCGGCGAGCGCATTTGATGAGATCGTCGTCCATCAGCGATGTGCCTCCCAGTCAGCAGCCAGCCGGCGAAGCTCGGCGGCGATTTCCTTCGAGGATAGAACACCGGCCGCATGATCGCAGGCGGAGTCGATCTCATCTTCCAGCCGCTGGACGGCTTCGGCGTAACTGGTGTCCATGTCATCTCCGATTCGTTGTTGATGCGAATCGGATAGGACAAATCTTCCTAGTCGTCAAACAGTTTGTTTGAGAACGACGCCTTGCAAGGTGAGTGTGATGATCTGATCAGTGAGATCGGAAAGGTAGCCGTCTCGTCCCTGCACCGAAACGTCTCTGACGACGTAACACTGGCCCTCAAAGGAAACAGTCTCACGGTTGTAGAACAACTCCTCCGCTTGGCTGTTCATATCCATGACATCCAGCACAGCGATCCGTTCGTGCTGCATCCGCTGTTTGCGGATTGATACATCAGAGGAGACAATACCAAGACTCTCGATCTTGAACATCCCCTCATGTGCTGCCGAAGCTCCTTCGGTCCGCCGGTCGTTAGCTGCTTCGACCTCAAGATACGCGCCGTAAAGCTCGTCTCGGGTCATGGCGAGTTTTTGACGCAACTTGCGTCGGAAAAGAATCACATCGCAGAACCGACGCCAGCGTGTGTCTCCCAAATCAGGGGGAGCCACCGGGCGAGGCGTAACGACGATTGGGTGGTGGCTCAGCATCATGCTCCCCATGTCCGCTTCTTGTCGTCTTCGTCCCGCTCGTCGGACCACGCCACAGCGTTGTTGATCAGAGCCTCCAGCGTCTCACCGAAGATCAGCTTGTGGTAGGTATGTCCCCACGAGAAAGAAGCAGAGTTGTCCGACGTGTAGGTCAGAACAGGGGTAGAGAACACGCCGAGATAACCGGAGATGCCTTTGCGATGGGCCTTCGATGAGACCATATCCAACGCTTCTGAGAACTCACTTCCGTCGCTACCAGAGAAGAGATAGTCCAGTTCTTCCTCGTCCCAGTCCTTGATAAGTTCAGCCAAGGGTTCGGGAAGATCGCCGGCACTATCAGCCATCATGTCGATGGTTTCGGCCAGTTCTTCTCCACCATTCCAAGCCGGGAACAACCACATCTTGTCCAGACGCAAGTTGTTTTCAAAGAGGTGATCAGTCGCTTCCATCGGTGTCATTTTATCGGTCCTCAAATCTGGCGTCAGCCGCTGCATCTTCCCAGCGATCGATCAAGTCAATCGCAAACTCCAAAGCGGCAGCTTCCTTCCGGAATAATTCCGCCCGCGTTCGATTACGTTCGATCTCTTTTCTGTGGTATATCGCATTATAACCATCGGCCTTCGCAAGCGATATTGTTGCGAACCGCTCACCGAATCCGCAGGATCGCACTTGCTTGTTAGCGTGTTCCAGCAGATGGATCAAACGCTCGCGGTGTGCTTGCGACTCCTCGCTCATGAACGACCCAGCAACCGTCCGAGGGCACTGATCTGGCGCACCCGGTCGTCATATTCCAGATAGTCGAAGCCACCGTCAGCCAAATCGTCATGGAGTGCGTTGAGGTCGGCCGCGTCTTGATAGCTCGGCCACTGTGCGATCCGCTTGAGGGTGCTGCCCATCGTAGCGGCGACCTCACAGTGTGTTGCGTCGATCCCGTAGGTCGTGATGTGTTCACCGCTCGGGAGTGGGTTTTCGCCTACGCGCCGGGCAAGGACCACGACCTGATCGTAGCCATACTTCTTGGCGATCGCTTCGGCCGCCTTAATGGGGATCGGCAGTAGGGGTCGGTTTGGATCAGTCTTCACCGGCATTACGTAGCTCCCAAAGTTGTTTCTGAGGGCGCTCGCAAAGTCCCTCTCGGTGCATCGCGTCGTGCGTGGCACCATATCGGCTCACCTTGGCAAACGCCTCTGGGTGACCACAATAGAGGTCACTGTCTGGCTCCCAACCGCAATGCTGGCACTTCGTGCAATGCTTCTTCTCGATCGCTTCGCGGTTCCAGCGCTCGGTGGGTGTCTCAGCGATCATACTGGCTTTCGATCGAGTTACCAAAGCGGTCTTCGCCGTGGGATCGGCGGGGTGGTGTTGACCGCTTTACTGGTGCTAATCCGTTCTTCGTCATGTCAGTCAACCAACACACCACCTCTGGGTCGCTGATGGCGCTCTGGAGGGCGATGCGGTCGAACTCGTGACTATTCCCGCTCATCATCTCATCAGCGTGAACAGCGATCGAGGCCAGCTTGCAGAGAAGCGCTGGAGAAGGATTCAGGAACGTGTTTGTAGCTTCCATTACATTTGATCCTTCTTCTAGTCTGTGATCTTTTCGTTGGACCACTTCTCATATCTGAGAATCATTTCCATGGCGTTCTCGCGCCAATAGGCGAAAGTGGTTTCTGATTTCCAACCACTGGAGGTGGAATGACTCATCTGATCAACGATCTTGTTCGTGTTAGAGAGTCCTGCATAGACCACCAAGTTCCAGAAGTAGTCCTCATAGCATTCGTATCCAGCGCTTCCGGGGACGACCTTGAGGAGTGTGACTTCCACCAAGTAGCTTTTTTCATAAACTCCGGACCACATGACTTGTCCTTCCCGGCCGTCCACGTATGGTTGTCTTTTGCGGCCGAACATCAGGAAACCACCGTGGTCTTGTAATCGCACTTGTGACCATCGAACTCTACCGGTTCCTGTGCGATGATATACCAGTCAGGCGCTCTCGTCATCGGCGGGTTGTGTTTGGTGTTGTAGGCTTCCCGGAACGCCTGCGCTTCCGCGAGAGTGTCGAAAGGACCGGCGTAGCCGTCGATCTTCGATCCCCAGCCGCGTTCGCTTTCATACATCGGGACGACGTAGGTGGTGTTGTTATTCATCGGAATGCCTCCCAAAGCCAATTTTTATACATCCTTCGATCCAGTAGGATAGCGAAGATCGCACCGAAAAATGTGCAGAGAATAGTGGCGAGAGTCAGGTTCATGAAATGACTTCCTTCCGCTCGTTCCACCCAAACCGGTTTGTCCCATAGTCATAGATATGCATGACTAGTCCAATCACCGGGTCTGGTCCTACAACTCCAATCATCTTACAGGAATGGCGGCCGTTCGCCTTGATCCGATCAACCTGCCAATCTCCCAGAATTTTCCGAGCGTGGTTTTCGTCTTCGTATCCGAAGAATTGACTCATGAGAAGAACCCCTTGAGCCCGGAGCCCGACTTGCGCGGCTCCTTCTTGCACTTGAAGGTGTCAGCCAGTTGCCATGTGATGGTAAAGCCGCGATACGACTTGACGAACTTGAGCTTCGCCCATGTGATGTGCCAGCCTTCGGGGTCCGTAGCCTTCTTGCCGGGTTCGACGTGATGGACACAAAACAAGGCAAAGTTCCACCGGCGGTGCATTGCCCATTCTGGTGTGGGAGCCTGTCGGCCGTAGTGGTAGAATGCCCAGCCTGTGCCCGGACCCTTACTGAACAAGCGTGCGTGGCCTGCTTCTTCCTTCATGTTATCAGAGCGATAGTAGAGCCGTCCCCAGCGCGTGATCTTGAACTGAGAACCACGGCTCAAAGGATCAGGCGTCGTGCGTTGGATGCCGAAATGCTCGCGGATCATCGCGAAGCCATCGAAGCTATCCTTGAAGTCACGCACCGGCTCTTTGAGGCCGCCGTCATCTGGATATTTGTGTCTCATAGGATGCTCCGGAATGAGGGGGTTAGCAGAGGCGCGATGGTCGCGCCCCTGCTCGTTGGTTACTGGCGCTGAGGCACCACGCTGGTTTCCTTGGCGTCGGTGACCTTCGCCGGGTCCACGTCGCCGGGGCACGGGACAGAGACCGCAGTCGCCGGGAGCTTGTTCGGGGTGGTCACCACGTCCGGCTCGATCAGCGCCGTGCGGGCCTTGCCAGTCAGAGGGTCCACGATGTTGACGATCGTCGCCGCACCACTTTCAGGCATGAAGAGGCCGTTGGGCTCCGGCTGAGCCTGCTCGAAGATGCCGACTTCATCAGCGTAGCCTTCGCTGTGCATCCGGATGCGTTGCGGGTAGGTCGGCGTTGTGAACTGCGTGCCGAGGCTGACGCCGTAACCGACAGCCTGCCCGAGGCACACAAAGCGGCCGTCGATCGCCTGAGTGTAGACGTAGACGAGTGTCGTCTGGTCCATGTCCTCATAGGCGTTCTTGAGGAGCTTGCGCTGGGCGTAGTTGGCGATGCGGGGCATCCCGATCTCGCGATCGGCCGTGTCCATGGCAGTGCGGGTTGCGTCTGCCTGCCGGGTTGCCGCCGGGTTTGTGTCGGTGCGGCCACAGGCGGCGAGCGACAGAGCGAGGGCGATGATGCTGGTGAGCTTCTTCATGGTATCAGTTTCCGATCTGCGCGGTGCAGCGCTGGTTGGAAGGCGTGAGATCGCCTTCGTAGGTGTCGAGGGTGGTTGCGATCAGGTCTTCCAGCGCCTTACGGGCCGGTCCTTCGGTGGTGGCGAGATCACGGCAATAGCGAGCGATGTCGCGGTTGATCCCCTGCTGGTATGCCCGGCTGTTGTCGTAGACCTGCGCCGAGGTTTCAGCGTCGAATTTCTGTGCTTCGCGGTTGACCACTTTGCTGACCGCAAAGAGCGGGAGCAAGAACACCCACGCGAGGGTGAAGCCAAGCGCCGCAAGGGCCAAAGCCGCTATCAGTTTTCCATATTCTTTCATCTGTTATTGTCTCCTGTTGCTCTACCCTCAGTGGGTGGCGAATCGATTAGGACGATTCTTCCGGCTCGTCAAGTGAGAATGTCGGTAGGGCGTAGTAAGACCGCCCGTCTCTCACCTGCTTGGTGATCTCTCCTTCCTGAACCATCTCCATGAGGGGACCAGCCAGCCCTTCTCCGCCGCGTAGTGCGATGTCAGGATAGGTAGCTTCCCCACCCATGTGTTTGAGGACGGTCCGGATCGCCCGGCGATCGCGCTGGTTCTGATTCATTCTTCCTCCGGCAGGCCGATCATGAATCTCAGATTGCTTACGATGTGCTTACGAAGAAGCTCGACAGGGCCTTGCTGGGTCTTCGTGAGGCCCCACGTTGTCACTGACTTGATCATCTCGATCACCGCGAGGATTGTGGCTTCATCAAGCTGGGAGGTGCCGGCCAGATAGTCCTCTGCCTGCTTGTTGAGATCATCCGCACCGCAGGAGCAATAAGGGGCTGGGAGTTCTAAATTTTCGTCCTCCTCGTCTTCCTCGTCGAAGATGTGTTCCCGTTCGAGGTTGCTTTCCCCAAACTCCGGGTCGAGATAGCAGCCTTCGTCGTGGTCGATCGGATAGGCAGCAGCGATAAGGTGCCGGGCAATCATCAGAGCGCCGCGATCATCTTCTGGACGAACACTTCGTATTCGCCTCGGCCGTAATCTAGCACTTCAATGAAGTCCTCGTCGGAATCGTCCTCGTCGATCTTGCCGGAAATACAGTGGTGCTGGATCAGAACGCCGGCGAGGACGCTGAACCACCCTGAGTTTCCGAATGGGTATTTACCAGAGAAGCTTTCGTTCCGTTCCCACAGCGTGGAAAGCTGGAGCTTGAAGTAATCCCGGATCGTCATCATCGATCCGGAATCGCCGTCGTAGAACTTGAGATCGAGTGCATCGGCGGGTTGTAGCGCCATCATGAAAATCCCCTAGTTGAGAAGCCAGTCGAAGGTTTGATACGACCAGAACAAAGGCCAGAACATAGCCTTGATGGTGGAAGCGATCCCGGTCATGTCTTGTCCGTTATGGGCAAACTCCGGTTGCGCTGCACAAGTGAATCCGAAGGTCAGGATTGCGATCCAGCAATAAGCCTTCATCTTAGACTTAAACGACAAACCCTCGTAGCTGAACTGGAGGTCGTAACGCCACCAGTTGATGATGTCACGAATCATTGTCCATAACCTCCCATGTCCAATAAAGGGGCCAAGCTACCCCAGCCATAGTTGATTTAATAGCAGTCATGCCATTGTCTTCCTGTTTCGGAATACCTTCCTTTTCCTCTTCATAGGTCTGGTATCTATAGTCAGGATAATTAGTCGCGCTATGTCCGAAGGTGTAGAGCCCGATCGCTGGATAGAGCCACCAGAGATAGACACGCTTCTCCCAGAGATCGCGACGGCTATAGAAGCGCCGATGCGATCGATCGTCGCCGACGGCCGGATTCCCGGCCAACCAGTTCCAGACTTCCCGGATAATCATACGTTCTCCTCAGAGACGATTCCACAGTCTTCGACTTCGACATCGTTTCGGATGAGCTTAATTCCCATCTCGTTTGCCGGACCGTAGCCTTCGATGAACTCCTTGGGGTTGAACTCCAGATCGATCACACCGCGAGCTTGTAATTGCGCGATGTGTTCGATGTGTTCGACCAGATCGTAGAATGGGAAGAAGCTCGCACGGAACTCTTCCATAAACTGCTCATCGAACTTGGTCTCGTCCACCGAAATTCGGAGCGTCTGAACGACCTGTGCTTCATAGATCATCAGTATTCGTCCTTTTCTCGTGCGTAACCGGCGGGTTCAATGTAAGCATCATGCTGGGCGATCACCACATCGTGGAAAGTCAGCTTGACTTCCAAGCGATTCTCTGCTGAATAATAACACCATCCGGTGAAGTCGAGGTTCAGCTTGAGACCTTCCATAAGTTCCCGAACCGTTAGTGGTTTGTCCAGATCGATCTCAGTCATAGATAACGCTCCCCTTTCAGAAGTTCGGCGACGTGTTCGGTAAACGCCTTGGCGTGACGATACATCGAAAAGAAGATCGACGGAACCCGATCTGCATTCCCCACTGGCGGGTATCCCCAACCGGGACAGTTTTCGTCGAGCCAACCGATCCAATAGGGGCGAAGGCGATACATCGTCTTGTGAACCGTATAGCCACCAAATGTTCCGTCTGGGACTTTGACCGAATTGAACAACAACTGCTCAGCCGTCGAGCGGATGCCAGCGTGGAGCGTCGAATGATTATCGAAGTATAGCTCGGAGATGCTGACAAGGCAGGGAAAATCCCGCATGTCCCCATCTTCGTCTCGGTAGAAGTAGTTGTTTCCCCGGCCGATCGTCATGCCGTGTGATTTCTTGATATATTGGCTCATAAAATCATACCTACCGTGTCCACGATCACATCCATTTGCTTGATCTCAGAAGCGTTAAACCCGCCCGCTGACTTGCTGTCAGTTGTGTCTTTCCCGTTGGTTAACCAAGCACACGTCTGATCCATGGTGTTCATTGCCATACGAAAACCATGGGGAGATTTACCACACAACGCGATGTAGAACGACTTTCGATCCAACTTCTTGAGCTTAGCGGCTCTATTTACGAGCTTCCAGACCAACCAAGCGTTGAATCCGCTCGGCTGCATCAACCCCTTGTCCATTACGAATGCCGAGAAGAATATCTTTTGACGATCCGTAAGGGATTGAATCTTCAACTTCAAAAGCTCAAGAGAAGCTAGGTCGGTATAGTCAGTATGAATCATCCGGTTGGGATTGGTGCTGGAATTAACCATCCTCATCTTCCTTGAGCCAGACAGTAACAATCATCCCCGACTTAGAGTTACCCTCATTCACCCCGAATCCCTTACGCACTTCGTAGTGAACCGAATCGACGATACCAGAGAACTCAATGTCATGCAGCCGCCCAGACCGACAAGTAACCTGCTCGCCGGCGCGGGGGACATTATCGGAATATGCCTGCCATTCGTGGTTCCCGCATGGGCTTACGATAATGACTTTGTTCATTATTCATAAACCTCCTGCATAAGGAACTGCTTGATTCGTTCGTCGGCCGCCATCATCTTACCCATACTGTTTTTTACAATCATGGTTGATCCCGGCCAATAGCTGGTTCCCGCTCCGTGATAAGCCTGTAATGAGCCTTCATCAATGGCTTTGCTGATCAGGTCAGCCATGGTTACGGGTGGTTTCTCGTGCTGTTCGATCAATTTCGAAGCCACCAACAAAGCTCGCTTAGTGGCTGAGGTCATAGGTCCGTCGGGATCGTGGTGGGCTCGCTTGCAAGCTCGCTTCCATGCCCATGTCATGACCACTGGAAGCTCGGATGAGCTATGTTCTCCGCAGTCACAGCCCTCGTCTGCAATCTCTACGGGGGCATTGGAAGCTTCCTGCTCCATCCAATCCAGATGTTCCGCCATTCGCAAGATTGCGACCGCGTATGAGTCAGTTACTGGTTGTTTGATGACCTGTGCCACGGTCCAGCCTGCTCCAAGAATATTGATAACACGTTGGATCGTATCATGGTTGGGGATTTCTTTAGGCAAGTTCATCAGTTTCTCCGAGTTCTTCTTCCAGCCAACGTTCCAGACGAAGCTCGGCTAGGTAATCAGCGGTTTTCGCATTGAAGCGATCGAGATATTTTTCAGGTGGGAATCTACTCACCGAAGAGCGCCTTGTTGATAGCTCGCCGGGCGGCTTCCCACTCGGGCGGGTCCTTCCACTCAGGCTTTCCGCCTTCGTCGTCAGCCCACATGGCTCCGCATTGATCGCAGATTTCCCAAAGAACGCCGCCACGGTGCGTGTCTTCGTGCTGGCAGGTGTTACCCTCATCGCGGCGCAGAAGGCCCTCCAGTGCGTCGAGCAGTTCACGAGACGCCGCCATGAGGCGAGCATCACCTTCCGCGTTCGGGCCGGGGATAATGCCCTCACAACCAACCACGCATTCTTTCTCGGACACAATGTCCCAGCCGGCGAGGTATTCTTCACCTTCGTCAAAGTCTACCATCCAATACCGGCGCTCTACCGGACGCATATCAGGGACAGGCCGCCACGGGCCGTCGGTGATCGGAAGACGCTCAGCCACCGTGGGAATCTCCTTGGTGAAGTCCGTTCTGGAACAGGAGTGTTGCAGCGGTGATTTGCTCACCATCTCGGTCCTTGACGCTGTAAGCGCCGGCGCGGGTGTCGAGAAACAAGGTGACATATTTGCACCGCGTGTTGCGGGTCCACGTCCATCTACCAGCATTCACATCCGCGATCCACGCCGCAATGATCGACATGGGAATCAGGAAGCGTTTCGGAAGCTCCGGAAGGTTATCAGCAACCGCCGGGCAGTTAATCGTCCCCGGCTGGCCGTGTGGGCACAGACCGCCGCTCATACCGGGTTCACAATTTGCGCAAGGATGAAGCACGACACGATGACCTGAGTGCCGAGGGCAAGGCTCAGGATGGCGCGGCGGCTCGGAGGTGTGACTTTCCACCAAGCACGCGGATCGTCAGTGAGAACCATACGCAGTGAAAGCGTGATGACGCCGATCATGCACAGCAAGACCAAAAAGCGGGCGAGCATGTCGATGGTCATTTCCATCTCAGATGTCCCAGAGGCCGGCGATCATAGCGACCACAATAGCTGCTATCGTGACCAGCATCAGAAAGCCGCCTACCAATGGGTAATTTTCGCTCCGGTTGGTGTAGCGGTTGTCCTTGTCGGCAACCATCATGACCCAAGCAGTCACGCCGCAGAGGATGGCAACGGTGAGGGCAATCTTGATCGTCATGTTTAGCTGTCTCCTGTTGTGTGTGACTGGCGTAGGACGATTCTTCCGGGTCGTCAACTGCTATTCTGACAGATAGCCCATCAGCCGAGATACCGCCCCGTTCCATGTCTTGGAGGCTACCTCAGCCTCGCCATCGATGTAGAATGCGAACGAGCCACCCGGCTGGCGAGCAGTGGTGATCGTCTTGTCCCCCACCCGCGCTTCGAGAAACAAACCTTTCCGGCCAGTGATCTCCACGCTCGCCGGTGGGTGTGGGTTAAGGTTAATGTGACGGGACATAAATTTCCTCAGTGTGGGTCTTCCAAGGCGTTCCGGATCGCCGCGATGCTACCGTAGAGCGCCTGCATCTCGTAATACGTGTCCTTGTCGTAGGTGTTTCCACAGTCACCGCAGGCCAAAAGCTGGTCGTATTCTTCGATTGCTGCGGTGATGGCTGGGAGATGTTTTTCGACGGCTTCCCGGAGGGAATCAGTTGAGGTATTCATAGCGGTCTCCGTGGTGTTAGGTGGGCTTGATGATGCATGTCCCACCTATGTAAGGGACAAGAACAGGTGGGATCATGATCGAGCCATCTTCCATCTGATAGTTCTCCATGATCGCAGCAACGGTCCGGCCGACGGCCAGCCCAGACGCGTTGAGGGTGTGGACGAACTTGGCTTTGTCCTTGTGATGAGCCTTGTAGCGTGTGTGCATCCGACGGGCTTGGAAGTCACCGCAGTTCGAGCAGGATGCGACTTCAAGCCAGCGTCCCATACCCGGCATCCATACTTCCAGATCGTTGGTGATCCGGGCCCCGAAGCCGGTATCACCAGCACATAGGATCAGCCGGCGATAGCGCAGTTCCAACAGGTCCAGAATGCTTTCCGCCGCTCCCACCAAGCGCTCCAGTTCGTAGGCGCTCTTTTCCGGTGTGGTGATGCTGACAAGTTCGCACTTCTCGAACTGGTGCTGGCGGATCAATCCTTGGCTATCTCGGCCCGCCGCTCCTGCTTCCAAGCGGAAGCAAGTAGTCAGGGCCGTCATTCGAATAGGCAAAGCTTCTTCGGAGAGTATCGTCCCCATGACACTGGCAGTCAGAGGCACCTCGCCGGTAGGGATCAGCCAGTGCCCGGTCGTCGTCCGGAAGCTATCGTTGGCGAACTTGGGGAGCTTGTCCGTGCCAAACATTGCATCTTCCTTCACCAAGACAGGAGGCACACACTCCACAAAACCATTCAGCTTGGTATGAGTGTCAAGCATGAACTGCCCTACCGCGCGATGAAGCCGCGCTATGTCGCCGCGAAGGAAGGTAAAACGCGAGCCGGACAGCATGACGCCAGTTGGCGAATCAAGGCCCAGCCTGATTCCCAGTTCGGCGTGATGCTTCGGCTTGTAGTCGAACAACCGCGTAGCCCCGGCTGTCGCCCGTAGGAAGTTGTCTTCTTCCGTAGCTCCTTCTGGGACAGCTTCATCCAGAATATTGGGAAGCTCCCACAGAATTTGGTTGAGGTCCGCGTCGTAGTCGTCGGCCAACTCCCGCTCGGCGGTTATCTTAGTGTTGAGATCGCGCACCTTTGCCTTGGCGATTTCCTCCCAGTCCGATCCGCCAGCGCCGATTTCCTTGCTGATCCGGTTGCGATCGGTGAGAATTTCTTGAGCGCGTGCCTTGTGATGGCGAACGTATTCGTCCAGCGACAGGATTTCGGACGACACAGGCGGAAGTCCGCGCCGCGCCATCTGGCGATCGAACTCAGCCGGGTCAGCCCGGATCATGCGAATGTCATGCATCAGTCGAGATTCCGTCCGAGAGGGTTATGTTCGAAGACGTGCCAGACGTAGCCACCATCATGGATCGTGCCGTGGAAGTGGTGGGTGTTGGGAACATCTTCACCAGTGGCGAACACTTCAAAAGTCCGATCCTCCACTTCACCACCGTGTTGCGGAGTCAAGGCCCATAGCGAGTGCCGTTCGTTCGGGTCGAGACCGACATGCATGATCCGACAACCGACCGGCATCTGAATAGTGGACAGGCTGCTGATATAGTGTTTGAGGATGCGGTGAGGAATCATTCTTCGGGCTCCCAGTCTTCGATGTTGTCGCCCGTTTCCGGGTCTTCCCACTCCAGCCACTGACCATCTTCGAAGACTTCGAGGCCGCCGGCGTTGGAGTAGTCGGGTTTGATGTTGTTCCTGTATTGAAACTGATCGTAATAGGCTAGGGTGCCTATCAGCTTTTGTGCTTCCCTAGGGGAATCCACTGGAGAGTAAAACACATCCCCTGTGGTGACTTGAGGCATCCACCAGACGCGTAGATCACCATTCTTCAAGTGCTTCATGAAGTAGGCCATATCAATGAAGCTCCACAAGCCAGTCGAAGACTTCATCAGTATCGTCGGCGTCTTCACAGTCGATCGTGATGGTCGTTCCGGTCCGGCCGATAAACAGCGCTTGCTCCGTGAATTGTGCGGGGATGTCAGGAGTCCCACGCTGCTTTACACAATAGGCATTCAGGATTTGGGCGGCTTCCCACATCCCCCGGCCCCGGCAGTCCGAGTCGTCAGCGAGCGCCTTTGCGATGGCTGTGATGGCTTCGTGAGCGTCCTTCATGATTTCCTTACCAGATTTGATCGAGCATACAGGCGGCGATGCCGACGAACACACCAAGAACATACCAAGCGAAGATGTGGCCTCGCGTTGTGCGGACGATCTCACCGGCCCAGTCAAAAATGTTCACAATTCCTCCATCAGCTTCTGCCGCACCCACGCGAGGCGCTTCGGGTTTTCGTGAACCAGACGGAGATCGGATTCTTCGAAATAATCCCGTTTACCGTTGAAAGGCATATCGCAATCATGCTCGAACTCCTCCATGAAGAGTTCTTCCAGTTCGTAAGAGATAGCTGCCGAACGCTTGCGAGCATGAAAACACAGCCCAAACCGACGGCTGAAACCGCCCGCGTAGACATCCCCTTCGGGAGCCCCGCTGGTAGCCCAGTTGTGCCAGTCGGCGAGGAAGGTGCTGAGAGCGGGGCTCATGCGCCGACGCTCTCGGGCGGCGTGTAAATCAGGCTGAATTGTCGAGCAACCTTCATCGCACCATTTTCCACCTCAGGGAGATAACCATCAGGGTTGTTGATGTCGCACTGGATGCTGGGGAAGTCGTGTAATTCCTTCTGACAGGTCCGCAGGAATCCTACGTCCACGGAGCGGACCACACCTAGTGTCTCCGCAATCTCTTCGAAGCAGCTACCATCCTCGAATTTCGGCTGATAGATTTCGTCCGGGATGAGAATGCCGACAGCGCATTTGAGTCCGCCGGGAGTGCGATACCGGCAAGAACCAAACTCGGTCGTCGCGGGGACTTGCTGTTCCCGGAGGTGTTTCAACATGGTGTCAAACACCTTCTGGCGGTCGAAATTAGCGAGGGGGCCGGTCATGCTGTGACTTCCTCAATCAGATGTTCAGTCGCATCCTTGATGCCCGGCTCTTCGGCTGGCACGCCGAACTTGCCTTCCATCTTCATGACGATGAACTTCTGGCCGGGGTTCTTGAGCGCCAGCCGCTCAGCTTCCGCCATGGCGAGTTCGCGGGCCGGGTGGTAGAACTGAGGCCGGCGGCCGAACTTGGTCCAGATACACCACGAGCCGATCTCTTCGAAGGCGGCGCGGGGAGGGCTTGCCATCTCGTCGTTCGACGTAAGCCCCTTACCCATGATGATCATGCCTGCTTCATTTTCGGTCTTGGTAGGAATGTAGTCGGTCACAGTTTCATCTCCTTTTGAGGGTTGTCGATTTCAGCGAGGAAGTCCTTGATGGCCCGTCCAATACCGCGAAGACGCGGGAGTTCCGTCAGATCACCAGCCCGCTCGGCCCGCTCGATTTCCTCTTGGAAGATTTCGAGCCCATGACGCTTGATTAGGATAAAACCAGCAGCCCGGTCAGAATCTGCAACGGCTTGTGCCAACCTGTTTTCGAAGTCGCCGCAGTTGCCTTCGACGCCATAGGAAAAAGCGATCGCGTTCGCTCGACGTTGCTTGATGCTATCTTCCATCAGAACTTCCGCTTAGCATTGATGAGAGACACCTTGGTGCCCGGTTGGAGAAGTGTGGCGGCGTGCCCTTCAACTTCGCAGACACGGATCAGGCCAGAGACTTCGACTAGGATCATGGTGCCCTTCTTCACGAAGTCAGGTCCTCGGAAGCCGGGGTAGGTTTCCGTCCATTCGGTAGCGGCTCTGATGACACCTGTTTCTTTAGGAGTCATGCATTTCGTAGGGATCGGTTCTTTGGCGCAAGCGGACAGGCCGAGGATCGCCGACAGAACGATGAGGCGATTCATGCGGTCTGTGCCAGCAGATACAAGACTGCTACGGTAAGAAGCGCGAAGTGAATTTTCTGAATGGTGTTCATTAGCGATCGTCTCCTCTGTTGCTGTGCGACTCGTCTAGGACAAATCTTCCGCTTCGTCAAGCATCAAAGATTATCCTCATAGTCGTCGATCTGCTCCAGCAATTCAGCCCACGTCGCGGCGGTGAATTGCAGGCAGTCGAGATCGGGGCCGCCGAGACAGGCACAGTAGCCTTCGCCGGTCCAGTATTCGTGCTGCCACGAATAGACAGCTTCCCAGCCGCGATACCAGACCGCTTCCTCGCCAATCGGTTCGCGTGGGTGGTCGGTCATACCTTAGCTACCTGCCGGCAGTCCTGTTGGAGTTCCGCAAGACCAGCCATGAGATCATCAACAACGGCACCAACATCCTCTTCGTCGAAGTGAGGCAGCAGCGTCTTGGTAATCATCTGCCGTAGCGGATCGACCGTCTCCGTCTCCGTAATCATTCCGCGATCACGGAGCCACTTGATCTTGTCTTCGATCGATGTAGGGTCCAACCAGTCACGCCACATAGCCTCGCTAAGAGTCCGACCATCAGCGATGGCGTCCAACATTTGGCGTTCCTTGAAGACCGTCCAGTCGCGATATGCGACGATGCACAGATGGAGTTGATTGGGCCAATCGCGCCATACCGACGGGCTCGCTTCTTCGATGCGCCGTTCGGTTGTTCCGTCCCCCCATCTTATCTCTACGTCGTGTCCCTTAGGAACGGGACACACAGGGCTTCCGTTATGCTTGATCCATCCGGGTTCTCTAGGCGTCATGCTGCTTCCCCTTTGTATCGTGACTGGGTTGTCTTATATTGGGCTTCCAGTTCGTTCACGGCTTCCATCATGATGCCGATCGTGACCTTACGATAGTCTGGGAATGTTCGGGAAAAGCCAGCCCGCTCTTCGTCGGTGTCGGCCCAGCGAACACACATTCGCAAGGTAACCTCGTCGCCGTTGAACTGACAGTCCATGACGCGCATACCGGTCTTGCCGTGCTTCCCTGCTGTCTTGTGCCAGCGCTTCTGGAAAGCGAATTGGCGATCCGTCCAGTGATAGCGCTCACGGATATCGCCTCGCGGCATGAAGGACAGGCCAACGTTCGACCACCAACAAAGTGAACCGTCGTCGAGGCTTTCGATCAGGTAGCGCCTGCTATAGCGGCTCCCTTCTTCGATCTCACGTAGCCAGCCGATGTTCCACTTCGATGGTGCAGCGGATTCGAGGATCACCAAGTCACCAACTTGGACGGGATGGTCATCATCCAAGAAGTCGCTTGGGACGAAGCCCTTGGTCGAGGGTGTGTTGCGTCCGTATTGCTTGTCGGGTTCCCAGTTGCGCGTGATGTAGAACGACAGGATGTCGCTCATGATCAAGGTCCGGGCCCGGTTGCGGTCGAAGGGTTTGGTCTTCATTGTGCGGGCTCCGGTGCTGTGTAGGTCAGGCTAAATTGCATCGCCAAGTTACGTGCGCTTCTCTCGACAGCGTTAAGGAACGAATCCTCACCTACCATGCGTGCAATGCCGGCCGGCTCGTCGTGAAGACGGTTTTGAGCGGCAGTCAAGAACTCCTTGAGGTCCGTGTCCCAGATCGAAAGCTGGTCAAGCACTACACTGGTGGCTTCCTTCTCGAAGCCCGGCTTGTAAAGCTCATCAGGGATGAGGGCACCAAGCGCGCATTTGAGACCATCTTCGGTTCGGTAGAGACACTTGTCGATATGATCGAGACGGGCAACCGCCGGCTTGCCTTGCTGGCGCATGTGACCGAGCATGGCGTCGAAGAGCTTCTGCTTATCTCGCTCGTAGATTGTGATGTTCATGCAGGCTCTCCGATCGGCGGGGTATAGATCAGGTTGTAGGTTACAGCGAGGTGCTTTGCCCCTATTTCCATACACTGTAAGAACGAGCGTTCATTCTGGAAAACAGGGGTTGCCGGGGCGTCGTGCAGGGTGTTTTGTGCGTCGCACAGAAAATCGAGGAGTTCATCATCGACATCAAAACCGAGGTCGTCAAAGATAGAACCCAAGGAATGACATTCCAGTTGTGGATCGTATTGATCATCAGGGATCAACGCGCCCACCGCACACGCGCATCCATCAACCCCACGATAAGCGCATACCAAGGTTCCAGACGGTAGGGTGATTTGCGAAGGCTTACCTTGCCGGCGCAGGTGGTTCACCATCGTGTCGAAGGCTTCCTGTATGGTGTAGCTGGTCATCGAGCGACTCATTGTGTGGTCTCCGGGGTGATATAGAGGTTACCATAATTGGCAGGGCGAGGCGGAATGTCCGCAGGCGTCGCAAAGCCAAACATGGGTAAGAAGAACGGCTTTTGATCACGCTCTACCATAAGTTTGTGCCCTTGAATTTCAGACGAAGCACCCTCCGCAGCCTCCCGTGCAGCGGGCCACAAAGCGCCTCCCGAAGCATCCCGTGCAGAACCTCCCGCAGCAGACCATGCTGCACGCGCCGAAGCTTCTCCCACAGCCTCCCGTGCGGCATTTCGTGCCGAAGATACTACACCTACAACATCCCGTGCGGCATTCCGTGCATCAATTACATTACGCCACTCACCTGCGGTGTAGTTATCGAACAGCCACCACATATCCAGAAGCTTGTTCCACTGATTTCCCAGCACCTTACCGGGATCGGTCAGAACAATCGACGGAATGCCATCAGGTTTGTCATTAACGATGCGTAAAAGGATCGAATGGGCGCGGCTGATATTCAATTTTTTCGCCGAAAGCATGTCGAGGTGCGTCTGATACATCTTGGCGATTTCTTGTGCCGTCGCCTCTCTGGTCAGGAAGAGAACCTGAGCCTGCGCACACATACAGCCCATGTTTTTCGGGTTCGCCGCATATGCATCCAAATCAATTTTACCTCCTTTGTAAGGCGTGCCGTCGTCTCTATCCCAACCCGAAATAATTTCTTGGATGGTCTGTGGGGCGGTCATTAGACGTTCTCCACAGCGGCAGCCGGGGCGTAGTGAAGACAGTAGCGCCGCGCGATCTCACGAGCGCCGGTCTCGACCGATGGTAGGTAGTCCCCCAATTTTCCCTGTGCCGGCTGGTCATGCATGATCAACTGCGCATCGCGAAGGAACTCAGCGGTGGTGTCGCTACCTCCCAGTCGTTCCACCACTGCGTAAGGCCCCATCCCGCAGTCGAAGTCCGGTTCGTAGAACTCGTCCGGGATCAGAGCGCCGACAGCGCACTTGAGACCAGTGCCGGTCCGGTAGCGGCAGAAGCCGGAGTCCGCCAAGGCAGGAAAACGCTGCTTGCGGAGGTGAGCCAGCATGGTGTCGAAGGCCGCTTGGTAGTTGAGGTTGTGGAAAGGTTTGGGGGCATTCATCGGCTGGTCTCCTGTTGCTGTTGTGCGAATCGGATAGGATAATTCTTCCTAGTCGTCAACGGTCTTTTTGATGATCTCACAACCCATAGGGCGACCACAGCACATGATGGTCTTCGTCCAGCTACGGACGGTCTTCTCGCAGTTGCGGCATTGGCGTCGCGGGGCTTTAGGTTCTTTCATGTTCACGCTCGATGACGAACACGTCGTCCTTTGGGTGTTGGGATTGGATAAAATCACGCCATCTTTCAGCAGTGTCGCGTGCATATTCGCGTGCCGTTTGGCGCGATCGTGGTAGTTCGTTCCATACCTCATCTTCGGGGATGCAGATCGGACGGCTTTCAATCATAAGACGCAGGCCGGTGCCCCGAGCAGGCATTCGGACCACGTAGAAGCCGGGCTCCATGGTGTAACGTTCGATCATGGTAGCCCTACCGCTTCCTTCGCTATCCGTCGGCAGTCTTCCCGCGACAGTTCAAATCCGTGGCTGGCGATGGTCACCAACGCTTCCTGTAGCTTCACGATGATGGCACTCAACGCTTGCTCTTTGTGATTTACTTCGTAAACAACACCCTCTGACAAACCAAGGGCCGCAAGTGCAATGTCCTGTGCCCATTTGAATTGCTTGGTAAGGTAGAACTGCTCCGGCTTAGCGATACGCTCTAGGGCAATTCGGAGTTTGGTATACTCAGCTTTTGCTTCCTGTGCTTTCTCGAACCACAGGCGAGCCTCAGCGGCGTGCTTATGCTTCTCTTCCATCTGCAAGCCGACGGCTTTCACCAAGCGTGCGATCTCCGCTGCTTTGGCGGAGTTCTCGGCGAGTGCCGTCTGATACTTCGGCAAGTGTTCGGCGTCGAAATCAGCTTTGGCCCGCTCAAGGTATTCAACACGCTCTCGCCAGTAACCAACCTGTTCCCAAGCGGCTGACTCACCTGCATCAGCCAAGAAGGCAGCAGTTTCCAGTTCGGCGAGGCGGTCTACCCCCTCCGGCTCATTGGTGTCTAACTGGCTCATCGCTCGTCTTCCATAAGCACGCGCATACATTCCTTCTGGTCGAGGTGGTTAACCTTACCGTTCTCGAAGCGATAACCCCAATGCTTCCCACGCGCTTCCCCGTCGCCGGTGAAGATCACCGTTCCGTTCAGCTTGATCTCCTCGAAGAAGGCCAGAGCCCACGGCTCGGTGAGGTAGTCGGCGTGTTCCATAGCGTCACCATCGAACTCCAGCGGGCCTCCGCCTTCTTCGTAAAGATCATGGTAATTGTCACCAGCTAAATCATTGAATCGCTTGCGGTCTTCGCCATTGATTTCGGTAAAGTTGTAGACCGTCCAGATGCTCCAGCCCATTAGTTTGTTCCTTCGGTTTCTTCGAATTTTGGTGACCCATCCACCCGGATGTTAGCCGGGTTGAAAGGGCAGAGTTTGCGATCGTCGATCTGCCGGTTTAATTCGTCGCGAAGCGCGATCATACCTTTGTAGGATTCAGCCCATGTGATGCCTTCGGGAATGTGCGTGTCGTCATGGACATGCCAGTCCACGCCGTCGGTCTCGACCCGTAGGTTCATGGCGATCAATGTCTTCATGCTACGGCAATGCCGTAGAGGGCCTTAACCATATCAGCGAAGTCTTTCAGCGAACGCGATGAGATCGGACGCCATGGCGTCCCATTCCTCGACCGCTATAATGAATGGTGTGATGTCATCCCGGACGGTAAGACGACGCTCCAGTTCGGCTTCTCGCTTTATGTCATGTGCTACGAGCTTGAGGCGAGATTGCCAAGCCTTGATCCAACGTTCGCGTTCAGTTTCCATCTGTATCTGTCCTTCTATCCGAGATGCTCACGTAGGAAACTTCATTAAACGCTGATGGATAACCAGACCAAAAGGGGTGAGGCGCTGGTGTGAGTTGAGATAATCACGGACGATCCCGGCCGTAGCTAGGTTGCGGAGAATGCGGCGATCAGCATCAACGTAGTAGCCAGCCGGAAGGTAGGCGTGCCGGTGCTTATAATAGCGAGCGAGCATGATGGCTCTCCGCTGTGGCTTGGAGAGCTTCTTCATGGCTGCGAAGACGCTCACAGCCGAATTGGGGTTGGGTGTCATGTTCATTCGACGCGCTCCAACAAGTCCGGGTTGTAGATGCAGACCTTGGCCGTGTCTCCGTGGGAATCCAACCGGGCTTCGATCGTCGTGGTGTGGGTCACCTCATACGGGTCGCCGAAGACCGGGATGTCTTGTTGACGGATGTTCGTGATGACACCTTCTTCCCCTTCGAAGACGCCGTGCATGACCCGGAACCGGGTGCCGATGTCGAAGCCTTGGTCGAGGACTTGTTGGCGCGTGATGTGAACGACGCGAGGGATTCTCATGAAACCGACTCGTAGAAATCCAAGGTATTGATGAACCGGTCGCGAACCGACACGGCGATCTCGTAGGGCGTGATGTCGTTGCCCGAGTTCATCATGTTCTCGATCACCTTCTCCAATTCCGAGAGGGTCGGGAAGTTGGATTGGGCGATCTCGACGCCGCGTTGCAGGGCAGCAAGGGCCATATCGGTTGCGCTCTCATACACATCGTCCCAGTAATCCTGACCTAATTCTTCCGCGATCTCGGTAAGAAATGCAACCATCCGATCGGCTGGTTCAAGGAGGATCAAGCCGCGAGTGCGCCATCGCTTCAGTTCTTCTTCCACGAAGTCGGCCGGCGCGTTGACCTTTGCCAACAGAGCGCGGAAGTCGTCGGCAGTGATCTGGGTGGGAGGTGGTGTATCATCCTCAGCCAGTAGATTTGGTGTAGTCATTAGCTTCCGCCTCCATGGTCGATAATGTGTTGGGCTTGGCCTTCCCGGCCCGTCAGACCCTCTTGGATGACTTCGCGGTTACGCTTCACGGAAACACCAAGGTAGGTCTCGATGTGAAAGTCTTCGTCCGCAGCGGCGAGGATCGCTTCGGCTTCTTCCTTATGGCGTTCGGCCGATCGGCGGATGATAGCGATCATCTCAGCGGCTGGCACCCGTCCTAGTTCACCTATACCAGCACCGCGCCGCAGTCCGGGGAGATGGATCGAAGTCATGCGGATGCTCATGATAGTTGTCCTTCCATCCGCAAGCGGCGCTTGGGATCAAGCGCGCGGCAGAACTCCACCGCTTCTTTGACATTACTATCGTTCGGGTAGCAAGTGGCGTAGAGAAGCAAGCAGTCGATATGGCCGAATGCTCGGTGCTTGATGCTCGTGATCTCCTGCCCTTGTTGCATCGCACGAGCGTTCGCGATCAAGGCATTCTTTTCCAGCAAAGCATTTTGCTCAACCAGCGCCTGATATCCAGCACCTTCGAGAACTGCTTGCGCGAGCCGGCGATAGGTGTCGGCTGCTCCCAGTTGATCGGTGTTACACTCAGGCCAAGGGAACGCGATATGCCAAACATCGTCGGCTTCGTAGAGCGCTTTGGCGGCCATCTCGATAATCACCTTCGGAATAGGTGTCGTCATTCTTCTGCTCCCAAGCTGAGGATAAGATGGCGTAGCCGTGCGACCGCGTTGCACAGCGCCTCGTAGGCTTTGCCATGGTTACCGGCACGGACGTGTTCCCGCGCTTTGGCTTGCTGCTGGAGGAAGAGCATGTCCTTCTCGATCGCCAATGCCTGTTTGCGGAATTGCGTCAAAGCTTCCTCTTCACCATGTTTTCGGTGTTGAGCGAGAAGATCGATAAGAGCATCCAGCCGGTTCAGTTCGTTGTTGTCTATCGCCCAGTAGTGGGCATCTTCCATGCTGTCGAACCCTAGGAAGGAAAGAGCGGCGGCTTGATCAAGCGCGTTGACAGGGGCTTTCATTCTTCCGCTCCGCTGACGTGTTCGAGCCCAAATTCCTGTGCCGTGTTTTGGGTCAAGAAGCCTTGGTCATTGATGCGCCAGACGCCGGTTTCTATCCGGGTCTGGATGATGTCATTGATCTCTTTATCATTACACATCATATTTCTTTCAGCATCTTGGTTTGCCCGTTCGGTCAGTATTCGTTCGGCTGCGAAGTGCCATGCTTTCGCATCATCGCGAAAAGGCGCGGTCACCTCCTCTTCGAACTGTGCAAAGACTTCGCCGGTCGTCCGGAAGCCTTTGCGTTCGCGGATCGTCTTGGCCGTCCCGTGTTGTCCAAGGAACTCCCAGAACTTGGCAGCAGCTTCGATGGCGGCTGGTGAGGGGGTGATCATTTCTTTTCCTTCCACTTAGCCGCGCGGCGGCGATCCCGGACCAGCCCCGCGCCCACCCAAAAGAAAGCGTAGGCAACCATGCCGAGTCCATACCCGTTCTCTCCCAGCAGGTAGCCGCTAAGGAGGATAGGTGAGATTGCAGCGAAAAAAGCCCCCGCAGCAAGCAGAACGACCAGTATGATCTCAATACAGGCAATGATCGTATGAATGAAGAAAGGTAGGCGGTCACGCCATTCGGTATAGGCGTCAAAGTATTTCCGGATCATGCGCCCGGTGCCAGCATATACTTGGACGCGATGCAAATAACGCTTTCCCAGTCGGAGTTGTCGAAATACTCTTGGATGGCGCGAGCGTCGGCTTCCTGTTCCTTGGGGATGATGAACGTCCCATCCATCTGGAGAGCTTTGACATCATCCTCACTTACCATCGGTCGGCCATAATCATCATAGGATTCCCGTGTGCAGCGCTCGTTTTCAAGTTCGAGCCGGAGGGCCAGTTCGTGGCGTTCTGCGGGTGGGATCAGCACTCCAATGATGCAGGGTGAACCGTAGTTGCAAGACCCGACATGCGGACGTGCTTCTTCCAGAAGTTCCGGGGTGAGGTTGTGGAGATTGATGTGGATGGGGTTCATAAACCGATGTCCTTGCGATTGCGTGTGACGTGAAACTTGAAAGCATCCCCCACTTTCACCACCAGTTCAGCTATGCTGTTGGCATGGAAGCAGAAGTTGGGGCTCTCATTGCGCACAGCAAAATAGGTCCCGTCGTCGGCTTTCCGCACCTCAAACAGGTGGTGGGTATCGTGTTCGTAGACGATTGTGGTGTCAGCCATTTGACTGCTCCTCACATCCCTTGCAGCCGGGATGGCGATACGGTTCTCGCTCTTCGCCGACCGGCTGGGTGCCAGTGTGCGAGCCGACGAGGGTGAATTGGTAGTTGTCGCGTGGGCGCGTGATGATACGGCTCATGTTGCTACCTTCGCGAACAGATAAGGAGCCTCGCCGGCTTCTTGAGCAGTGGCGTTTTCCGGTAGACCATGTGCCATCAGGTAACGAATACGCTTCGCTGCACCGTGCGGTGTGTTATCTACCTCAGACCAGTGACCAGAGAAGCACCAGCACCACTCAAGATAAGGGAGTTGGAAGACCCGCTCCGAATATGAATCCCAGTCTTCTCCCTTGTATCCCGGTAAGCCGGCTGCTGGTCCGTGACCGACGGCGCAAGCTACCGTTCCGCAAGTAAAGTTAGTGGCTTTTTCTGGGAAATACCAATTGTCATCAATGGTGAAATACCAGTCCATCCCGAAGTGATTGTAATCTTCCGGGAGTTCTTCCAGATAGGAAGCCAGCTTCTCAAGGTTCTCGCGGTTCATGCTGTTTCCTTCGCGAACATATAAGGCGCTTCACCCCAGCACTGCTCATAAGCATCTTCTGGCAGACCATACTTCAACATATAGCGGATGCGCTTAGCAGCCCCTTGTGGTGTGTCGTCGATCACAGCCCAAGCACCAGAGAAACACCATCTTTCTTGGCTAGTGGATAAATCGAATGCCCGGCGCGCGTAACCTACCCAGTTCTCGTGACCTGACGGCTCAATTCCAGCAGCAGGTCCGTGGCCGACAGCACAAGCAACCGTTCCGCACTCGCCGGCGAGCGGTGATCGATCAACATAGAAAATCACCCCGTTGTTGTTTTTGAAATAAGAAGACATCCCGAAGTGTTCATAATCTTCCGGGAGTTCTTCCAGATAGGAAGCCAGCTTCTCAAGGTTCTCGCGGTTCATGCTGTTTCCTTCGCGAAGATGTAGGGAGCCTTGCCGGTCATTTGCTTGCTGGAATCCTCCGGAAGACCGTGTTCAAGGAGATAGCGAATGCGCTTGGCCGCACCGTGTGGTGTGTTGTCCACCCTTACCCAATCACCGGCGAAACACCAATGCCATTCAGGGACGCGCAGATCGAAAGCCAGTGCCACGTAATCGGACCACCAAACCACCCCCGGAATTAGGATGCCGGCTGCTGGTCCGTGACCGGCCGCGCACGCTACCGTTCCACAAGCACCGGCGAGAGGTGCGGAAAACACCGGTTTGTGGAAGCCGTCCGCTCCTTTGAAATAATTATTCATCCCGAAGTGTTGGTAATCTTCCGGGAGTTGTTCCAGATAAGAGGCGAGCATTGTGAGATTGGCGCGGTTCATGCTGCTGTCTCCTTTGCGAACATATAAGGTGCATAGCCCGTCCGCTGTTTGTAGCCGTCCGCTGGGACACCGTGTTCGAGCATGTGGCGGATGCGCTTGGCAGCACCGTGCGGGGTGTTATCCGTCTGAGACCAACGCGAAGAAAAGCACCACGACCATTCGGTGGTTGTCATTGGGAACACCCGATCCGAATACTCGTCCCAATTCTCGTAACCGGTCGGCGCGATTCCAGCCGCCGGTCCGTGGCCGATTGCGCACGCTACCGTGCCGCAGTTCCCAAGACCGGTGGCAGCGTAGGGCTTAGGATGATGTTCTTCTTCGTTGTTGCTGAAATAACTCGCCATTTCGAAGTGCTGATAGTCAGCCGGGAGCCCTTCCAGATAGGAAGCCAGCTTCTCAAGGTTCTCGCGGTTCATGCTACTGTCTCCTGTGCGAAGAGGTAAGGTGACATCCCCCAGCACTGCTCGATGGGGTCTTCTGGCAAGCCATGTTCGAGGAGATGTCGGATGCGCTTTGCAGCACCTTGTGAGGTATCATCCACATGCATCCAATCACCGTCGAAGCACCACAACCATTGGTCATGATTCAGATCGAAAGCGCGCTCAGCATAGGCGTTCCAACTCTCATTCCCATGCACAGCGGGGATACCGGCCGCCGGGCCGTGGCCGACCGCGCAAGCGACAGTGCCACAATCCCCAGCGATGGGGGCTGTGTCGGCATAGGAATAGAGATGACCGTCTTGGCAAAGAAAGGATTGCATCCCGAAGTGCTGATAGTTAGTTGGGAGCCCTTCCAGATAGGAAGCCAGCTTCTCAAGGTTCTCGCGGTTCATGCTGCTGTCTCCTGTGCGAACAGATAAGGGGCATCGCCCGCAAGCTGATCAACCAAATCAAAGGGGGCACCGTGTTCGAGCATATGCCGGATGCGCTTGGCAGCGCCGTGCGGGGTATTATCCACCTGCGACCAATTACCGTCGAAGCACCAGTAATGTTCACGGTGAGTCAGATCGAATACGCGTCGGGCATAATCAGACCACCATTCCAAACAGCCGAGAGGTGCGATACCCGCTGCTGGTCCGTGACCGACAGCGCAAGCGACAGTGCCGCAGGTGCCAGCCAGAGGAGCCTCGTCAGCATGATTGTGGTAAAACTCGTCATCTACCAAGTAGACATTCATATGGAAATGATTGTAGTCAACGGGCAGTGCTTCCAGATAGGACGCGAGCTTTTCGAGGTTGTCCCGGTTCATGCCACTGGCTCCTTGATATACTTGTGAGCGACCTCAAGGACTCCATACCAGTCGCCGCTGTCGAAGCGATCTTGGAGTTTGGTGAGGTCATCGAATTGTTCCAGAGGATATTCCACGAACTGTTTGATCCGTTCGCCGTTGATGCCAGCACTCTGTGGGAAGTCCGGGTCTTCCCGCACTTCCTTCGGAATGAGGGTGCCGATGATGCAAGGAGCCCGGTAGGTTTGCATACCCAATTTCGCCCGCGCTTCGTCGAGGTGGGCTTGGGTCAGGTCGTTGAGATCAATCTTGGTCTTCGGCATGTCTGTCTCCTGTTGTTGTGCGAATCAGGTAGGACAATTCTTCCTACTCGTCAAGCGGACTTTTTCAACTTGCGAAGGCGCTTTACCGCTGTCCGGTTACAGATCGACCCGCTCGCCGCGTAGCGTGCGTTCGGTAATATTGATGGCGTGATCTTCTGCGCCCCATATCGATGTGAAGGTAGCAATAGCCAAGGAGAGTTCACGGTTGTCGGAGCTATCATCCATGGCAGCCAGTTTGCGGTTGAACTCCAGCGCCGCCTTTTCCTCAGCCGTTCCGGGCATGAACTCGCCGCCGCCCAGCAAGCGCCCAGCCTTGGCATAGTTCTTCTTGCGATACCCCGCCATGACCGGCTTGTTGTATGCGGGTAGGTAGAGATAGAAGGGGCGCTTGACCGATGTGTCCGGGTTATTCGGATCGAACATGATGTTGACGTTGAGGGTGCGGGCGACACACGGATCGTCCTCGCGCCAGAAGATGCGCTCTTCCTCGTCGGCTCCATAATAAAGGTTGAGGGCGAAATCCTCTGCTGCCTGCCATGTCGGGAATACCCGAGCGCTCCCGTCGGGCTCACGGATCGGTTCTTTCCACAGCAGGACAGCACACTCACCTTTGGTGTGATTAAAAGGTGCCTGTGTTGGTGCCTGTCCGTTGGCTTTACGCCGGCCGACGGGGGCAGACTCGCCGGGGAGGGAGACACATTGCCAGACCTGTGCGATCGGATTGGCCCGGATGCAGTCGAAATGGGTGCTGGCGAAGGTTGGGAGCGCCTTTGGTTTGGGCTTGGGCAGGACGCGATACTCTTTCGGGAGCCGATCTAGTTGTATGCTGGATGTCGGCGACACAGTGGGCGGCTTGAAGAATGCCTTGTTCTCAGGATGCGCCTTGAGGCGCTTCTGAGTCGCGCGGATCGCGATCAGGATTGCTTCTTCCATGGTGGGAGCGTAACGCTTGAGACGGGCATCAGTGTGTTGGTGAGCAGAAGCCACCCAACGCATGGGGTGATCATCGTCAGGGGAGGCCGGACGGACCAAGTGGATACCATCACTCCAGACTCGTGCAGGAGTCTTGGTAGCAAGCGATCCTCGTCCCATCACGCGTTCTCCCATCACAAAGCACATAGCAGGGTTGCTCATGTGTCGAGATGGCATTATGACGAGACGGTTGTCATGTCAAGATGGCGATGAGATGCTGACGCATTGCTCCGCAGAAAGATGCAAAAGTGCCGAGAAAAGAAAATGCCGATATATCAAGTTGGTAGTGATGTCGTGATGGCTTTTTGCGTTTTAATCAGGAAATGTGATGTGAAATAGGCGTGTTGGGCGTGATGTGATGTGGGTAGGGGAGTTGGATGTGATGTTGGCGCGTGATGGGACTTTTGGCGCTATTTATTAATGTCGAAAATAACAATTTTGAGTGATTTCAATAAGTTCCACACATTCCAGTTTTTACCAATAGTTTCCCTAAAACCCGCCAGTGAATCGGGGATGCTGTGACTGGCCGTCAGTCGGCCTGTGAGTTCTCCTGTTTATCTATTTTATTTATTAAAAGTATATAATATACATACACAGGGGGCTTGAGGGGCTGCACACCGCAGAGATCAGCCGTTTTTGAGCAAATCGACTTTCCGAGATATTTCTCAAACTTTTTCCTTCCTCAATAAAATCAACAACTTAAACAACTCGTCGCTGGAACCGACATTCTGGCTTGACACCACAGTCATTCTGACGGATCATTCGGCTTCAAACGAGCCAAGGAGTCGCTCATAATGTCACTTACCGGATACCGCCTAGCAGGCACCGCGAAGTCAGCCGCCAGCGGCTACATCCCCTCCCTGATCGGAGTAGGTCACCAACAGATCGAACCGGCTGGGACTGACGCTTACTTCGAGCAGGTCGATCTCCCGGCGGAAGCCATTAACCTTAACAGCGCAAGCCTCACCAAGTGGGTCACCTATGATGGGTTGCCATCGACAGAGAGGGACCCAATCATCGCAGCAAAGGCGGCTGGTTTAGGTTTCTACATTCCGCTGAGCGAACTGGAAGCCGCCGCTGAGTTTTATGACAATGCCGGAGCCCGCGCCATCGTCGCTACTCTTCGGAAGGCATCACGCACATGAACCAACTCTCGATCCGTGAATTGATCGACATTGCAAACGAAGCTGGTGTCCTGCGGATCATGTCAGAGCAGCAGACCACCAAGGTGATCATTGATCACACCCCGGCCCGAGCAGCTATGTCGATCCCCCGCGAACCTGACGAAATGGATGATCCCCTCACAGCGGCCACGCCTGATGTGATCCCAGTGGTCTACACACTAGCTGATGCCATGTTTGGTGGAATGGTCTTTGTCGCGTTGACTTGTGGTAACCGGGTCGTCGTCCATCCCTTCCCATGGATCAGCTACGAACACCTCGGGACTGTCCGGATCACTATTAATGGAGGCTAACTTGGAAGCTCAACGAACTGCTCTTCGCCGGTTGTTCTGGCAATTGGATGTCATGCAACAAATGCGGGATACCAATTCGACATGCCACAGCGCCACTATCCCCCATACATTCTCGGCCGCTGAGCTTATGGAGGTCATCTTCGGTTCTGATCCGATCGAGAAGCAGCCAGACGATCGAGTCATCTTCATGATGGCGGTGTTTGAAATCGGCGACGAGACGTGGGGCGCGATCACCGCCGCTATGAATTACGATTTCCCTTTGCGTATCATCGAGCCCTTCATCATCCCCGATGGTAAGATTTCGAACGTCGCTCTGTTCAAGGAAGAACTCTGAATGTTCTCATTCCCAGTCACCATCCCGGTCAGACGAGACGAATCGATTTTCCCCATCACGGTCAGCGTGAATGTCGATGATGTGCTACTTGTCAAGCCCCTACTTGACAATGACCTACCTTTTGGTGTAGAGTCTTGCTCTTCTGACATGATCCCTCAGTGTGAGATCATGTTTCAAGACGGACGCTCTCTTCCGGTTCTCGAAACTTCTCACACGATTACCTGCTACCTCGACGCTTATCTAGCGATCGAAGAGTTCTATACCGATCCTATGTTCGTTTGCGAATATGAAGAGGTGGAAGAACTAGCGGATAGAGGGGATAACGTCATCCCTCTCTTCGGCTCAAGAAAAACATGCGATACATCGGAGGAATCGACCCCGGACTAACCGGTGCGCTCGCGATTCTAGACTTCCAAGACTTCCACCTTCACCTATGGGACACCCCGACTGTCTCGGTGAAGGTGGGAGATAAAATCAGAAAACGGTGCGATCCGGCGGCATACGCTGATGCTATGGCACTTTTTCCCATCGACTATTGCACGATCGAGAATGTCCAGTCGCTCCCCAGCGATGGTCACGTCGGTGCATTCACGTTCGGTAAGGTTACCGGCATAGCGATCGGCATCGCGGCTGGTCTGGACATCCCACTGGCTTCGGTCGCCCCGGCCAAGTGGAAGATGCAAATGCAGGTCCCGGCCGACAAGAAGGCAGCGAAGTTCCGCGCCTCCCAACTCTTCCCTCACTGCACATCAGGCTGGGGCCGTGAAATGGACCACGGCCGCGCCGAAGCAGCGATCATCGCACTCTACACCGCGATCGTCGCCGGGCTCAAGCCGAGCCAACCTTTCCACCTCGGTCTCATCAACGGGACCCAATTCAAGAAGAAGTAGGGCCATGGCACGAAATGAACGAAACCCCGACAACCCGCAAGGCTATCTGAACAAGAAACAGGAACTGTTTGCTAAGTTCCTAGCCGAAGGGTGTAACCAACTCGACGCTTACGTCAACGCTGGTTACGAACCATCATCAGCTAACGCATCGACCTTGGCGAACAAACCATTGGTGAAAGCTCGGGTGGAAGAACTCAGGCACGCCGCTGAGCGACGGGAGCTTGAATTTCAGGTCATGCGCCGTGAAGCCGCCGGCGCTCCTGAGAAGCTGGTGGAAGTGGCAGAGTGGACGATGCAGCGTGTCATGGACATGATGGCTGAGAACGTCAAGCTGGCACAGATCGCCGGGGAATACCGGGCAGCCAATGAAACCTTCAAGATGATGGGCGAAGCCCTCAATATGTTTACGAAAGCCAAGTCAGATGCAAGTGAAAGAAACGCGTCGGGAGCGAAAAACACGCTTGCTCTCATCGAGCAAGTCACTCAGGTCTTTACAGACGCGGGTGGAGCAAGCGATTCAGGAGAATCAAACGCTCTCAGACCTCGATTGGCACGCGCTGGTAACGCTGACGCAATCGACTGATATCAATCTCCAGATCGAACTCCTCGAAGCAGCCGTTGACCAGATCACGGAACTTCTCGAAGAGGTGTGGATCGAGCTTGCCCGCGAAAGCTACCATGACTTCTACGAGTTCATGGAGCGGGAAAACGAATATGAAATGAGCCCGCACCAGAAGCTGATCGGCGACTTGCTCATGTCGTCGGCCAGTAAGGAGACCATGCGGTTCATGCTCTCACTTCCTCCGGGTCACTGTAAGTCCACACACTCGTCCCACTACTTTCCAGCATGGTGGTTTGGTAAGGTCGGCAGCAAACAGCGTTTCTTACAAGCAGGGCACAGTCAGGACTTCGTTGCTAAGGAAATCGGCGCGAAGGTCCGGCAGATCATTCAATCCGAAGACTACCAGCGTATCTTCCCCGATGTCGTTATCAAGCACGACATGCGGGCGATGGACTATTGGGCTCTCACAAACGGACGAGGAAAATACGTAGGGAAAGGGGCCGGTCAGGGTATCTCCGGTTTCCGTGGAAACTACGGCATGGTCGATGACCCCTACAAGAGCCGCAAGGACGCAGAAAGTCCAACAATTCGGGACAGTGTTTTCAAATGGTATTCCGATGACTTTTCAACACGTTTGCTCCCCGGCAGCCCTTTAGGGATTATTATGACGCGGTGGCACTCTGATGACCTCTGCGGACGCATCACAGAACGCGAAGAAAAGGAAGCTCGCGAAGAAGCAGAAAAGTTGAATGAGACGTTACAAGGACAACTCGTTGAAAAACTTGAAGAACAGCAAGGAAACCAGAAAAAATACCGCTTTGAGATCATAAATCTTCCAGCAATTTGCGAGGGAGATGACGATCCATTAGGTAGGCGGCACGGTGAAGCACTTTGGCCCGAACTTTTTACGCTTGACGCGCTGGAAAATCTCAAAGCTGACATGACTCCTTCGTCATGGAACTCGCTCTACCAAGGCACACCGATGGACGTGAGTGGCGGCGCGGTGGAGTCCGAGTGGTTCCAGCGTTACGATTCGCCGCCCAGCCGTGGAGATGCTGAGAAGGGTCTCAAGAACGAAGTCCGGCGCTGTGTGGTGTCTGTTGACGCCGCGAACACGGCCAAGGAACGATCCGACTTCACGGTCATCACGGTCTGGTATGAGACCATGACGAAGAACCACTATCTGATCGACGTGATCCGAAAACAGATGGAGTTCACCGAAATGTCGGCCGAAATCGCCCGAGTCTGCAAGCGATACAACGCCGATGCGCTGCTGGTCGAAGCGAAAGGCAACGGCTTGGCCTACTGCCAGTTGAAGCAGAACGGTGGGGCTCCGGCTCCGCTGATCGCGATCGAGGTCGGGTCGGCCAGTAAGGAGTTCCGCTTCGACGAAGTGACGCCAATGATCGAAGCCGGAAGTGTCTACCTTCCAAGGCAAGCAAACTGGTTGGCCGAATACGAGAAGGAACTGGTTGCGTTCCCGAACGGAAAACGAGACGACCAAGTTGACAGCACCTCGCAGTATCTCAAGTGGGCCCGGCAGAAGGGCCGGCGCGGCACGAAGAAGCTGGGAGGCACCGGAACACGGCGCTAGGGGACCCTTTCCCTCAGGATAGGGGCCCCGTTAACCTTAACGAAACGAGGATTCCGACCGTTAACCATTTCTGTTAAGGTTAACGAAACGAGGATTCCGGCCGTTAACCATTTTCGTTAAGGTTAACGGATTCACTCCACGCGTTAACCTTAACAAAATCCACCTCTTCGTTAACCTTAACTGGGACCCATTGCTCCACGGCTTTGGGTCCCTTCGTTTTTAGAAGCCGGGACCCTCACCCACAGATTGCCGGCCGGGACCCTGACGACCAGAACATAGGCCGGGGTCCCTTTTTCCACGACCTCTGGGACCCTACGCGTCAGAACAGGGGCCGGGGTCTGGATTTGGAAAATCGATTGACCGATCTGGCTCACCTCAGACCCCTGTTTGCTCGTTATCTTGAGCATTAACCGGGTTAGTGCCCAAGATATGGAGCAATCGGCGCGAGACCCCTCCCGGAGCCACCCTCGCCGCCGGCTCTCATCACGCCCCTCTCACCACCAGCCAAGCCGGCGTCCAGCCGACCCCTACCGAGGGCGGCCGATTAACTTCCAAAAAGATTTGGCGTATATTTTGGAACTTAATAGTGGAAAAACTCGTGGAATAACAAAGCCATCGAACTAAAGTTCCAGTTCGCCCGATAAGCAAGTTAACTCATAGGGTGCCGGCCGAGGTGGAGACCCGATCGAGGCCCGACAGTATGGATGACGGTCATTTTGACAAACGGTTATCTTCCAATGCGCCTCTTTCGCGTTTTAACAGAAAAATGGGCCCAAAAATCGTCGTAAATCGTTGAAAAATAGCGATTTTTGTTAAAATGTCGGTCGAAAATCGGCCGATTCAGCCAAAATGGCGGTGAATCCCAGCCGTTTTAAGCCTGCTCAGCGTCATTCTGGCTGATCGAGGGCTCCGAGGCGCTGGTTGACAGCCTGAGAGCTTCCAGCGGCTCCCAGCTTCGGCTCAGCCACGATCGATCGACTTTATGGATCGAGGCCATTTTGCTCCGCTATGGATCGAGGTCATTTTATGGATCGAACTCATTTTATGGATCGAGGCCATTTTGCCGGCTGCTATGGATCGAGGCCATTTTGCCGCGTGCTATGGATCGAGGTCATTTTGCTATGGATCGAGGCCATTTTGCATGACCGGCGCGCGACCCCTCCCCCGGACCACTTTCGCGCCGGCCGCCGGTAAGGTTAACCGACGTTAACCTTTCTCCACCAGTAAGGTTAACGAAATCGGTCCATCTGTTAACCTTAACAGCGCGTTAACCTTAACAAACCCCTAATTTACCCCTCGTTAACGTTAACGAATATGGTTAACGGGCCATTAACCACGTTTGTTAACGTTAACGGCTCGTTAAGGTTAACGCGGCGGCGGATTTTGTTAAGGTTAACGAGTCAGGCGAAGTTGTTAACCATTGACGTGGAAAAAGTGCTTGACCGAATCGGCTGGGTCTGCGACTCAGGATGCACAGCGAATCACCGCTGACAGGAGACGACCGAATGCCTTTGAAACCCGACGCCGCCGCCCGCAAGGACAAGCTGGGCGCAAACCATCCCGCAACCCTCCAGCATCGGCACTTCGCCGTTATCGCTGGTATCCTCGCCAACCTCGACCGGGACAGCCTCGGCCTGACGCAAGGCCAGCATCTCAACATCTGCCAAGACTTCGCCGCCGGGCTCGCTGAGACCAACCCCAAATTCGACGAGCGTCGATTCATGGTCGCCTGCGGCTTCGCGGCCCCCTGATGGGGTGTCTTGATGCTCTCGCCCGGTTCATTCTGGGTATATTCTTCCTGATCCTTGCAATGGGGGTGACCGCGTGTCACCCTCTCTTTTTGCGGTAACTATTCGTTAAGGTTAACGCGTAGAGGTAATTCGTTAACCATCAAAGTGGAAAAAGTGCTTGACCGAATCGGCTGGGACGCCTAGGTCCGAATCACCACAACGGAGAAAGACCAATGCAAACCGAACCCCACCCCTGCGACCTTGACGGCACGAACAAGTTTCGGGCTGCGGCTGCCGCCGTGCGCGCCATGCAATTCGACCTTGATATGCTGGCTGCCGCCTTCGACGATACAGGCAACGCCAAGATGGCTGATAAACTGGCGACCCTCGCCGACAACTGCGAACGGGTCAACAGCCTTATCAAAGAGGCGTTGAACGATAGCGTCAACGTCATGATGCAGCGCACGAATGAAAGCTCGCACAACATTCTTATGGCCGCCTTCGCGGTCGCTGGCATCAACCTCGAAAAAGAGAAGGGCTAAGCAAATGCAGACCATCTGGCAATTCAAGACCAAAAACTTCACGGTCCGGATGTCCTGCGACTATCAGGAGGAATCCGAAGACCTTTCGTTCGATGAAACTGGCGAGACGCAAGAGAAGGTCAATAGCGGTGAATGGGCCGTCTATGTCTTTCACGCCGAAGTGATCGAACGGGCGACCGGTAACACCATCGGGGAAGACTACCTCGGCGGTTCGATCTATGCCAACCCGGAAGACTTCCGGGATCATGTGGGGCTCGCAATCAAGAGCCGCGAAGCTGGCCGCAACTACGGTAGCTACTTCACCCAGATGATCCGGGAAGCGATCTGCGAGGCTCGCAAGACCTACGCCGAAGAGCGCCCACGCCTTCGCGTTCCAGCTTAAGGGAGAGGGGCTTAGCGCCCCTCTTTCTTCGTCAGTAACTATTCGTTAAGGTTAACGGATCGGGGTAATTTGTTAACCATTAAAGTGGAAAAAATGCTTGACCGAATCGGCTGACACGCCTAGACCCGAATCACCAACAACGGAGACAGACCATGCAGACCCCTGAAATCAGCACTATCGAAGTGGACGATGTGTCCTTCGATGAAACCGGGAAGGTTCCCTTCCTCGCCCTCCACGTTCCGGCTGATCCGGCGGATGCGGCCATCGTTATGGCACAGACCACGGAAGGCTTCGACGGTCGTAGCGAATGGCGCTGGTTCCGACTGCCGAACGGCGATCTGATCCTCGGCGTGTTCCCGCAAGGTGACACCTATCTGCAATTCGCCGACACCATCGGCATTTAAGGGAAAAACATGCTGAGAAACTACATGGCAGCCCGCGAACTAGAACGAGTTGCACCACTATCTGCCTTCAACGTGGAAGGCTACACCACCCGCCAGAAGATCAATCAACACGCGACGCTTTACCGCTTCCCGGATGGCTCGACCCTCTTTCTCCGGACAACGAAGCAATGCGCTGATGCTTGGCACAAAGACTGGAAGGGGCGTGCCGATGATGTTCACCTTGGTCCGATCCGTGGAGCCCCGATCAACGTCAACCGCTCAAGCTAAGACTGGCGGGCTCCGGCTCGCCTTTCTTTTGTCGGTAACCAATCGTTAAGGTTAACACGACGCGGTAATTCATTAACCATCAAAGTGGAAAAAGTGCTTGACCGAATCACTTACACCACCTAGAAACGAATCAGGTAGACGCCTAGCGGGGAACGTGCCTGCGAAAGCGAGACAAACTAGGGACCGCAACGGGAGGACCCGGAGAGCGGCCCTAGCCACCCTCACAACGGAGACAGATCAATGGAAAGAACTGCAATCGACTGGCAAGGCGAACAACAGCCTATGCCTGAGCCGCAAGGAAAACTCCGGGAAAGCTATCCGGGCAAGATCGAACTGTGGAAACACGGGACGCGCTACGCCGTTGTCTACGGCCTGCAAGTCAAGCAACACTTGACCTACGCCGAAGCTGCCATGGAATTGGGAAGTTGTTTGATGCATCACGCATCATGTGAAGGTAAGCTGGATTAAATGCTTGACCGAATCGGTGGCTACACCTAGAAACGAATAACCAAACCGGAGACAGACCATGACAGTTAAGACAATGCTTGTGCGGTTCCTGCGAAGCCATACCGAAGACGACCAACACGTCGCAATGCGCTTCGGTCCTTATCCCGGCGTTGAAGCCTATTTCGAACAGCTTCGGCTTGAACTCGAAGATGGTGACCTTGCTTGCACTGACGACCTTGTGTTGGTGTATGGCGAACTACGGATCATCGGGGAACACACCGGGGACGCTTACGCACTTTATGTCCGAGTCCCCAGCTACGCTACCGAAACCGCACGCGAACTCGCCAGCCGGATTCAGGAAGCCTACGACTTCGGCGGCGCGTCTGGTTGGTTCCAGATCATCGAATAAGATCGGCGGGCTCCGGCCCGCCTTTCTTTTGCCAGTAACCCGGCGTTAACGTTAACACATCAAGGTAATTTGTTAACCATCAAAGTGGAAAAAGTGCTTGACCGAATCACTGGGTTCACCTAGAAACGAATCACCAACAGGAGACAGACCATGCGAATTAGCCACATTGAAATGACCATCACCCTCGAAGACGGGCAGACCGTGCAGGGCCTTATCAGCCCGGAAGGCGAGTCGCGCTGGGGCAATGACATTCCCCACCTCGCCGCCGTTGTGATCCCCATGGAAGCCATGGCTGCTGCCTTGCAGGAAAACGACGCGTGGGAACGTGAAGAGGACGAAGAGGACGAACACCACGGCGAATGCGGCCAGTGCGAAGGCACCGGCACAATCGAAGGCGGGCTCGGCGGCGATGGAGACGATGAAGAATGCCCCGTCTGCGACGGAAGCGGGGAACTCTGATGCACAAGACCCCGCCCGCAATCGACACCAGCGTGACCGTCCAACTCTGGACGCCCGGCGGTTTGATTGTCAGCATCCCGGCTGGGTTCATTACTTCCGATCCCGTGCGGGCTTCGCTGGATAAGCGAACGCAGGAAGGCGACACGCACGCCGCTATCACCATGGCCCGCCACACCGGGCTTGATGTGACCATCCGCCGGGAAACACAAACCACCGTTCGCGCCTCCGATCTGGAGGCGTGAGCGCCCGGTAATCATCCGTTAACCTTAACAAAACGTCTGAACTTGTTAACAATTTATCTGGAAAAAGTGCTTGACCTAATACAACGACTCGCCTAGAAACGAATCAGTTGAAACGGAGACAAGACCATGAAGCTTTTCCCTGATGCCGCCGCTCTCGAATCATCCGGCTATCTTTTCCGGATCACCGACAATGGCGGCGAGACCTATGACCGGATCACCGTCACGTTCTGCGATGGCGATGCAATCCTCTGCACCCTTGGGAGCATTTGCGCCCATATCGAACGGGTGGACGTTCAGCGCGACGAATTGGACGTGGAAGCCGGGACGGCCCGCGATCTTCGCTGGATTGACCTTTCCCCCGGCCTTCAAGCCCGTATCCTAGCCGATTTGAACGAAGGCTTTTCAAATTACATCGAAGCCGCACCCGCCGCCGCATCACGCGACGACGCCCGCGACTGGGAAGGAATCTGGAGCGACTACAGCGGCGACCGAACCCCGATCTATCGGGACGGTGATTCTTTCCGCATCCGGGATGATGAGCGCGCCACTGATGACGGTGACCCCGGCCCGTTCACTACCTTCCGGGATGCGTTGTTCTATATACTACCAACCGACTACAGCCTGAGCGGCCCGGAATATCACACCACGGTCGATCTCTGGGATACCGAAGGCGGCCCCGCCCCGGTTTGGGAAAAAAGCGAAGGCGACGAAGGGCAGGACCGGGAAAGCTACAGCGACGATCAGGACCGGGAATCCTACACGGTCGAATAAACTAGGCGGGCTCCGGCCCGCCTCTTTTTACCGGTAACCAGCCGTTAACCTTAACAAATCGGCCTAAGTTGTTAACTATCAAAGTGGAAAAACTACTTGACCGAATCAGCGAATCACCCTAGACCGGGATCACCGCAATCAAGCGGTTGGAGACTTGACCATGCCTAAGTGGAACTATCGCGGGGACGCTGATCTTTGTGAAGGTGGCTTTTTCTGGCGCGAAGACGGGGCCGATGATTACGTCCTCGCTGTGGAAGTGATTCCCTGCTCGGCGGCTGGCGGCCCGGACAATCTTTTCTGGATTAACGAGGGCTTGATCTACATCACGCCCGACCGCATCAAAGCTGCCTTGGAAGGCGTCTATGGTCCGTATTATGTGCCGGACCGCGCCGATACCATTGACGCTGTTATGTCTCACTACGGTATGGAGACTGACAGCGAAACCAAGCTGCGAATCGGCAAGTATGAACCGAACCCGGACTGCTGGCGGTTCGACTCGGACAACTTCGAAGTGGACGTGGTGCTACGCGGCGGCTCCAGTCTGGATAACTGGGTGAAGCGGAATTGTCTGGGATAACGAGAGGGGCTTCGGCCCCTCTTTCCTCCCCGGTAACTAGCCGTTAACCTTAACAAACGGTTACCATTAGGTGGAAAAAGTGCTTGACCGAATCGGTTGTCTCACCTAGAAACGAATCATCTAAGGAGACATATCGTGAAAAATCCCAAACACAGCGGCTGGACAGAACACCCCGACGGCTCGCACACCGCGAAAATCGGCCGCACGCAAATCACTATTTGCCCACCACACCCGTGGGCGTTTTGGCGGGGCGATCACAGGGATGAGCCTTGTCATACTGGACCCGGCGAACACCGACCGGTTACTTTTCATGGTAGCCATAGCGGCGGCGCTTTCACAGTTGACGGGGCAAAGGCTATGGCGCTCTGGACCGTCCTTAACGACTTGACCGGCAAGACCCCACCGGATTCGATCTTCCCACCGGAAGAACTCGAAGCGCGTCGCGTCTGGGATGAAACGGTCGCTTACGTCAACCGCACCTATGGGGAGCGCTAACCATGTCGATCTATGTCTCGCCTGAAATGAAAGACATTTACGCAAGCAAGGAAATTGCGGCTCGGCTCCTACCGGACGGACGGGCGGTGGTTGACCGTCTTGCCGCCCGCCATGTCCTGAATATGGAAGGCTTGAAGCGTATCCCGTGGAAGCCGGACGAATTGCTGGAAGCGGTAAGCGCGCTGGGCTATCACATCGCTTGGCTTGAATAGGAGACCCGACGCAAGCCGGTTCTTTCTTTGTAACCAGCCGTTAACCTTAACAAACGGTTATCACTAGGTGGAAAAAGTGCTTGACCGAATCACTTACACCCCTTAGAAACGAATCAGTTGAAACGGAGACAGACCAATGCCTGATGCACGCGATTACACCGGATTTCACGAAGTGAGCGCAGCAACCCGCGAACGGGAAGCCGCCCGCAATACTGATTTCAAGGCTTGCCCTATCCTTGCTGATTTCATCGCTACCATGCTGCAAGATTTGCAGCACACGGAAGCGGATCAAGCTTGCGAGGAAGAGCGGGAGCAAGGTGACACCGGCACCATCTACACCCTTGACGAGTCAGTCTATAAGACTTGCAAGCGCCTGTGTGAAGAGTTCATGACACACAATGCAACCCATATCGACGAAGCCCTTGATCTGGAACCGGGTGAACCCGGCTTGCAGTATGGGCGCGATTACGTCACTTATGAACGCATCGGCTCCACGTTCTACATGCAACTTGTCGGACATGGTGTCAGCTTTACGGATGACGGAAACGCACCGTGCCTTGAAGCGATGAACGAATATGCCAGCAATCTGTATGGCGCTCAGTTCTACTTTGACGGGGAAAACGTCTATTACTGCTAAGGGAAGGCGGGCAACCCGCCTTTTCTTTGCCGGTAACCGATCGTTAAGGTTAACAGATTGGCCCAGCCGTTAACCATCAAAGTGGAAAAACTACTTGACCGAATCACTTGTCTGTCTTAGAAACGAATCACCAACAACGGAGACAGACCATGCAGACCGCAGTGCAACGCCTTAACGAAGCCGCTAAGACCTCATTCTTGAAGCCGCAGTGCTTTAAGGGTGGTGAAATTCAGGAAGCCATCATGGAAGCTGGCCTCGATCTCGAAGACGACAAGGTTTATGCCCGCCTGTCGGCAAACGGCTATCTGGATTGCACCGATTGGAGCGGCCCTTACGATAGCGTGGAAGAGGCGGCGGAAGGCTTGCTCTCCCTCTACTTCGAAGATTAAGGAGAGGGGCTTAGGCCCCTCTTTCTTTACTGGTAAGCAATCGTTAAGGTTAACGCGTCGCGGTAATTCGTTAACCGTCAAAGTGGAAATAGTGCTTGACCGAATCACTTGGGTTACCTAGAAACGAATCACCAACAACGGAGACAGACCATGCAAACACCCAAGCAGATTGCTGATGAAATCGACAACGGTGCGGCGGCGGACATTTTCTATGACGCTGACGATTATGGGGATGAAGGCCCTTCGATCACCATCGAAAACTTCCAACTAGCGTGCGCTCAAGGCGCTGCTATATTGCGCCAGCTTGACGCGCCGGAAGAATGGTTTGTGGTGATTACCGACGAAGACGGGAATCGGGTTGATTCGGAAACCTTCGGTGGTGACTATTCGATCGAACACATTCGCGAAGTCGCTGGCAAACACTTCGGCGATCTACCGGCTGGGCACAATTGCCGCTTCTACCCAGTTGGACCGGAGCGGGTTGACCTCGCATTCGGATTCTCCGGTGACTTGCCTGACCCACGTCTGGCACATTCTATCGCTCTCTTGCGGCTGCGCATAGGCTTGTCGGATCAGATTGACAAAGCAGTTGCAGACAAGGATTTGGCCCTTGAAATGGCGCTTCATGCACTGCATCAAGAAAACGAAGTTCGAATCGATAACGATCAGACCCAATATCTCTTGGATCGTGGTTGGGCGAACGAGGATGGTTGGGAGGGTTGCCCGGATGATTACATGGGCGAAACACTCTGGAGCGGTCACGCGGCGGAAGATGAACTGCGAAAGTGGTTCGGCTAAGTGGGAGGGGCTTAGGCCCCTCTCTTTTTGCCCGGTAACCAGTCGTTAACCTTAACAGCCCGGTAACCAAGTGGAAAAACTTCTGGACGAATTGGCTTGCGAATCGCTGGCATCTCCCCTAACAAGAGTTCAGCGCAATTCCGCGCTCGGAGACGACCCAATGTCATCACCCTTCCTACCTTCCGTGCAAGACCAACTGCAAGCGCGTCGCGACGAATCGGACGACGGATTCGCCTGTGTCCACATCGACACTTGCCTTTCAAGCTTCCTGAATGACCACCACAATCGCGATGGCGAACTGCTGCTGGGCGCGATCATCTTCGGTGATACGTCCATCGGTGAAGTCAAGAACGAACTGCTGAGCGAGTTCGATTCGGTGGCTTACGATCTGGCTGGCGAACGGGCTGGCTACGACCACGCACGGGCTCGGGCTGCGATCCTGCGTTCGTTTGCGGACGTGCATCCCATGGAACTGGACCGAAAGGCTTTCGATCCGTCGGTGGACCTCCGCGACGAAGGCGACGAAGATTCCTGCGAGGAATACTGCCAAGCGTGGTTCCTCATTACGTGGAACGTCCCGGAAGAGGAGGATGGCTCATCGGATTGATCGACGCACTGAGCCGCGCTATTCTCGGGGTTCTATTCATCATCTTCGCAATGGGGCTGGCTTCGTGCCAGCCTCTCTTTTTCGTGGCAACATCTCGTTAAGGTTAACAAAGCGTGGAGACTTGTGGAAAAAGTGCTTGACCGAATCACTTGCACCACCTAAAAACGAATCAGTTCAAACGGAGACAGACCATGAAGCCGCACCTATCTTTTGCAGTAGCCCGCCCGGATGAAGTCGCCGAGTGCTGGGATGGCATCTACGAAGTTCCCGGCCTTTATCAGGCGCTCTGGGGCTGTGTGGGCGATTACAAGGCCCCGTCGCCGGAAGTATCGGAAGAGCCCTGCCACGGCATGGACTCGGTCGCTGATTTCTGGGATCGGTTCTCGGACGATCACAAGGCGGCTCTTAATGCAGCCGCTGCGGCGCACTACGCGTCTTGGAGTTAATGATTATGGAAAAATTCATTCACCACGAACGGGTGTCTGTCGAAGGCGGAAGCGAGGAAGATGCCTACGACGTGATTGAAGACGAAGATGGCTTCAACGTGGTCCGCGATGGGCACTACATGACGCCTTTCGAAACACTGGCGGAAGCTGTGGCTGTTGCCTACCAGCTTGCGGAACAGGAAGAAAATCACATCAAAGAACAACGCAGAAAGGCGAATATGAGCCGGACACAATTCATCGACGGAAAGGCCAAGCGCTACGTCCGCGACCTGCGGGAAGGCGACCTTGTGGACCTCGAAAACGATATGTATGCTGATGCAGATGCATGGGCTGCCTTCAAGAATGGAGAGGACGGGGACGCCGTTCGCTCGCATCCAGAGTTCGAGTTCGAGTTCCAGACCGTTTCTTGGATCGAACGTGAGACCGAGGATTGCATCAGTGTGTCCTTCGAGTCAGGGTTCTCTTGCGGGTTCCCACCCGACCACTTGGTGGATGTGGATGGAGAGCAAGCGGAATAAGCGAGGGGCTTCGGCCCCTTTCTTTTTGTCCGTAACTATTCGTTAAGGTTAACAGCCGGGTAATCACTGGAAAAATAAATGGAGAAAGTGCTTGCGCAAATCGAATCACTGGTCTATTACCGAATCACCGGCACGGAGCCGGAGGAGAAAGACCATGCAAGACGCCTCAATTTTCAAGCGCCGCGAAACGACCTTCAACGGCGGTGATTCGACCAACGGGACATTCATTCCCAAGCAGACCGTCACGATCGGGAGGTGTGTTGACGAAGACGAAGACATCTGGACCGTCACCGATGTGAACGGCAAGACCCACCGGGTTGATGGCTGCGAACTGCACCCACACCCGGAAGCCGCGCTGACCAACATCGAGTTCATGAATGTTCTCATGACGTGGTGCAAGACCCCGTTGATGCACGCTTTCATCATGCAGGCGCTGGATCAATACGCGCAGGCTGTCGTCAAGGCGGACGTGGCAACGCTCGAAACCCCGTTCATCGCCGGGGCTGCGTGGCAGGAAACCGCCCGCGAATATCTGGGCTTCGCCGCTGCCCGCGACTACGTGGAAAAGGCACGGCATAAGGAATTGACTCCGGCCGATTGAGCCTTCGGGCTCTCGGTGAGGGGCAGGGTTTGGTCGCCCTGCCCCTCAACTTTTCTGGTAGAGACCCATTAACCTTAACGAATAGGGCCGGGTTGTTAACTTTGGAAGTGGATAAAGTGCTTGACCGAATCACTTGCTTCGGGCAGAAACGAATCACCACAACCGGAGATGACCTATGGACGCTTATGTTTTTCAAGCCGCGCTGATCTGCGAAGATTGCTGCAACGGTTTCAAGCAAGACACCCCTTGTCTTGTTAATGAAAGCGACGAGTCAAGTTATGACTCAAGTGAGTGGCCTAAAGGCCCTTACAGCGAAGGCGGTGGCGAGTCGGATACCCCGCAGCACTGCGACCGGTGTGGGATGTTCCTTGACAATCCCTTGACGGGGGACGGGGAGACCTATGTCCGCGACGCCTTTCGGGAGTTCGTGGAGACCGGACGCGGGAGCCTTGACGTTCTCGCCGAGTGGAAAGCGGCCTATGATTGGTGCTGGGATGATTTCTACTCCATCACTTTCCCTATGATGGAAGAAGAAGGACTCACCGATATCTGTCAGCGACGCTTCGACTCCTTAGAAGCGGCCTAATGGGCTGTCTCGACGCCGTTGCCAAGCTGCTGCTTGGAGTGCTGTTTCTGATATTCGCCGCCGGGGTTGCTTCTTGCGCCCCGGTGTTTTCTTTAAGGGAACGACTCGTTAACCTTAACAAAAAGGTCTGCTTTGTTAATCACCTTCTAAGTGGAAATAGTGCTTGACCGAATCACTTGCCCCGACTAGAAACGAATCACCAACAACGGAGACAAACCAAATGAGCGAACACGCAATCAGCAACGCACGGGCATGGGTCGCGACAATCGCAGGTGCTGCGCTGGCACTGGAATCCCTGAACGACGGAGCCGAGTCGGCTGAGTTCGACGGGGAGACTTTCACCGACCCGGAGGACGTGCAACAGCGGATTCACGAAATGCCCCTGTCGGTGCAAGTGCGCGGCGGCTGGTATCAGCCCGGAGCCGACCGCTCGGAAGTGGAGGCGGAAGAGTTCGAAATTCTGCTTTCGACCGGCGGCCCCGCCTTGCGCGTTTATGGTGATATCGGCGGCGAACCATTCTTGCAGTGGCAGGACTGGGGAACGCCGTGGACCACCTACCACGACACCAGCGAATTTGAGGACGAAGCGATTCGCGCCTTTGTCGGCATGTTCTATCTCGGCGAATAAGGAAAGGCGGGGCAACCCGCCTTTTTCTTTGTCTGTAACCATTCGTTAAGGTTAACGGAATCGGTCGATCGTGTTAACCATGTGCAAAAGTTGAAAAACTGGTTGACCTAACCGGTGGAATATGCGAATCACAAGTCACGGCGAATCAACGCCGGGAGACAAACCATGCGAATCATTTTCAAGGAAAAGACTGACGGAAGCCTCAAGCGCGTTGATCGTGCCGACAAGCTGGAACGCCGCAAGGCACGCCGTCAAAAGGCTGAGCGCCAGCGCTTCGCCTTCGCTAACAACGTCTAAGGGGCTCGACATGCCAACCGAAAAGACCATCACGCTCTACACCTACGATGAATTGAGCGACAAGGCCAAGGAGCGCGCCCGCCAGTGGTGGAACGAATGCCGCGACTCGTCCGATTATCATGCGGTGACGGAAGACTTCGCCACAATCATCAAGCTGATGGGCTTCGACTTGACGACTCACAGCGTGCGGCTGATGAATGGCAGCACGCGGGAAGAGCCTAACATCTGGTGGAGCCTCGGCTATTGCCAGAGCGACTACGCTGGATTCGAAGCCCGCTACAGCTACGTCAAGGGCGGCGCGGCTGCTGTCAAGTCCTATGCTCCCAAGGACGAGACCTTGCACGCAATCGCCGATTCGCTGCAAGAGATGCAGAAGCGCAACTTCTGGCAAATCAGCGCTAAGATTCGGTTTGACGACCGGCGCGGCTATGACATCGCCGAAGTCCTCAAGGACGGCTGTTATATGTATGGCAGCGACGCTGAGTCCGACGCCGAAGCGGTGATCCTCGAAGCGTGCAAGGACCTGTCGCGCTGGCTCTATTCCAAGCTGCGCGAGGAAGACCAATATCTTTCCAGCGAGGAATCCGTGGCCGACGCAATGGAGGCGAACGAATACACCTTCCGGGAAGACGGGACGCGGGAAGACTGAGAGGGACCCGGCGGCGCTGAGAAGTGCCGCCGGGTTTCTCTTTTCTGGTAACGGACTGTTAAGGTTAACGGGGAGTTACCAGCAAGTGGAAAAAGTGCTTGACCGAATCACTGGAAAATGCGAATCAGGGGTTACCGGAAGAGACCGGAAAACAGGAGAAAGACCATGACCGCACCGTTTACCCAAGGCACCCCCGCCCTAGTCAACAAGGCCAAGGCCAGCGCCATCGCCTTCTACGGCATGGCAGGCCGAGGCGCTACCGCCCCCGGCGCTGTAGTGATCCGCAAGCTGGGCGATGACAGCAACGCAAATTTCGTTGTCCACTTTTTCAATTCGCAGGACGGCGGATACTATTCGGGAGGCTACACCGAAACGCTGGTGCAGGCTTACGAGGAGTTCGCTGAACGTCTTCGCCGCTACGACCGTGACGGGGAACTGAACAACGCTTTCGTGGAACCTGAGGCGTAAGGCACGGGACCCGGACCCTTGAGAACAGGGGCCGGGTTTCCAAACACCGGCGGGACCCGGCCCACTGAGAACAAGGGCCGGTTTTCCAAATTGGTAACGACCCGTTAACCTTAACACTCCGGCTGAATGTGTTAACCATCAAAGTGGAAAAAGTGCTTGACCGAATCACCGAAAACGGACAAACGAATCAGGCGCACTCAAGCGCTGGAGACAGGCCATGCCTAAGCTTTATAATGCTGACATAACCATCACCGCGACCGCTTACGTGGTGGCTGAGAACGAAGACGAAGCGCGTGCGAAGATCAGCGCCCTTCACAACACCGGGATCGAATTTTCCGACCGCCGCCAACAAGTGTCAGACGACTTGTTCGTGACCGGAGAAACCTACGGCATCGACATGCCGGAACTGTCGCTGAGCCCGGCCATGACCATCAACTACAGCGCGACGCGCCCCTATGTCTGTCTGGTCCAAGAACTGGATGGCGACGAAGGGGAGGAAAGCTGATGCACGAAGCCAATCAGGACCGGATCGACTGGGCAAAGAACGCCCTCGATACCTTCACCATCGAAACCTACGGCGGGCGGCCTTACTCAACGCTTGAAGCGCAGTGCGCCGACTGCGAGGAAGGTATGGGGGACGATTACACCGCCGTGCAAGACCTCATTGGCGACTTGCTCCATGTGGCCCATGAACGGGGCTGGAACACCGCCGAGCTTATCCGGCGGGCGGAAGCGAACTTTGTCTATGAAGTCGCGCCGGATTATCAAGGCGATTAAGGAGAGGGGCTTCGGCCCCTCTTTGCTTTTCGGTCGTTTTGGATCGCCGCTGCTTTGGACAGGTCCGACTTTGGATCGGGCTTGTTTTGGGTTTGGATCATTTCGACTTTTATGAACCCCTCTATTTTGAGCCCACCCCGACCGGGCGCGGATTGGTTGATGATTGGTTAACCAATCACCGCCAGTGGCTGGTTAACGAAAACAGGCAATCTGTTAAGGTTAACAAATCGGCCGATCGCATTAACCATCAAAGTGGAAATAGTTCTTGACCGAATCACTTGCCTCACCTAGAAACGAATCACCAACAACGGAGACGCACCATGCTGATTTTTCACTACCCCTCGAAAAAGGCCCTCAAGGAATGCATCGGCCAGCCCCTGCGCTACGAAGAGACTTCGCTCTTCGGCCCTGAGTATCGCCCGGACGGACGCCTGACCGGCGCGAATCGCCCGCACATCACGAAGATCGGCCGGGAGTTCTTCGCCAACGTCACCATGAAGGACGGCAAGATCGCCAAGGTCGAATAAGAGGAGGGGCTTCGGCCCCTTTTCTTTTGACCTTAACCCCGCGTTAAGGTTAACAGATTGGGCCAATTCGTTAACCATTAAAATGCAAATAAGTGGAAAAAGTGCTTGCGCGAATCGGTTGAGACTGGCAGTAAGGGGATGCGGCACGGAGCCGCTGGAGACGACCTATGGCAACGCTGACCCTCAAGACCGCCCGCCCCGCCGCCACCATCCGCGCCGAGGCCATCGCCTACGACCGCATCCCCGCGAGCGCTGCCGAGCGCGCCGCCGCCCTCGCCCTCCTGATCGACGGGGACGCGTGGACCCTCGCCGAATACGTCGCGTGGATCAACCGCGACGCCACCACCTTCGCCCTCATGGGCGCGGCTGAGTGGGCCGAGCGCGGCATCACCACCGCTTCCGCCCTTGGCGACCTTCTGGACGCCGAATGCGAGCGCGAGCGCCGCAAGGAGGCCATGTATGGCTGATCTATGCCCCTGCGGGCAAAGACACCGCCGCAACAAGGCCGCTTGCGCCATCGCCGCCAAGGCTGAGGCATGGGGCGCAAGTGTGTCGTGGTCGAATACCCCGGACGATATGTGCCATCAAATCACCTTCACCCCTGACGAATTAATGGGCTGGCTCGCGGACAACCGCTGAGCCAGTCAACGTTAGTGTTTCGTTAAGGTTAACCAATCCTGAAACTTGGTGGAAAAAGTGCTTGCCCGAATCAGTGGAGCGCCCTAGACCGGGCTGACCAACACGGAGATTTTCTATGACCTCGATTCGCGACCTCGCCCACGCCCGTCACCTCGTCGCCACCGGCGAGGCCACCGCCTATATGGCGCGCTCCTCGCAGCAGGCCGAGGACCTGCGAATCGCCTTTGTCGAGCGCTGGGAGGCGCTGGGCGACCTCACAACCTGCGCTGCCATCGACGAAGGCAAATGGCTGGACAGCCAGATCAAGGAACTTGATTGCGAATGGGGCGACCCTGTTTCACCTGAGTGCGAATCGCACCTCTATTGAGGGAGCGGGCTTCGGCCCGCCTCTTGGCTGGTAACGGTTTGTTAAGGTTAACGGCTAGGTGGAATTTGTTAACCATCGAAGTGGAAAAAGTGCTTGACCGAATCAGTTGCGCCACCTAGAAACGAATCACCGCAATCAAGCGGTTGGAGACAAGACTATGAGCCGTTACCAGAAACGTCGCCTTGCCGCTAAGCGGGCGCGGATCGCCATCTTTTCCGCGATGATCGCACGGGGCCGCCGCTAATGGCTGGCTTCTGGAACCGCGTGGAACTTCTCGAAATGGTGGAACTCTACGCCGAGGACAACAACGAAATCGCCAGCGAGGACGAACTTTCCAAGCGGTTTGACGAAGAAGTCTTGCCGAGCGTGCTGGAGAAATACAGCGAGTCCGATACGGTCGCCATTAACGAGGCGTTCAACGACTGGACGGACATGCTCTGTAAGGACGGTGAAATCCATCCCGAACAATACGACTCGTATTGCTACGTTGGCCGACTGGCGGACGACGATTAAGGCGAGGGGCTTAGGCCCCTCTCCAATCTTTTACGGAATTGGTGGAAAAAGTGCTTGACCGAATCGGTTGGCTCGCCTAGAAACGAATCACCGGAAGCAACCGGCTGGAGATAAGGCCATGAACACCTACACCGTCCTCATCAACAACACCCCGTCGGGCATCGTCTCGGCAGTTTCGCACCGGCAGGCTCTCAAGCGCGCCAAGGCAAAGCATCGCGGCCCGGTTGACGTGATCGGGTTCGTCTCCACCAAGGCGAAGGTTTAAGGGAGGGGCTTCGGCCCCTCTTTCTTTTTGCCTGTTACGATCTGTTAACCTTAACGAATATGGTTAACAAAGTAACGTTTGGCGTTAACCATCAAAGTGGAAAAAGTGTTTGACCGAATCAGCGAATCACCCTAGTGAGAGTGCATCACTTCCACCCTCCCTAGGAGAACACGCCATGTGCCGCACCGAACGCCTCCCCACCCCGGCTGCCAGCATCGAAGAGGCCCGCGACCTCTTCAACGACCTGATGGCTGACGAGCAGTATCAGGACAATTTCCGCGAGGCGTTCGAGGACGACGCGGACGCGTTCCGCGCCTACGGCTTCAAGGCCGATTCCGGGTGCTGTGGATCGGCTGACGTGACCTATCTGATCGATGGGCGCGTCTACTGGATCGGCTGCAACTACGGCCACTAAAACGAGGGGCTTCGGCCCCTCTATTTTTGCCCTTAACCCGGTGTTAGGGTTAACAGGCTGGGCGAAATCGTTAACCATCAAAGTGAAAAAAGTGCTTGACCGAATCAGTTGTATGTGAGAAAACGAATCATCAACTGGAGACAGCCAATGCAAAACGTCCGCAAGAACCCCATCGCCGCCTCGCTCGCCAGCGCCCACCTCGCCCCTCGCAAGGTTCGCGCTCGCAAGGGCAAGGGAGCGTTCCAGCGCTCGCCCAAGCACAAGGGGAGGGCTTGGGCATGACTGAGCAATACAAACAGGGTTGGAAAGCCCACCTAGCAGGCGACGGGCTGAAAGACTGCCCTTACCCCAAAGGATCGACCGAGGCCCGGCGCTGGTGCTGCGGCTGGTATGAATGCAGGGACGATCCCACAAGAGCCGCTGAGGCTGGGACCGAGGAATATCTGAGGCAACGGGGATATTGAGGAGGGAGGGGCTAAGGCCCCTCTCTTTTTATCTGGTAACCCGGCGTTAAGGTTAACGGATCGCCCTAATTGATTAACCATTAAAGTGGAAATAGTGCTTGACCGAATCGGTTGTCCATGCGAAAACGAATCATCAACCGGAGACAGATCATGAAGAAAAGCCACGACGCCCGTTACAGCATCCGCCTCGAATGGTGTGGACGCGCCACGCAGCAATGGGTCGCCCGCTTCTGCGGTGATTGGCTGGGCTGCGATGCAACCCGCTCGGGCGCTGAGGAAATCGCCCGCCTTTATGAGCGCGACCGCTGGGCGGTGGCGGCATGAGCGGCGGCTATCGCGTCGAGTCGCATCAGCGTTACGCCTCGCTGGTGGAGGAATTGGAGGTAATACGAGAGAGCATCCAGCAGGCTTTAGAAGCTGTCGCGGAGGCTGAAATCTTTGCTTTGTCGAAGCGGTTCCCGACCCGGCGAATTGCGTTTGATAGTGGTATGGGTGTATCCCAAATCAACATCAACCGGCGGCATCCTGACCATAACGACCCTTATGACCGGTGGCACTATTGCGGAGAAGCTGGCACATCAGACCGTGATTGGCCTAGTTGGCTTGAAATTCCCGCCCCTGAACTATGGGCCGCGATTCGCGTCTATGAAGAAGAAGTTTCCGACAAAGGGGCTGATCCGGGACTAGGCTGCATCATCTACGAAAACGGAGTCAGGATCAAAGGCTTGGGAGATGCTTGGCGCGAATAACGGGAGGGGCTTCGGCCCCTCTTTCTTTGTTTGTAACCATTCGTTAACCTTAACAAACTACCCGAAATCATTAACCATTAAAGTGGAAATAGTGCTTGCACGAATCAGCGAATCGGCCCATACCTGAATCACCAACAACGGAGACAGACCATGCAGACCAACGATCCCAGCGCCGTCACCCACCACAACGGTGGCACCACCTTCACCGGTGATGCTATCGACCTCTATCGCGCCGTGACGCTCAAGAGCGCCATCAAGCTGCACCGCGATTGCGGAATGATCCCGACTCGCGGTATGACCATCACGAAGATGTTCGCACTCGCCCAGCAGATCACCGGCAAGAAGTATAAGCGCGGCGCACACGATGCGGCCATCGCTGACCTGACCGTGTGGATCGAAGCCGCCAAGGCATCCATGCCGATCATCGACGAACGCACCTGAAAGGAAAGTGGTTAACGGGGAAGCCCTCCCCGTTAACCATATTTCCGGACGGTAACCACTCGTTAAGGTTAACAAAGCGTCCTAAGTTGTTAACTATCAAAGTGGAAAGTAAGTGGAAAAAGTGCTTGCACGAATCAGCGAATCGGCCTAGACCCGAATCACCAGCCGGCACCTACTGTCTGGCAGAGCAGCAGCAAGGCTCGGCTGGTAACTGACACAGGAGACAGACCATGTTCGAAGTCAAGACCACCCTGCGGACCTACAAGGTCGATGCCCTTCACATCAACGCCGCTTTCATGGCTGCAAACCTGTTTGCACTGGAAGACGAAGAAATCCTTTCCGTGGCCTATGCTGGGCCCGTCACCTACATCATCGTGGAGATTGAAGCATGATCAGCAAGAAAGACGCCATCGCAAAGGCAATCGCGGCTGGAGGCTCGCAGGAAGAGATCGACCGCCAAGCATCCCACTACGTCCGACAGGTGGGCAGTGTGCCTTTCAACAACATGATCCGGGCTCTCAACATGCATTGGTGGAATAATGACGTTCACCAGTGGACGCGGCTGGCAGCAGCCCTCACCGCAAGGGGATTGGCGCGAAAGCGCTAATTCCTTAACGGGAGGGGACCATTTGTTAAGGTTAACGGCCGGTAACAATAAATGGAAAAAGTGCTTGACCGAATCAGTTAACCATCCTAGAAACGAATCAACAGCAACGGAGACACACCATGAAGATCAAGATCAAGACCACCGCCCGCTACACTGCCAAGCGCAAGGCCGCCATCATCGCCGACGTGGATAACGGCACCACCACCCTCGAAGAGGTTTGCAGCCTGCACAACATCACAAGCGAAGAGTTCGAAGGCTGGCGCAAGTCGCTCGACCGCTCGGGACAGCAAGGGCTTCGGATCACTCGCCTGCAACACTACCGGGCAGCATAAGGGAAGGGGCTTCGGCTCCTTTTCCTTTGTCTTTAACCCAGTGTTAAGGTTAACAGATTAGTGGAATTAGTTAACCAATTAGCTGGAAAAAGTGCTTGACCGAATCGGCGAATCACCCTAGACCCGAATCACCAACAACGGAGACAGCCAATGTTCGACCTCAAGAACCCCGCCAGTGCCAACACCCTGCCCGCCATGCTCGCCGGGATCGGCGCGCTTGCCATCATGATCTTGCTGATTATGCCGACCGAAAAGACGGGCTATGCGCTGGAGGCTTACAACAGCCACACTGGCGATGTTTACGTCATGGACTACGGACTGTCCTACAGCGACTGTGTGGACGCTGTGGACGATCGCCGCAGCCGCTGGGGCACAGCGATTCGCTGGTCCTGCGCTTACAACGGGTGACCCATGGAAACCATCGCAGAAATCCGCCACAAACGGGATCGGGCAATCCTGCAACGCCGAATCGGTGAGGAGCGCCGCCGCCACGTCAACCAATGCGTTGCCGACATCATCGCACAAGGGAAGATGGAAGAACGCCGCCAGACCATCCGCCGGGAGGACGACCAATGATTACCGTCATGAAAGACCGCCGATTCACCATCGTGGAGCAAGCCGGATACGAAGGGGAGCGCGATATCACAAGCTATCCCACCTTGCGGGAGGCGTTCGCCCATCTGAGCGAACGCTATGAACCGGGGGAGACCGAATCGCTTCGCGTTGACATTCGCCAAGACTGGACGGACGAAAAAGGCGAAGAATTTTCCGAATACGTTTATTGATGGAAAAAGTGCTTGACCGAATCAGATGATCGTGCGAAAACGAATCATCGAAACGGAGACAAGCAAATGACCATCATCTTCACCGCCCTGATCGCCTTTTTCGCCACCACCGCTTTCGCTATGCTGGCAAGCTGGTTGACCTACAAAGCACCGGCCGCGCCGCGTAAGCCGGAAGTGGTTGAATACACCGGCCCGAACTACACCTTCTACGGGCGGGAAGTGGCGAAGACCGGACGCCGAGTAATCTGAGAAAAGGCGGGAGAAATCCCGCCTTTTTCTTTATCAGTAAACGGGCGTTAAGGTTAATAAATCGGGAGAAATTCTTAACCTTAAAAATAACGGTTTCTGGAAAAAGTGCTTGAACGAATCGGCGTTTTCTGGGAGAAGCGAATCTCCTTAAACAAAGAAAGTGGGTTATCAATATGGGCGGGTTTCTAGGGAGCCTTATTTCAGGGATCGCAGTGCGTCTAGGCGGCATCGGCTTGTCCGTCTATGTGGGCCTGACCATGGGCGAGCATATCACCAGCCTATATGGCGGGGTCGTCACCACCATCACCACTGCACTGCGATAGGGTAGCCACCAGCCTAGGGCTGTGGGCTGCGTGCCCGGCTATTATGGATCGGGGTCATTTTACGTATGTGTGCGCGCACGCGCCTGCACACTAGCACCCACACCCACCTATAGGCACGGCTGCCCACCCTCGCGCTCGCCTGCCCCTGACTACCGAGGCCCATGGCCCAGCCCTTCCCCTGCCCTAGCAGGTGGAAAAACAAACTCACAAACTAATTCATTTTGTTATTGATTTGGTAACGAATCGATGCGATAAGGGGACATCGAAAGCGAATGGAGAAACAACATGGCAACCCCGATCCCCACCTTCCGCGTTTACAAGAACAAGAACCTCGTCGGCACCGTGTCGGCTGTTACTGAGCAGGACGCTCACAAGCGCGCCTTCCGCAAGTATGGCCGCTGCGAGGTCATGATCGCCCAGACAGATAAGCTGCGCCCCTCGGGCCGTGTGGAGCGCGCTGACAGCAGCTTCACCCATGGCCGTAGCCCCTACCCGGTTGGCGACTTTGAAGCCCGCAGGCAGGCAGAAATCGCCAAGTGGAAGGCAGGGGCATAAGCCCACCTTTCACTAAACGTTAACCTAAACGAAGGGCGAGTCGAGCGATCGACTCGCCCTTTCGATTCGTTCGCGTGCGAATCGATTCGCTACCTTTGCGAAAAAATAGACCCCCTAGGGGACCCGAAAGGGTTACCCCCTGACTCAAAAATCCGGCCCTCTTAGCACCTAGATGAATCAAAACAGGTAGACATTCTGAAATAGCTGTGCTAGTATCCCTGTCCATGGTCAACTAAGATCATGCAGCAAGTGGAGGGGGACCCAACGCCCCTCCCATCACGCCCAACCCACAACAACCCCTCGCATATTATATATTTTTCATCACGCCCACTAAAGCTGTTGCAGCTACGATCGGGTTAGGTGCCTAGCATCACGCCCAACAAAGCTACTCTCGTTTCGGCGAACCGGCTTTTTGTCATTTCGACATTTCGAAATTTCGGCGTGATGACCCCATATATTATATATTTTTTTCCATCACGCTGAATAAAGCTGTTGTCGTCTAGGCGATACGCTTCTCGAATGAGGGGCAAGCGGCAACGTGATGGGATGAATATTATGCGACCCACCGGGGGACCCAAAGGAGGGGGCCCAACACCGGGGACCCAATGGCGATACACCGCCATTATTACGTAACAGTGATGCACCTTAGCTGTGATGCAGCGTAGCTTTGATAGCCCGCTATCAACTGGTGTCTTCCTGACGGATGCCTAACTTCCCCACAAAAATGATTGGACCCAAGCCTCGTGGCCCACAAGAAGAAGCAGATTTTCTTTCCCACTGATCCTGTCCACGCAGCCGAGAAGGTTGTAGCCAGTCGGCAGCCACCCAAGCCGGCTCCTGTTTTGAAAGCCCAAACACCCGGTCAGAAAGGTTACATCCGCAAGCTTACCCAGAACCACCACGACATCCTCTTCGCCGTCGGCCCGGCCGGCACCGGTAAGACCTACGCCGCCGTTCTCGATGCCATCATCAAGTTCCGCCGTGGTGACTGCACCAAGATCATCATCACGCGCCCCATGGTCGGCGCAGGTGGTGAAGAACTGGGCACCCTGCCCGGCGGTGTGATGGAGAAGGTCGCACCGTGGTGCATCCCGCTCCTCGATATCTTCAAGGAGTTCTACACCAAGTATGAGGTCGAGCAGATGCTGGACCGTGAGGAGATCGAGATCGCTCCCCTTGCCATCATGCGTGGACGCACCTTGAAGAACGCGATCGTGATCGCTGACGAAGCTCAGAACTGCACGGTCGAACAGATGAAGATGTTGATGACCCGTATCGGCGACGGATCGCGGATGGTCATCACAGGCGACATCGAACAACACGACCGCCCGCACGGCGCTTCGGGTCTGGCCGACATCATTCGCCGGATCGACGAGAAGGAAGCGCGGGATCGTTTCGAAGCGTCGCTGCCTGTGTCGATGGCTGGGAGTGATGAAGAAGAGCCCCGTCTGCGTCACAGCCGGATCGGCGTTGTTAAGCTCGGCCGTAAGGACGTTGTTCGTCACGCTGTGATCGACGACGTTCTCAGCCTCTACGAGGAGTAAGGAATACTATGCTACACCCACCTATCTTTTTGCACGAAGACCCGATCGACGGGGCTAACGCCTCGCACTTCATCGGTCACATCCGCCTGTGGAAGAAGGCGCGGGAGCCTGCTGCGATTCTCTTCCAAGAGGTCGTCGAGTGGCAGTTCCTGACCACCTTCCGACTGGCGGTTCTGGCTACCTTGCTGTCGATCGGCTTCTTCGTCCTGTCGATGCCGACCAACATCCAAGTGTTGTGGGTCACGGCGTCTCTCATCGCTACCGTTCTCTCGACCAGATTCTCGGTGGTGCATCCGCTCCGCCGGGAGATGGAGTTGCGAGGCAAGATGTGTGAGACGGCCGCAGCGCACAAGTTCTACGGCGTCAACTACGACCAGCGGCTCCACTCTGAGGCTGCCTCGCTGCTGCAATACAACCAGTTCAAGGGCTGGGAGCTTGATCGCATCAAGGCTGCGATGGTCAAGAAGCAGGGTTATGCCGAGAAGAAGACGGCATCCCACGAGAAGTGGATTCTCAAGTGGAAGGATAAACTGACGTAAGAAAAAAGTGGGTGCGGCCGGTGGTGGGGAGCCGCACCCACAAATGAAAGCCGACCGGGGCAATGGTGGGCTTTCGGTTGATCGGCTCGGGTAAACCGATCGTCTGTTGAGTATCGACCGATTCCTGATTCGTCAAGAACCTTTCTCACATATTAACGATGCCGTCGGCATCCACCTCGGAGGAGCTTCGTTGTCATACACACCGCTCCTGCGTGTCCCACTTTCCCTACTCGACCGCCTGTCCAAAGTGGAGAATGATCTCTCCAAACTGATGGAAACGATCACAAGCGAAACTCCGACACCAAACCCACCAACACCCGGCGAGCTTGATCTGGTCGCCTACTTTGAATCACTCTTGAAGGAATGATCATGTCTCTTGTAAACCAAGTCCAACTCTTGACCGAACGGGTCGCCGCTGAACTCAAGGCGCATCGCGTCCTCATCAACGGCAACGCTGCTGACCTGTCGGCACTGACGACCACCGAGAAGAGCAATCTTGTTGGTGCGCTCAACGAACTCCACGCGCTGATTGGCGCGATCGACACCAGTGAGGTCATCGACGACACAACGGTAGGTCTAGCGACCACCTATTCGTCGGCCAAGATCGTTGATCTGGTCGCCACTGCGATCGACGACTTGGTGGCCGGCGCACCAGCCGCTCTTGACACCCTCAAGGAACTGGCAGACGCCTTCACCGACACCGAGAACGTGGTTGCGTCTCTGACGCTGGCGCTCTCCAACCGCCTCCGGATCGATGCTGATCAGGACCTCACACCGGCCCAGCAGGCATTCGGCCGCAGCAACCTTGATGTCTTCTCCAAGGCAGAGATCGGCGATATCGATACCGACTTCGTGGCGATCTTCAACGCCGGCCTGACCTAATGGCCCTCAGCGCCAAAGTAGCGGCGCTGGCACTGGCAGTGGCTGACGAGTTGTCGGCTCTGCGCTCGAATGACGTAATCCTCACTGTCGGTTCTTTCTCTGAGTTAGCGGGCCAGACGGTTGACGATCTTCTGATCTTCAATCTTGGTGAGGGAAGAGAGGCTGCTGGACTTTATGTCCGGCAGCCCAACGGCCACTACCGCCTCATGAAATCCTGTGGAAAGACCGTCAAGGTCCCCGACAACGAGGAAAATCAAATGCGCCCACGCTGGCAAGTCGCCCTACTACTTCTCACCATGCCGATCTGGTTCCTGCCCGGCATGATCTATGTCGGCTGGCTGGAGTCCGGTCGTTACCTGCTCGATGATATCCGCGACGGTGTGCCGTGGGTGTTGTTTGGTAAGAAGCCATAAGGGTTGTTCGAGTCGTGACAACCTTATTCATCCTCATCGGGCAAGCAGTCATCGGCTGGATCATCGCTGATCTGATCGGTGGCTTTGTGCATTGGTGGGAAGATCGTGTAGCGCGTCCTCGGTGGGTTTGGCTGGAGAAGAACATCTGGGAGCCGAACCGCCGCCATCACAAAAAGCCGATGGAGTTTACCCAGAGCCCGTTCTGGTATCGTAACTCCACAACCTTTGTGGCTGCATCTGTAGCGGCTGCTTTGTGGTTGATGATCTTCGGACCGTCTATGGTCCTGCTGTTCGCCTACATCGGCGGTATGATTCAGAATGAGGTTCACTATTGGACTCACAAGAAGTCGAATGTTTGGGTCGGAGTGCTGCAACAAACTGGTGTCATTCAGTCGCGGACATCACATGCCCGGCACCACAAGCCACCTCAGAATCGTAACTACTGCATCCTGACTGACTGGTGCAACCCGGTTCTGGAGCGGCTGGATGTATGGAACCGGATCGAGCGACGCTTCGGGATCACCGACATTATTACTTGACACTGGTGGAACTATCTGATAGGGTTTCGTCAAATAAATGTAGCATCACGCGCCAAGGCGGCATCTCGTTGTAAGGTCGAGACCACAGTGAGGCGAGTTGGAGGTATTAAGTCCTTGGTCGGACCGAACCCCGAGACGGACCAATCTGCGACCGAAAAGGCGGATCGTCATTTACCGAAGTGTTTGATGTGGTAGGTAAGCCCGGCTCCAGTGGGGCCAGATGGGTAAGCCCCTTCTCACGCGTGGTAGGTCTTACATGACCGCTCGAAGCGCGGGGATTGTTTCGAGCATCCAAATCAACACGGTAGCCCATAGTGGGTAGCGTTGGTTTGGCGGGTGGGCTCCCGAAAGCAGCCCTGTCTCCTCCCAGACTGGCCCGGCGGTGAAAGCCGTCGGGTCCTTTTCCCGGAAGTTCTTCTCTTTGGCTGATAAAATCACAAAGCGGCAAGCCCGCACCTTCGCTCAGCGACAGGCGCTCTATGCTACGCGCCAGTCGAAGCAGCAGATGATGGAGAATGTCCCGCTCTTCGCGAACTGGGACTATGCCAACTGGCGCTTGATCTGGCTGGCGATCCGCCACGCCATGATCGGTGAAGTCGAAATCAAGAAGCATGGCACCGAATACCTGCCCCAGCCGGAAGGCATGGACGAGGCCCAGTATTCCGCCTATCTCGACCGCGCTGTTTTCTACAACATGGTCTACCGCACCGTTACCGGCCTGACCGGTGCGATCTATCGGCGCGACCCGCGCCTGATGCGAGCCGGCCCCAAGGTCCGCGAGCTTTCCAAGCGCATCTCCAAGGACGGGCTGTCCCTCAAGCTCTTCGCCAAGGTCATCACGCAAGAGATGCTTTCGACCGGACGCTACGGCGTTCTGGTTGACAAGACCGACGATGCAAACAGCCTGACCGCCAACCCCTATCTCGCCGGCTACACCTGCGAAAACATCTTGGACTGGACGACGACCGAGATCGAAGGCCGGGACGAGTTCGACTACATCCTCCTGCGTGAGTTTAGCGTCGATCGTCGCTTCTTCGAAATGATCGGCGACCAAGTGGTTCCGAACGCGACCTACGGTCAGTTGTTCACCAGCTACCGCGTCCTGCGTTTGATCTACAACGACATGGACAACCGCTGGGAATACCGGCAGGAACTCTATACCCGTGGTTCGGCCGACGCCGATCTTTCGGAAGAACCGATCATCACGACCCCGATGGTATTCGGCGTCCCGATGAAGCGCATCCCGTTCCGGTTCTTCAATGCCACGACCAATCTCGGCGACATCGAAAAGCCGCCCATCCTCGACATCCTGACGCTGAACCTGTCACACTACAAGAGCTATGCTCAGCTTGAGCATGGCCGCTTCTACACCGCCAACCCGGTCTACTGGGTATCGGGCGGACAGGAAGACGACGAATATCACATCGGCCCTTCGGTCGTGTGGGAAATCGGCAACGGCGAAGATTGCGGCATCCTAGAGTTCAACGGAACCGGGATGAAGAGCCTTGAGAATGCCTTGCAGCAGAAGGAGACGCAAGTCGCTTCGCTGGGTGGCCGTCTGCTGGGTGACTCTTCGACCGCCGGGCAATCTGACAATCAGGTCAAGCTCAAGGATCGCAACGAAGCATCCTTGCTTCTCAACGTGACCACGGTCCTCAACGAGAACTTCACTGAACTGCTGACCATCCTCGGTAACTGGATGAACGAGCGCTCAGAAGGTCTGGAGTTCCGGGTCAACCAAGACTTCCTGCTCGATCAGGCAGCCGCTCGCGAGTTCCGTGCCATCACGATGATGTATCAGGCGGGCCTTATCGGCATCGAGATCATCTACGAATACTTCCTCAAGGCGGATGTCATTCCGGAGTATGTGACTCTGGAAATGTTCTCCAAGATGCTGGAAGATCAGGCTCAGTTCCCGAACAACCCAGACTTCGAAAGCCGCCAGCAAGGGTTCCCGGATGCCCGGACCCAGCGTGCAGACGAACTGGCTCGCGATCTGGACGACAACGAAACCGATCGCCTTGATAGTGAATTGGAGTCGGACGAAAGCATTGCTGAGGAATCTCGCAAGTCAGCAGAGAAGGTTGCCAAGGAAGCACCAAAAATCCCACCGGTCCCGGCCGGCGGACGGCAAGCCATGCAGAAAGATGTGACGGAAGGAGCGGGAAAGCCCGGTCCAGCGACCCCAGCCCGACCACCAGTAAGGGCTAAGAAGTAAACCATGACAAGCCCGGACTACGATATCCACTTGGATAGAGAGCAGTTCAATTCTTTGTTTGATGATGATGGAGAGTCCGGGTTCCCCTATGGGGAAGATTTGGAGGACATTGATCGTGCTATAGCCGAAGAACTTGGCACACCAAAGCCTCGGAAGAAGCGAAAGAAGGTAAAAAAGTAACTTTTTTCTCCATCACCGCCATTTTAGCTTGACAGTGTATGGAAAATCTCGTATCCTTGTCGGCACATTGGAATTGAACGCGATTACCGGGGTCCGGAATTTATCGCTTCTTCCACTTTCCCAAATCGGTTCCGGGGGAACCTTCAACCAATCCCCCAAGGTTCGGAACAAGAAGTAACGCGTCGGTGCGCCGGCAGTCAGCCTTCTTGTTCTGGAAATCCTCTGGAGGGTCCGGAGGTCGCGACGTGAGACGCGTTTATCTCCAGAACCCTCGGTGAGGATTTCAATGCCAATTATCAATTTCAACACACTCGACGAAGTTCCGGCGGAACTCCGCGAATATGCCAAGGCCGACGACGAGACCGGTAAGTTCGGTGTCAACGTGGTCCCCAACCAGAAGCTCGTAGAGTTTCGTGAAAAGAACATCGACCTGAGCAAGCGGCTCGAAGCTGTCACACCGACACTCGCCCGTGTTCAGGAAATCGCCGGCGAAGACCTCGATGCCTTCGTCAATGACCTCAACGGTCTCCGGGACATCGCCCAGCGGGTGAAGGACGGAGAACTCAAGACTGACGACCAGATCGAATCTGCGGTTCAGGATCGTATCAAGGTTCTGCGCGACGGCTACGACGAGAACTCGAAGGCCCTCCGCAAGGAACTGACCGAATACCAACAGAAGGCCCAGACGCTCACCGAGCGACTGAACCGCACTGTTATCGACAAGGAAGTCACTGCGGCCGTCATCGTGCCGGAAAGTGGTGTCCAGCCTCAGGCTCTGCCGGACATTCTCCAGCGTGCCTACGGTCTTTTCAAGATCGAGGATGGGCAACTGGTTCCGAAGCGCGGCGAAAGCGTGATTTACGGCAGCGACGGCGCGAGCCCGATGAGCGTTTCCGAATGGCTCATCAAGCTCCGCGACGAAGCGCCTCACTACTTCAAGGGCAACAGCGGCGGCGGTGCTGCTGGCGGCAAGGAAGAGAAGATTGGCGGTATGACCGCTGCTCAGATCGCCGCGCTTTCGCCCATGCAACGCCTTGAACTGGCGAACAAGACCGGCGGCAAAAGCGGCCGTTAAGGTTAACGACTTAGGTCGGTCGTCAGTTCCCAAGAGATCACCCCGGCTTTGGTAGCCTGTCGGGGTTAGTCAATCAACCCCTCAGGCTACCGACGACCAACCACCACTCTTTAGGAGTTTTTCAATATGCTCACTCTGCACGAGGCATCCAAGCTCGTCGATGGTGATCTCAAGCGTCAGGCGATCATCGAGATGTTCGCTGGCTCGACCGATCTCATGGCCGCTCTGCCCCTCATGGACATTCCGGGTAACTCGTATAGCTACGCTCAGGAAGCGAAGCTGCCGAGCGTCGGGTTCCGTGGTTACAACCAAGGCTATGACGCGTCGATCGGCGTGATCAACCCGCAGTCCGAAACCCTCCGCATCGCCGGTGGTGAACTCGATGTCGATACCGCGCTCATCAAGACGCACGGCATCGGTGTCCGCACCCGTCAGGAAGCGATGCAGGTCAAGGCTATGGGTGCCAAGATCACCGCAGCCTTCATCAACGGCGATTCCAGCGATGGTCTCTCGTTCGATGGTCTGCGTGCCCGCGTCAATGGCTACCAGCTTCTGGCAGCCGACGAAGACAGCCCGTCGGCAAACGGCGCGCTGAGCCTCGCAACGCTCGACGAAGCGATCGACCGTGTGGACAATCCGACCCACATCATCATGTCCAAGCGTATGCGCAACCTGCTCTCGCAGGCCGCAAAGGACAAGGATGTCGGCGGTGACCTCCAGTGGTCGAAGGATGACTTCGGTCGTCGTGTTGGCTTCTACAACGACTTGCCGATCCTCATCACTGAGGACGACGACAAGGGCGAGAAGATCATCGACTTCAACGAAGCCGGTCCGGCCGGTGGCACGAACTGCCAGTCCGTCTATGTCGTGAGCATGGGCGACGGCAAGATCGTCGGCCTCCAGAACGGCATCATGGATGTCCGCGATCTCGGCGAAATCGACGCAATGCCGGTTTACCGCACCCGCGTCGAGTGGCTGATCGCCATGGCCGTCATGCACGGTAAGGCTGTCGCTCGCATCTGGGGCATCACCAACGCGGCGATCGTTCGCTAAGTTGGTGAGGTGGGGGAGGTTTCGACCTCCCCACTGACCCTCCTCCACCAAACCTTCCTCAGGAGTCCATTACCATGGCAATTCTCAAGTCCAAGTTCAAGTATATGCTTGATGCTGCACCGTCGATCACTTTCCGTGACGCCGCCGCCGCTGCTCTCACCGCTGACGGCAACACCGCTGCGATCGTTCTCGACACCCTCGACGGCTACTGGAACGACAACAACGAACTCGCCGACAGCACCTTCGCAGTCGTCGTGAACGTGAATGCTCTCACCACTTCGGTTGGTGACGAAGAGTATGTTCTGAACCTCGTCGCCGGCCCGGTCGGCTTCGCAACTTCGACTGTCGTTGGCACCGTCACGGTCCTCGAAACCGGTCAGCACGTCTTCCTCGTTGACATCGATACTGTCCGCAAGTCGGTTCCCGACGCTGCTGCACTTCGTATCGCTGTCAATGTGACTGGCGCTGCTCCTTCGATCGACTTCGTTGCCTTCATCGGTGGCGCGATCATCCGCTAAGTCTTTAGGGGCCGGGTAAAACCGGCCCCTTTCGGCCCCGACCCCAGACTTAGGAGCAATCAATGCAGAACCCGAACACCGTAACGGTCTACAGCCCCGAAGGCGAACCGTTCGAAATGAGCCGCGTCAATGCGCGCGACCTTTGCAGCCATCGTGGCTGGTCGATGTCGCCTTTGACTGGTGGCAACACAAAGGCCGAAAAGCCGGCTGAACCCAAGGAAGAAATTCATGCCGAAGATGACCGCGAAGGAAGCGGGCAAGCTGATGCCACCGGGGAAACCGAAGATGGCGAAGGCGAAGGGCCAGAAGGCAGCACCGGCGGCGAAGCCCCGGAGCCGGAACAAGAAGATGTATTGATCGATCCTCGGACCGATTTCTCGATTCCCTTCACGACCGAAGAGCAGTTCGCTGAACTGACTGAGCGTGAAGATGTTGTGGACTATCTGGCGAAGCACTTCCCGGATTTCGTGCCGCATCACCGCGCACGCCGCGACGGTCTGGTCGCCAAGGCGATCGAACTGGCAACCGGCGAATAAGCCAACAAACAATACCGCCTCGGCGGCTTCGGGCTCGACAGGCAACTAGCTTGTCGAGCCCTTTTCATTTCAGGAGCATTCCATGGCAATCGTAGTTGAAGATGGAACCGGTTTAGTCACCGCGAATGCCTATGCCAGTGTGGCTGAGGTGGATGAAATCCTATCGGTCAATATCCACTCCCAGTGGAGTCTCATTCTTGATCCCACGATCAAGGAAAAGCTGATCCAGTGGGCCAGCCGCATCCTTGATGAGCGTGTCAAATGGTTTGGTCACAAGACGTATCCGACCAGCGGCCGAGCTTGGCCGCGTGTGAAAGTGAAAGACCGTGAAGGTCTTTTGGTCGAAGATAACATCGTCCCTCTGCCAGTTAAGGTCGCTGTAGCTGAACTTGCCGATCACCTCTTGGCGGGTGATCCAGAGACAGCGAACACGGGATCGAACATCACAGCCTTGCAGGTCGATGTGGTCATGATCAAGTTCGATGCGCGCCTCGATGCCGAGCGCTTCCCTCCGAACCTTGCAAAAATCCTTTACGGCCTAGGGTATATGTCGTTCGGACGCGGCGGACCGAAGCGGATCATCAAGCACTAAGTCATGGCACTCAACGACATTATCAAACAACAGGTGAGCAATGCATTCACCAACATCCTTGGACCGGGCGGACTCACTGAGTCCGTCACGGTTCGTTATTTTGTGTCTGCTGGTGACTTCGATGTTGAAGAAGATACAGCCGTTCCGGTTTTCAATGACGTTGAAGATGTCTTGGCTGTGGTTGCAAAACCGTCATTCGATGATGTCAAGGATCACAAGGTTATCTTCACCGATGCCAAGCTGGTGATCCCCGGTCCTTTCCTACCTTCGGAACCCCAAGCTGATACCGGTAAAGTTGTCCGAGCAAACGGGGAAGAGTGGGATATTCGCAAGGTCGTAGGTGTTCCCGGCGGCTCCGTCTGGATCGTCTTCATTTATCGGACTTAATCATGGCAGGGGCTCGTCTTGTCGGCCGACAGGCCGCCTATTCCGCTGCTATGGAATCGATCGAAAAGCTCGAACGAAAGTTCGCTGAGAACATCGACAACCTTGTCCGGGATATTGACTTCCACATCAAGGCACTGACTCCGGTTAACACTGGTCAAGCCGTTCGAAACTATATCTGGACCCGGAACAATCCAAACTCTGTGGTCTTCTCGGCGATCAATAATGGCCCGCCCGGACCAACGAACCAAATGGCTCTGGGAACCGAACCACGTCGCGGTGTCAACGAAGACGCTGCTGCTGGAAGTATTGGTGTGCTTGGGTTGGGAGCTAACCCATTTGGGGTGATCTACCTGACCAACAACTCCCCGGACATTGTGGGCCTCGAAATGGGTATCTTACCCGGTCCTCCTTTCAAATCACGCTCACCGCGTGGGATGTTCGGAGTTACCGAAGCCTACTTCAACTCTCTGATTGCGGCTCAAGGAATCCTCAAGTGAGCAAAGAAGCAGAACGCATTTACCTGACGAACAAGATGAAGGCTAGAGCCGGCGAGTTGGGATTCCCGATCTCGTATCCGAATCAACCCTTCGACATCCCCGTCAACGCAACCTACGGCGAGTTTCACATCATGTCTGGCCCTCGGCCGATCATCGTGGGCGGCGAAGGGGTCGGCCGGGTGCGGGTGCGTTACGTCGGTATGGTTCAACTTACTGTGTTTGTCCCCAAGGAAAAGGGAACCAAGAAAGCTGCGCTTGCTCAGGACATCTTCAAGCAGATTTTCCAGTTCAAGCTAGGCCGGGACGAAGAACAATCCAGCTACAAGTTTGGGGTGATACAAGACTACACACCAGAAACGAAAGCAGGCTGGGAATGCTTCGTTGCTAGGGTAACATTCCAGCGAGATACAGTCGAAGCTGTCCAGATCAGCGAATAAATTACTCAGCACCGACATTATGGCTGGGTGAGCGACATTCTTACTTGACACGTTAACCATTTTCGTTTACCATTACCGTCTTCATTCCGCCCCTTTGGCTGGGGCTGCGTCCCCACGCATCGCACCACCATAAATGAGAAGGGCATTTCCTAATGGCTAATAAGCTGCTCGCCGATAGCAACCGCGCCTCGCTTCGCGAGATCATCGAACTTAACACTCACTGGGGTGAAACCCCGGCGTCGGGTGTTACCCGCGCTCGTCGTTTCCGCACTTCGTCGATCACGGCCTCGAAGGAGACTGTTGAGTCGGAAGAAATTCGCGACGACCGCATGATCTCTTCGGTCATCGAAACCGCCGCGATGTCGGGCGGCGAGATCGCGTGGGAGTTCGCAGCCGGAACGGTTGACCTTGACTTTCAGCGCGCCTTGATGGGCGCATGGTCGCGTCCAATGGATTGGGACGTGTTCCGTGGTAAGACTGTCTCGATTACCGCAAACAACAACATCCGCATCAGCGGCACCGATGTGTCGGATTACTTCACTGTTGGTCGTCGTCTCAAGCTGAGCGGCTTCGTCAACCCGGCGAACAACAACTATGTTCAGATCAGCGCTGTCGCATTCACCGGCGGTAACACCGACATCACCATCGCCGCGACCACGCTGGTGGCCGAAGCTGGCACCGCGAACACCTCGGTGGCTGACGCCAACGACGTTATCATCTTGCGTTCGACCGCAATCCGTTTCGGTAATGCTGCCAACACGATTGACGGAAACGGCAGCAACCCGTTTGCGGCTGCGATCGCTGCTGGTCAGTTGAAGAGCGGTCAGCGTATCTTCGTCGAAGGTATTGGCTACGAAACCGGCACGATCACGGCTGACACCGTTGTGGCTGGTGATACCGTCACTCTGTCTGACGGTGTTGATACCGTTACGCTGGAAGCCGATCTCGACTTCGATATTGGAGCGGACGACACCGAAACTGCGGCTGCGCTTGCAGCGGCGATCAACGCTCTCCGCCCGTCTGGCACGATCTCGCTTTCGGCAAGCTCGGCTCTGGGCGTCGTAACTGTCACCAACCTCCGCAAGGAAGGTGGTGTCCTGACCGAAGATGCCGCAACTCTGGCTGTCGTGAACTTCACCGGCGGCGACGCTACGTCGGGTGGTTTCTACACCATCTTCTCGCTGACCGACGACATCATTGTTGTGGATCGGGAAGTCCCGGTTCTTGCAGCCGGCACAGCGATCACCATCAAGGGCTCGATGCTGCGTAATCCGGGCACCAGCGCGGAGATCACTCCGCAGTCGGCAACCGTCGAAACTGGCTTCCAAGACGTGAGCCAGTATTTCACTGTTGATGGTCTGCGTTGCGGCGGTGTCGAAATGGAAGTTGCAGCAGGCTCGATCGTTACTGGTCAGTCCACTTACATGGGTCGTGAAACCAAGCGCGCCTCTGTCGAGAAGCTGAACGGCGTGAGCTACACCGCTCTCGAAGCCCCGGCAACGGAAGTCGTTTCGGCAACTGCCAACGTCGGCTCGCTCAGCGTCAATGGCATCGAGCAGGCAACTGCGATCTCATCGATCCAGTTCTCGATCGAAGGCAACCTGCGTAACCAGCAGGCGGTTGGTTCCAAGTTCCCGGTCGGCATTGCTGCTGGTCGTCTTAACCTTACCGGAACGATCGAAGCCTACTTCGCCGACGGCGAAATGTATGATCGCTTCATCGAACACCAGACGGTCAGCCTCGCTTTCCCGATCATCGATCAGGACAAGAACACCTACTACTTCACCATCCCGGCATTCAAGGTCACCAGCGATCCGATCGCACCGGGCGGCCTCGATCAGGATGTTATGGAGTCGCTGGAGTTCAGTGCCTTCCGTGACGCGGCGACGGCCTGCATGATGCAGATCGACCGCTTCTCGTCCACTGCTCCGATTACTGCGTTGTAATCGTGAGCCCCGGCGGGTTCCCCCGACCCGCCGGCGCGATTTGAGGCAAGGGCTTCGGCCCTTGTCCTTCGCCACCCCGGTTAGCCGATAATAGCCTATTCTGACTGCTAAGCGCTCAGAAACAGGTGGGTGGAGTAACCAGTTCCCCGACAACGAATTTCGCTGGCGAATAGGGGTGCGGCCTTGTCGGGAGGCCGCATCCCACCCCTCCCGATAACCCGACAAGGATTTACCCGATGAATCTCTACGAAGCTTTTGAAACCAACCTCGACGATACCGCCAAGGAGTTCCCGCTCTCGGATACGGCATCGATCACTCTGCTGCCTGTGGCTGGCGAGAAGTCGCGCCGCGCGTTCGAGCGCATGATGGAGCCCTACAGTGTCCGCCTCAACGCGGGCGGCAAGCTCACCGACGAAGAGAACAAGACGCTGAACGTCCGGTTCTATGCTGAGAACATCGTCAAGGGCTGGAAGGGTATCAAGGATCGCGAGAACAACGAGATCGAGTTCAGCGTCGAGAACGCCAAGGCTCTCTTCTCGGACGAGAAGCTGGCTGGTTTCTTCGCCCTGATCATCCGCATGGCAACCAACGATGCGTCGTTCGAAGCCGCCAAGGCCGAAGCTGACGCGGGAAACTAATAGCCTACCTCAACTGGACGCAGCGTCCGACCGCTAAAAAGGCGGACTGGCTGCGCCAGATTGAGGCGGAAAAAGGCATTAAGACCAAGACGCTGGCTGATGAGCCAACGTTATCTCCCCATCTATATTGGATTTGGAAAGCCTTCACTGATCTCAACGCCCGGCGACCGGTCGCTGGGATGGGAGGCTTTCTTCCTTTCTCCTACACCGAGATCGAAGCGTATTGCCGGCTCAAGGGAATCTATTCTCCCGGCGAACGCGAACGTCTCTTACGGCTTCTCGAAATCCTCGATCAAGAATGGATCAAGGCTTACGTTGAGCGCGAAGAAAAGAAGAATCCATCTTCTAAAGGGAAGGCACCGCCACCCTCACATTCCCCACCCCGTGGTGGAGGACGTAAAGCACCCCCTCGAAAACAGGTAGAGTAGCCAATGGATACCCATGGCATGAAGTTTGTCGTTGACACGTCTGGAGTCGCGAAAGGTTTTCGCGACTACAAGGCGGCTGTTGACGGCATCTTCGCGTCTCTGACCAAGTTCGAAGCTCACGTCGATAAGACGATGAAGGGGGTTGCCAAGGCTTCGGCAAACCCACAAGCACTCAACGCGTTCAAGAAGGCCGTCAGTGCCTTCGCGAAGGTGGACATCGACACGTCGGCAGCCCGCAAGCTGTCGGCGTTGTCGGCCGCCATGCAGGGCTTCAAGGCTCCGTCGGCTGCCCAGACCAGCAACACCAAGCGTTTCTTCAACGTCCTCGGTAGCAGCCTACCAGACCTTGGAAATGCCTATCGCTCGATCAAGGCCCTCAATGATTTGAAGGCCGCAATGGCGGGCTTCCGCGCTCCCCCGGCTTCGGCGGCAAAGAACCTGACCGCGCTTGCTGCCGCACTCCGGACAGCAGCGCCGGCATTCGCAAGTCTGCGTAACGTCTCAGGACTCTCACGGGTCTCCGGAGAACTCAACACCCTCGCAGCAGCTTTCAAGAATCTCAAGGTTCCGTCCGCGAGTCAGGTTTCCAATCTCGGTAACTTTGCACTTGCATTCCGGTCCTTCAACTTCTCCAACCTTCAAGGTTCGGGGAACTTTTATGCTGCTCTGGGTGCGATAAGCAACTTCCGTGGTCCTTCCCCGGCTCAAATCCGAAACCTCCAAAACTTCGTCACGGCCGTTGCAGGTATGCGCGTCCCGCCGAACGCCGCTGCTGTAGCCGCCGCCCTGCGTCAGATCGCAGAGGCGGCCCAACGTGCTGGTGGCGCTCTGGGTGGTCTGAGAGGTAACATTGGTAATCTAGGAGGCTCACTGGGCAACCTTGGCAACCAAGCGCGTGGCGCTTCGCTCCAGATGATGGGGCTCCAGAACGCGTTCTCTGGAACCTTCCAAGTCGCGTCCGTGCTGCGTTCGCTTCTGGGATCGCTGACCATTGCCGAAGTTGGTCGGAACTTCTTCGAAGCCACTAACGCGGCCCTCCAGTTCAAAGCACAGATGGCTGTTCTGAACAAGGACCTTGAGTTCTCTGACATTCAGCTTACCTACGTCCGGAATACAGCCAACGCGTTCGGCACCGACATGCTGGCGGCTGCTGCTGGTTTCGCAAAGCTCAGCATCGCGGCCGAGAAGTCCAACATCAGCGTTGCTGAGACGCGGCACATCTTCGAAGGTATGTCCACCGCAATGACGGTTTTGGGCACGACAACTGCCGGACAGCAGGACGTGTGGTTGGCACTGCAACAGGTCATGAACAAGGGCTACCTCTCGGCCGAAGAACTCAACCAGCAGCTTAACGAAAAGCTGCCGGGCGCGATGGCCTATGCCACCGAGTATGCTGAAAGCCTTGGTCTGTCTCTCGAAAAGGGTTTGAAGACGAAGGCGCTGGATGCTGCTGGTGTTCTGGAACACATCTCTAAGCGCATGAAGGAAGACTTCGGCCCGTCCGTTGAGGCGGCGCTTATGCGTCCGCAAGCGCAGATGAACATCCTGCGGAACAACTTCGATGCCTTGTTCATCGCCATCGGTGAAAATGGCGGCAATGAGGCTTTTGCAAGCCTGCTTGCTAAGATCAACGAACGGATGAAGCCGGAAGACATCGAGCGGTATGCACGCGCGATCGGTGAAGGATTGAAGAATGCTGTAGATAGTCTTTCGGCAGCTTTTGACTGGCTTTACCAGAACTGGGATTCGATCAAGGGACCTCTCTCAACTACGCTTGAATTGATGGGTAAGTGGATGATTATTTCCAGCGCCCTTCAAATCGGACGGTTCCTCGTGTCGCCCCTTCTGGCTCTGGCGGGCACAGTAGGTGCTATCAGCAGCGTAAGTGCTGCCCTCAATGTCCTGACTGCTAGTAGCTTAGGTGCCGCCGCCGCCGGGATGGCCGGCTTGACAGGCCGTGCATTGGCTTCCGCAACTGCAATGATTGTGTTCCGCAACGCAGTGGCTACTAGCATCGCAGCAACGCGCGCTGCGGCTGCGTCTAACGGGCTTCTGGCAGCTAGTCTTGTCGGTCTCCGAACTGGGGCTATCGCAGCCGCAGCCGGATTCCGCGCCCTTATTGCTATGCTCGGGGGACCTGTCATCGTAACCCTCGCTGCGGCTGCTTTTGCAGCTTACCAGTGGTATGACACAATCTCTGACGGTAATGCCGTCATCGCAGGGAACAACAAGTTCCTTGAGGAGAGTGCTGATAAGATCGATATTGTCCGAAAGGGTATTGTCGGACAGACCATCGCACAGCAGGCTAACACCACATCGACCGGTATTGCAAACGGGATTTTGCAAATGGGCCAGGTGGCGATGGATGCCTATACTGAAAAAATGAACAAGGCCACTAATGGTCTATACAGTATGGCGGTGCAGGCTAAGGAAACTGCTAGAAATCTTCTTATGGTCCAAGAGGCCCAGATCGGCGCTCGGATTCAAGCAACACGCGCATCGTCGGCCCAACAGTGGTTCAACGAAGGTGGAGCGATGCTTGATCAGGGGAAAATTCTCCCCGGTATGTTCCAGAAACTTCGCGGCGGAGGCCAGTGGTTCGCTCAGACAGTGGGTCTGGCGGCTGATGATGCTACTGTAAATAAAGACTTGGCTACCCTGAGTCAGCAGTTGAAGCGTGCTAGGGCTCTGCGAGAAGAAGTCGATGCTGTTAACCCATTAGCTGTTGCAGAAACCATGGCAGGTCGTGGTTATGCTGGTGGGGGTAGACCCGACAAACCGGCTTCGGCGACCGAAGCGGCCGGAGGCGGGAGCAGTGCTACGAGCAAAGCTGCTCGCGATGCTGCACGTCTCAAGAACTCTGTAGACCAGATCATGGGAACCTTGATGGAGAACGACCCGATCGGGAAGCTCTATCAGGATTTTGTGGATACGCTGGATGAGCAGGCCAAGGTTCTGCTCAACAACAAGGGCTACGAGGAGTTCGTAACCAATGTCAAGGCTCAGAACAAAGATGGCGTAGTTTCGGTCCAGTCTCTGATTTCGGTTATGCAGAAGAGCGGAACCACGTCGGCCGATGCTCTGGCTCTGATCGAAAACAAGTATGGTAAGACCAGCGACCAAATTGTCAGCCTGCTGAACGAACAACAGGCAGCCTTGGAGGAAGCTTATACCGATGCGGCTCTCAAAGAACTCGATAAGTCGTTCCGTTCTTTGGCGCGTGGTATTTCCTTGGTGGGTGATACTATCCCGACCGTTGCTGAGTTTGGTGCCAACCTTAAAACAATTGAAGGTCTGGCTCGTTTTGTCATGCCTAGCGATGAAGGCTTTGTCGCGTTCTTAACTGAACTGCGTTCTGGTGCTATCACAGCAGCCCAAGCCCTAGAAAAATTACGGGTCCTTATGGCTGACCCAAGCAAGCGTTCGGCTACGGCAAACCAATTCTTTGCCAATCCTGAAAATACCGCGACACCGGGGGACTTGGCAGATGCGGCTGCTCGCGACCTGCGGGTAAATGCTGACAAGACACGCGAAGCTGAACTGGATTTCCAGTTTGGTGAGCGCATGATCACCCAGCGCAATGACGAACTGACGCTCCTGAAAATGACTTCTCAGGAAGCAGCAATCTATGGCTCTGTCATGGAAGAGGTTAACCGTGTCCGTGCTGCTGGTAACCCAGCCTCACAGGAAGAGATCGAACTGCTGCTTCAAAAAGTGCGAGCGCAGCAAGAGCTTGGTAACCAGTTGCAGAGAAACCGCGAGTTCTTCGAGAACAACGGTGTTCGTAGCTACATCAACGACATCAAGAGCGTTGGCGAGTCCATCAACGAATTGGATAAGAATGTCCTCCAGTCTCTGGAAGATCAATTGTTCAGCCTCGGCACCACCGGAACGTTCAGCTTCAAGGCGATCTTCGATACCCTCCAGCAGGGATTGATCCGATTCGCTTCTCAGAATCTTCTCAAGGAAGGTCTGGGTAAGCTGTTCTCGGCCGATGAGATGGAAGGTGGGCAGCCCAGCCTTCTGGGCGGTCTGTTCAAGGCCATGGGCTTTGACTACGCGGCAGGTAATACCGACCCCTTAGGTTCTAAGGGCAAGCCGATGCATGTCATCATCGACTCGATGACTGGGAATCTGATCAAAGCGCCCGGCGAAGTTATTGTCGAAGGTGGTAGCCCGGAAGAGGTTGTTACCAACGCGGTCAACGGGTTGATCACCGGAACCAACACTGTGGGCGATATCATTCGCGACCAGTGGGGTAACGAGGTCAAAGGTATTGGAGGCATTCTCGGCCAAATCGCTGGCAGCCTGTCGGGTGGCGGGGGCGGTGGTGCTGGTGGCTTGTTCGGTAGCCTTCTCAAGATTGGTATGTCCTTCATTCCGGGCGCGGGCCCGCTGGCTTCTCTGGCCGGCAGCGCAGCAGAGACGATCTCCGCAAATCCGGGCCTCTTCAAAGAAGGTGGATTCCCCGGCTCGCCGGTGGCGCGTGCTTCGGTGCATCCGTCGGCATTCACCAACGCTCCGCACTATGCGGAAGGGACGCCGAACACCAGTGGTGGTCACCCAGCCATTCTGCATGATAACGAAGCGGTGATCCCGCTCAGCCGTGGCCGTAAGGTCGCTGTTGAGATGAACGGGGGAAGCCGTGGTCAGGTGATCAACAACAACTTTGTTGTCAACACACCTGATGCGAACTCCTTCCGCAAGAGCGAAAGCCAGATCGCGACCAAGATGCATATGCAGGCAGGTCGCGCTTACCGCCGTAACCACGGCTAATTTTTCCTTGACACTCACCGCTATTTTGAATAGACGGTGAGTGTCAAAAGGATTCCCTATGGAAATTGCAAACTTTCACGATGTCCGCTTCCCGGAGGACATTAGCTATGGCTCGTCCGGTGGTCCGGGCTTTAACACCAGCGTCATCGATCTAGCCTCGGGACACGAGCAACGCAACATCAACTGGTCGCTCGCTCGCGCCAAATATGACGCCTCTTACGGAGTCAAAACTCGTGAGCAAATGGAAGAAGTGCTTGACTTCTTCTATGCCCGGCGAGGAAAAGCCTATGGCTTCCGATTCAAAGACTGGATGGATTTCACACTAGAGCGCCAATCCATCGGTGTGGCTGTTGATACCAACATCTTGCAAGTTTCCAAGCGCTATGAACCGCTGACCAGCTATTTTTACGATCGCCCGATCCTTAAGATCGTCCCCGGCTCGGTCCAAGTCTGGACCAATGGTGTCGAGCGCTCCCCTCTGCTGGTCAACACCGGAACCGGTATTGTCAACACCACCGGCTACGTCGGTCAGACGATCGAAGTGGCTTGCGAGTTTGATGTTCCTGTCCGGTTTGACACAGACAACATCGATATCACCCACGACGACTGGGAACTCATGTCGTGGCCTTCCATCCCTCTGATCGAACTGCGCCCCCGGTAAGCTATGAAATCTATCAGCATCGAGCTTTCTAACCATCTTGATGGCGAGGTCACCACCTTGGCGTCGTGCTGGCGCGTGGTCCGACGGGACGGCCGAGAGTTTTATTTCACGGACCACGATCAGGATATCGTTTTCGAAGGAAACACCTACGAAGCGGAATCCAGCTATGATCGGACGGCTGTGGCAAACGGCTCCGACATGAGCGTCGATAACATGGATGTGTCCGGCATCCTTGATTCTGAAAAGATCAGCGAAGAGGAGATGCGTAACGGTCTGTTCAATCGAGCAGACGTTTACATCTTCATCGTCAATTGGATGCATCCGGAATATGGTCCACTAAAGGTCCGGCGAGGATGGTTTGGTGAGGTAACAATTACCGACACCGGGATGTTCACGACTGAAATTCGCGGGCTCGCACAAGCGCTTTCGCACAACTTCATCGAAGTCTACGCCGCTGAGTGCCGAGCCGACTTCTGTGATTTTCGTTGCAAACTCAACATCGCAGATTACGAGATTCCCACCACAGTCCGGTTGGCTCTCAGCCGCGACCAATTAGCCCTTCCGGTTGATTTTGTGGAGCCCAGCCAAGGGTTGGTCCCCGGAACTATTCGCTTTGTTGATGGTGACAACGCCGGAAGAACCGTCGAGATCACTGGGTATAACGCGACCACCCAAACGGTAGAGTTATTTGAAAGCGTGGCTTACACCATCGATGCTGGGACACAAATTGTGGTAGCTCCCGGATGCGATGGTTCGCTCGATAGCTGCAAGAGTTACAACAATGTCATTAACCGCCGGGCCGAAGATTATGTTCCGGGGAATGACGAACTGATGAAGTATCCAGATGCCCAACAGTGATGATCTGATTGCAGCCGCCCGAGCTTATCTTGGCATCAAGTGGCGACACCAAGGACGAAACCGGATGGGTGTGGACTGCGTTGGTTTGGTGCTTTGCAGCCTGAACGATATCGGCATTCCTGCACCTGACATGCAAGGATACCGGCGCACACCCGATCCCATCTTTGTGGAACACATCCGCAACAATTCGCTCCCCAGCAATGAGATGCGGCCGGGCAACTTAGGCATTTTCCGGGACGGAACGCAGCCTTGTCACGTCGGTATTTTCGCAACTCTTCATGGACAAACTTCGTTGATCCACGCTTACGCCGGAACCGGCTTGGTGATGGAAGAAGTTTTCATCCACGATTGGCCTAAGAAGCTGATCGAAACCCGCTCCTTCTTAGGACTTGAATACATCTAATGGGTCAGCTTGTAACCACAATTGTAGGCGGCGTCGTTGGCTTCGCAATCGGCGGGCCTTTAGGGGCTCAGGTCGGTATGATGCTGGGCGGGATGCTCGGTGCCACTCTGTTTGGTCCGACTGTCCAAGGCCCGCGCCTAAACGATCTTAAGGTTACTGCATCCACCTATGGGGTGGCTATCCCGGAAATTTTCGGGACAGTCCGAGTTGGTGGGAATCTGATCTGGTCCAGTGGGATCAAAGAGACCAAGAAAACTTCACGCCCCGGTAAGGGCGGTCCGAAGCAGACCACCTATTCTTACGACGCTACGTTCGCGATGGCCCTGTGTAAGGGCGAGGTTGCAGAGATTCTTCGCATCTGGGCCGATAGTAAAATAATCTATGACAAAACTGGTGGAACTACCAGAACACCTGCAAGCAGCGGGGGTAGTGTCTTTGATACATTGGTGGTGGAACTGATCACCGCAAAGAAGAAAAAGAAAAACATCAACCTTCGTCTTTATCGCGGCGATGAAACACAAACACCTGACTCGTTGATCGAAGCGGACAAGGGTGTTGGTAATGTATCAGCACACCGAGGACTCGCTTATGTGGTGTTCGAACGGTTGCAGTTGGAGAACTTCGGTAATCGCATCCCGCAGATGACTTTCGAGGTCACAAAAGCAGCAACCAAAAGGTTGTCTGCTCTACCAGTGCGTGACCGAGACGGTGATATTGAGGACACAAGCGATCGTCAATGGCTGCCTGATTTTGATTCCGGCCGGCTTCTGAGCTTTGAAGACTCAGCCACGACAACCCGCCTCTATAATCTGTCAGACAACACGTTGGTGGCCGAAGAGCCCCTGATGAATTTTAATCTGACCGACCGTGCCTATTCGTTGGTCGAAGGACAGAACACTTTATTGGTCGCGAACCACCCTGCTGGGATCGGGATTTCCAACTACAACACAGCTATCCTGACGCAGGTCAAGGGATACCACACCGCGAGCGGAACAGCCAACGTATGGGACCCGGTTGATCAAGTAATCACCTTGTCTACCACAGGGGCGCTCGGCCATGGGCGTTTTGTGGCGGGGGAAGCTGGCGGCGTGCATGTCGTTCATAGTGACACTTCTGGAACCACTTTCCTTATGGATGGCGAAGGTCGTCTTCTGAATGAATTTGAAGCCCCTTTCTATCCTGATGTCTACCTTGAAGCGCGTCGCAACGCAAACTTCTCGCAGATCGTTGGCTGGCGGTTTGCTAATGATCGTCTCGAAATGTTCGAGGTCAAGACTCCTTCTTCGGCGACCTACACCACGATCTTGGAAGGTATGGAAGAAGTCTGGGTGCCTTACGAGGACTTCACCGTTACGACCACAAACCTCAAGCCGTATCCTGATGAGAAGTTCCAACCACTGGTCCTGATCTACGATCCGACGGACGATCATTTATTCTGCCTAGGGGTGAACCCTGACAAATATAATGATCCCGATTCCTTCGGTAACGGGGGTGGTGTCATTGTTTTCAAATACTCACTTGCCACCAGCACTTACAAGTTCTTGGTGAAGCACGAAGGTGCGCCAGTCCCGCGTGGATTGACGCAGAACATGCGAGTCTCTCGTATCGCTGGTGGCACGTTCGGGTGGGTAGGAAAACCGGTTGTTGGGTCCCCCACGGTCATTCAAGTCGGGCTCCAAACAGGAAGTCTTGAAAACCTGCTGGAGACAACAGACGACTTCGGCTCAGGTCTGACCGGAGACGGCGATCAATACTGGGATGATGAAACCGATACCATCTTCGCGCCTCGTGATACCGGTAGTGGCATAAACAACTACCGGCTGCAAGTCAGTGACAGCATTTCACAAGTCACGGTTCCGGCAATCATTGAGGAAATCTGCGTCCGCACAGGCATTCTGACTGCCGAAGATATTGACATCAGCGAATTGGAAGAACTCCCGCTGGTGGGATATTCGTTGGATCGTATGACAACAGCACGAGATGCTTTGAAGCAGATGGCAACTGCCTTCCTCTTCGACGGCTACGAGAGCGATTACAAGCTCAAGTTCCGCTCTCGGGGAGGTGACTCTGTGGTGAACATCCCCGAAGACTGGATCGTTCGAAATGGCGAAGACGGTGTTATCAAAGAGAGCCTGACTCAAGAGCTTGAAATGGCTGTGCGGATCAGTATCAACTACTACGACATCGAACGGGATCACCAACAGAACAGCCAAACCGCAAAGCGCAAGGTTGCCCCTTACCCGACCATGTGGACGGCTAAGGAGGACTTGATCGACCTACCGATTACATGGGACGCGGACTCGGCCAAGCAGTGTGCAGAAAAGCTGCTCAAGATGGCATGGGCAAACCGAATCGGGCATCAATTCAGCTTGCCGTGGCGCTACCTGAAATATGATCCGACGGATGTGATCACCATCACGATGGAAAACCAAACGGTCTACAATCTGCGACTGACCGAAGCTAACATCGGGTCTGATTTCTCCATCGAAGGTTCGGCGGTAACTGAGGTTGCGACTGCATACGTCTCGACGGCACAGGGTGTGCGTTCACCATCTCCAGTCCAATCGCTGGAAGGGGATGGCAGCGCTTTCCCGATCATCATGAACACGCCGCTGCTACGCGACGTGGATTATGACACTTCGGGCTCGTCGATCTGTTATTTCTCAGCAGGGACCAATGAGGTTAACTTTAATGGCGCTGCTGTCTACATAGACAATGGTGCGGATTATCAAGCTATTGGGGTGGTTGATAGTCAGACCACAACCGGTTATGTTGCCAACACACTACCGAACACCACAAGCTATGAGGCTACCGATGAGACCACTGTTCTGAGGGTCCGCCTGTCGGACCCGAGCATGGAGCTTGAGTCTGTAACTCAAGACGACATCTTGAATTTCGAAGCTAATTCAGCTTTGGTAGGTAAGGAAATCATCCAGTTCCGGGATGCTGAGTTACTGCCTTCTGGTGAGTGGGCTTTGACTGGAATCCTACGGGCACGACGCGGAACCAACTACGCCGTGAATAACCACCAGCGGGGCGAAACCTTCCTTCTTGTTAACAGCCTTTCGACTAGCAAGTTCTCAAGACCGCCGGAAAGCTATGTGACAACCCGTCTGTTTAAGGCGGCCCCTCTGTCGGTGACACTGGCTGATGTTGTTCCAGTTTCTGTGGACTTAATCCCCCGCGATCTGATGCCTTACACCCCTGAGGCTGTAAAAGTCACAGATGATGGCACAGATGTGGTGATCTCGGCCGAACGCCGATCGAGGGTCACAGCGTCCCTACGGGATGGTGTAAGCACGATCCACTACAAGGAAGGGGATATGCTCAGCGCTCGTATTGTGACTAAGGTCTGGTTCGGTAAGGGTATTGCAGATGTGGGTAACGTTGGAGAACCTGATCTGACCCTGACTAACTATCTGTTCGACGGCGCAGGTGTGGATATTCCCGTCGAAGCGACCTTTACCGTCGCGTCGTTGGGCTCTGAGGACGTGATCCTCATCCAAATGGCCGAGATCGGTGAGGTAGAAGGGACTCCTAAGTGGGTGCAGGCAACCCGGTATGGTGAGGACATCTGGGACCTCCGTGAATTATATTGACAACCACCGACATTTTAACTATACCCAACTCTTTATTTAGGAAAGCTAATGCCGACCACCCCTCTACTCGGGCTTCCGCAGGTCTCGGGCTCCCAGAACAACAAAGAAATCACCATCAACGATGCGATCCTCGGACTGGAAAACGCAGTAAGCCGACGGCTGGTGGTCTCGCTCGCATCTGGTAGCCCGGTCACCTTGTCAGAAGGACAGGCCACCAGTAATTTCATCTACATCGCAACTGCGGCCTCAGGAGCCAGCACGCTCCGCTTCCCGAACCAAATCGGCGGCGTTAATATGGATCGTGCGTTTTGTGTTAGGAACACCAGCGGAGCGGCGCTGACTGTCCAGTTTGTTTCTGGGGCAGGGGCTGCGGTAGAAATCCCAGACGGACAATCGCGTTTGATCCTCGCTATCGACGGGGCAGACATGGTGGCTGTGACCGGCGCTTAAGCCGACCCTCCTTCATTCTCAGAGCATAATTAATATATGGGTCAACTTATTACCACTGTGGTGGGAGGCGTTGTCGGCTTCCTGATTGGCGGTCCCGCTGGGGCCGCTATTGGTATGTCTCTCGGGGGTCTGGTAGGGGCTACCTTGTTCGGGCCAACCATCAAGGGCCCCCGCCTCAACGACCTGAAAGTCTCGTCTTCGACGATTGGTATCGCTATCCCGGAAGTCTATGGGACAGTGAGGCTCAGCACAAACCTGATTTGGACAACAGGAATCAGGGAAACAAAGAACACTCGTCGCCAAGGTAAGGGTGGTCCTAAGATCGAAACCTATTCCTATGATGCCTCCTTCGCACTCGGTCTCTGTAAGGGCCCGATCCGCGAGGTGTTACGCATCTGGGCAGACAGTAAGCTGATCTACGATGTGAGCAACAACGGAACCCGCAACCCATTGGCGGCCGGTCAGACAGGCATCTTGGCTCCTATCCTCCTTGCCTTCCGGCCGGGAAGCAACAAAAAACGCCGGGTAAACCTACGCATCTACCTAGGGACGGAAGAACAGCTTCCAGACTCCTTGATCGAAGCAGATAAGGGCGTTGGGAATGTCTCGGCACACCGAGGCATGTGCTATCTTGTGTTCGAAGACTTCCCGCTTCTGGACTTTGGTAACCGCATTCCGCAGTTCACGGTCGAGTTGACTAAGGCCCCGGCCGAAGCTTTTCCGTCTGTTGAGGTAAAAGAAGGACCAGCCGGAGACCCAGAGAAGATCACTCAAAGAAATTGGTTCCCAGATTGGGAGCATGACAAGATTTTTTCCAGTGTATTCTCTAACGATACAGAGGATTTCTACACGGAAGTATTTGATCTTAACACCATGCAATTACAGCAAAGGTGGGATAGATCAAGTATGGCGTTCTTTGGACGCTATGGGTTTGCTCCTTGGGCCGGTGTGTTCTTTAAGGACGACAGCGGAGGAAACTCGCGACAACTTGGAGTCTATAGCCTATCGTCGGGTGCCCGGATCGACTTGTTTGGACGGTCCTCTCGATCTGTCGCTGGTTACTACATTGAAAGCGGACCTAATAAAGGCGCGCTTGCGTTGAATGCTAATTTCGGCCTCCACGCTTCTCTGACTCAGGATGGAAAATTTCTCCTATTAGCAGGTTATAGAAGTAATTGGATTTTATCCGCTTCCGGACAACCGCTCGGATTTTACGATCCGCCGTGGGGAGCTTCTTATACCTTACCAGCGCTTGGGTCTGTATGGGGCTGGCGAAATGGAAATGGCGGCCTACAGCTTGCTGATTTGATAAGTGGCGCACTCAATAAATATACTCTAGCGCCACCACAAGGCGATGGAGATGTATACTGGGTTCAAGGAGGCGGTTATGCTTACGACGTAACTTTACGTCCTCTCCCGGCGGAGACTTTCATAGCTTCGGTTTGTCTGTTCGATCCATCGGACGGGCACTTTTTCGTTATCGGAGAATCGAACAACGGTTCGAGAGATATCCCGGTTGCTTTCAAGTATAGCCCACTTACTGGGTTATATAAATTCATCAACGCTGATCCGGAAATTCTAGTTCCTAAAAGTGCGATGGAATGGACCAGACTGAATGGAGGAACTTTCGGGCAGATCGCAAGTCGATTGAATCGACAAAAACCGAACTTACAACAGATCAACCTACAAACTGGAGAACTCGTAAGGGATTCTGTATACGGCTCCACTTGGGGCGGTGCTGTTTTTGTTAGCGGCACTCAGCACTGGGATGATGTTAGCAGTAGTGTCGTTGTAGAAACGCGAGAGAACTATCGTAGAATTTGGTTTAACTCCAATGCAAAAGCGGTCCGCCTGTCTGATGTTGTGCGAGACATAGCTACAAAAACCAATGTTCTGACTGTTGATGATGTCGATACGACAAACCTCTTTGATCAAGAGATCATGGGGTTTGCAATCGATCGTCAGTCGTCGGCTGCGGAGGCTATGAAGCTACTCGCGACAGGCTATATGTTCGATGCTTACGAGAGCGATTACAAGCTCAAGTTTCGAACGCGTGGGAGGGATTCCGAGGTTGTTATCCCAGAAGACTGGATAGCCCGCACAGGCGAGGAAGCGATCAAGGAGAACTTGATTCAAGAGCTTGAGATGCCTCTCAAGATCAGCGTCAATTACTATGACACCTCGCGTGATCATCAACAAGGGACACAATCTTCTCGGCGCAACGCGGGGCCGATCCCGACTATGTGGACGACGAAGGAGGACGTGGTAGACCTACCGCTGGTCTGGACCCCAGATATGGCAAAGCAATCATCCGACAAACTCCTCAAGATGGCGTGGGCTAACCGGATGGGCCTGCAATTTACCCTACCGTGGAGATACCTGAAATACGAGCCGAGCGACGTGATTACGATCACAACCTCCACGGCCGCTTATTTTGCACGCCTAACTGAAACAACGATCGGAATGGATTTTTCGATCGAGGCTGCTGCTGTTTCTGAGAAAGCCGGTGCTTACGTATCGACAAAAAGAGGGAGCGTTACCGAGTCCCCTATCCAAACGATTGATAATGGTTACCCTGCTTTTCCTATCGTTATTAATACTCCCCTCCTGAGAGATGAGGATTATGATTCGAGCGGAGCTTCTGTGTGTTTTGTCTCTGCCGGAACCAGAGCTTATACTTTCACCGGTGCCGCAATCTACGTCTACGACGGATTGGAAGATCAGCGCATTGGCTTCATCGGAGAAGACACGGTAAGAGGGGTGACGGTTAACGCACTACCCTATACGACCGCTTATGAAGCGACTGATGAAACCAGTGTCTTGATAGTGGTGTTGACCAATCCGAATGACGAGCTTGAGTCGGTAACGCAGTTGGATATGCTCAACTACGATATGAATGCGGCTATCGTGGGCGACGAAGTAATTCAGTTCCGGGAAGCTACCCAACAACCAAATGGAGAGTGGTGGCTGACTGGTCTTCGCCGGGCTCGTCGTGGGACTAATTATGCCTTGAAAAATCATAAACCAAACGAGACATTCCTGTTGCTTGAACCACAAGCGATCACTTCTTTCCTGCGTCCGCCTGAATCATATGTGACCACGACGGAGTTTCGGGCTGTCACTGCCGGTCAATCGATCGGCGATGCTGTGCCAGTCATAGCCTCGCTCCAGCCCCGCGATCTGATGCCCTATACTCCCGAAGATGTGAAGATCGACGACAACGGCACGGATGTGACTATCACTGTCCAGCGCCGTTCGCGGATCATCGCACCCTTGCGAGACGGTATCAGCAACATCCACTTCAAAGAAGGTGCTAAACAAACATCAAAAATCCACTGCCAGATTTGGCCCGGCCGAGGTTTCGAAGTGATCGATACAAACACACCACCGACTTTTGTCGAGAATGTGCCTATCTTCGATTCGAACGGACAAGACATGGAGTTGGAAATTAGCTTCCCGCTCACGTCACTGGGCTCGGCAACTGAGTTCGTAGCCCGGATCACGGAACAAGGTGTGGTCGATGGAATTGCCAAGTGGGTCTACTTCGAGCGGCTAGGTGAGGGCCGGTGGAATCAAACTGAATTTTATTGACAGACACCGACATTTTCGCTATACACTCACTCCCGCATAGAGAGACTTAATGCCAACCACCCCCATCCTCGGTATCACGCAGGTCTCGACTTCCCAAAATGGAAAAGAGACCACGATCAACGACGCCATTCTGGCGTTGGAAAACGCGACCAACGCCAAGTTGGCCGTGTCGTTGGCGGCTGGTAACGTCACTCTCAGTGTCCCCGAAGCAACCCGGAACTTTATCTTCACGGTCGCCGGGGCTACAGGAGCTAGCGAACTTCTCTTCCCGACCGAGGTAAACAGCAACCCCTACGATCGGGTGATTGTTGTCAGAAACGTGAGCGGCCACGGTCTGACCGTGCGCTTCGCGACGGGATCAGGCAGCACCGTCACAATCCCTAATGGCGAATCGCGCTTGATCAGCGCCGCTGATGGGACGGATATGACTGTAGCGGCTGAGCCCGCAAGCGTGGTTACCTTCCTGTCCCTAACGGACGCACCTGATAGCTACACCGGACAGACCGGCCGGTTCCTATCGGTCAATGTTGCGGAAAATGCGTTAGAGTTCGCGGACGCGGCTGTATTCCCCACTTTGACTGGTAACGCTAATAAGTTCCTCAGGGTAAACTCCGGAGCCAGTGGTGTTGAGTGGGCTGTGGTGGATTTCGCCGGAGCATTCACCGAACTAACTGACGCACCTTCAAGCTATGCAGGGCAAGGCGGTAAGCTGGTCCGCGTCAACGACCTAGCAACGGGTCTGGAGTTCGTTGAGGCGGCTGACGCCGAGGCGGTAAACTATCAGCAAGCCGAGAAATGGCGTATCTTCCTGCTTGAGCCGGGCGTCTGGCCGGAAAACCCACCGGGTGTTGAGCCGGGCGATCCTGAATATATCGAGGCCACCGATCAAGTTGGTTTTGGTGAGATCGAGTTTCTGGACCAAGACGGGATTGACCTGACGGGAACAGGGACTGCAACTGCTTCTAACTTCCTTACGGGAAGCGAGCCGAGCCGCGCCTTTAATAATAGCACCGTAGCCGCCGATGGTTGGCTCACGGAGGAATCCTACGTCGGCGATGTATGGATCGAATACGACTTCGGGGCACCGGTAGCTCCTCGTCGTGTGGTTCTGACCCCAATCACTGAGTTCCCACAATATGGCACCACACGCTTCCTTATCCAGTATTGGGATGGCAGCGCGTGGATCAGCCTAGGGGATCGCTCACCGGCTCCTTGGGAATCGGGTGTCTCTCAGTCGTTTAAGATTAACGGCGTCCCTTTGGATTTTCTGGACGAGGCTCCAGAAAACGGATCGCTCTATGGTCGGATCGATGGTGCATGGTTGAAGATCAACGCCGAAGTCGTTTCGGTCAACACGACCTCCAACAATCTCGATGCGACACAGACGTTTCAATACCGCCGCTACACAAATGCGGGAACCAAAACCCTTAACATCCGGACCAACGCAGATCATGCGATGCCGGCTGACGGGGAATGGTATGTCTACAACGCTGTAGGGGCCGCTCTGAGCATCGTCCCGGCCGGTGGTGTCACTGTGAACGCACCGGCGGGCGGGTCTCTGATTGTGCCTCTCAATGGCACCGTGCGGATCAAGCGCGTCGCTGTGGATGTCTACGATGTCTACGGCGATACCGTGTCTTCGGAAGGAGGCAGCGCTGAGGATATTCCGCCGATCATCGGAAATGCGAATAAGGTCCTTGCGGTCAAGGCAGATGTAAGTGGGATCGAGTGGATCGTCCCGCCGGCAACCTATACCGATGAGAATGCTAGAGACGCCATCGCAGCCGCACTTGTGGCTGGAACCAACGTCACCATCACCAATAACGACGCCGCGAATACGATCACGATCTCGGCTGCTTCTATCGGCCTGAACGCCGAGGAAGTCCGGGATACAATCGGAACAGCATTGCGGGGTTCTGGTAACATCTCAGTGTCGGTGAATGACGGTGCGGACACGATCACGGTCTCTACCTCTGCTCTGGACGCCGAGGGTGTCCGAGACACCATAGGTGCGTGTCTTGTCGCGGGCGAGAACATCCTAATCTCTGTTAACGACACGGCCAACACGATTACCGTAGCAGCCAGCATGGATCAAGAGGTGATCCGTGATACGGTAGCTACTGCACTGGTGGCCGGAAGCAACATTCTGATCACCCATGATGATGTTGCCAACACGATTACGATCGACTCGCTGGGAGGCGGCGGAGGCGGCGGCTTAGATGCCGAACAAGTTCGTGACTTAGTTGGATCGTCGTTGGTGGCTGGCTCCAACGTCACTATCACTGTCGATGATGGTGCGGATACGATCACAATCGAAGCAGCACCTACCGATCCGGAAGTCGTGCGTGACACGGTTGCTTCGACGCTGGTGGCTGGAACCAACGTCACCATTACCAACAACGACGTGGCGAACACGATAACCGTCGCAGCCGCGATGGACCAAGAGGTCATTCGCGACACGATCGGGACAGCATTGGTTGCTGGTAGTGGTATCACAGTCACCGTCAATGATGCTGGTAACTCGATCACCATCGCAGCAACAGGTGGCGGCGGATCGACTGACCCGGAAACTGTGCGGGATATTATCGGGACTGCTCTGGTCGCTGGTAGCAATATCACGATCACCGTCAACGATCTAGGCGACACAATCACCATCGCAGCATCAGGTGGTCTGGATGCCGAAGCCGTGCGTGACACGATCGGGACTGCACTGGTCGCCGGCACCAACGTAACGATCGATGTCAACGATGCAGCGAACACGATCACAGTCAACGCGACAACCAATGCTGAAACTGTCCGAGATACCATGGGAACTGCGCTCGTGGCTGGGCGTGGGATCGCGATAACCGTCAACGACGCAGCAGACACGATTACCCTTGGAAACACGTTCAGTGAGAGCTTCGAGGTCTCAACAACAGCCGAGAACCTAGTCAACAGCGATGCTGGTCGTTACCAGCGCTGGACCAACAGCGCAGCCAAGACTCTGACTGTGCGCCCGAACGCGACCGCAGCAATCGATCAAGATGCCGAGTTCTACATCTCAAATCGAGCAGCCACAGGTAACTTGACATTGGCAGAAGGCTCCGGTGTCACGATCAACCCACCAAGTGGAGGGTCGCTGGTTCTCGAACCGGGAATGGTGGCTACGCTTAAGCGTGTGGCTGTAAACATTTATGACCTCTTGGGTCACACAGTGCCAGCATGATGGGATTATCTGCACTGGGGATCATCGCCCAGCAAGCATTTATGAATCTGGTAGATGCTGGGCCCTCAGAAATCGAGTATGTGGGCGGGAAGACGTTTGCCACAAACTCGACTTATTCCGAGGTTACTTTTACAGGGCTTACTGGAGGGATTCAGTCATCCCCATCAGTGGGGGATTTCTTCATAATCGTGGTCTCTGGTAGATCGAACGGGACGTATTACCCCGGTCTTTCGGCGGTTGGTATGATTCGTAAATACAGTGGAACGGCTGATGATATCTCTGACGTTGGTATTACTATAGGTTATGGCTTCTATGAAGAGGCTTCGGCAGGTAGTATTACGTATGGCGGCGGGACAGAAGCTATTGTTCAGGTAAATGTGTATCGCGGTGTAGACCCTACATCACCGATGGATTCTTCTCCTACAGGGTTTAATATGGCTGTTGATAGCAACAGCCCTGACCCTCTACCAATCCTTCCTATTAACGACAAAAGCAGAATTATCGTAATTGGAGCCGCCTCGAATAACAACGGTGCTGATTACACCGCCCCTGCTGGGACTACACTAAAAACGGCTGACAGTGTTACAGCGGCGAGCGCATTGGTCGATCGTGTTTGGAACACAGGGGAGGGAGTGTTTGATCCACCAACGTTTGTTGGAACAGGATCAGCAACTAATTCTTCTTCCGGTGCTTTTACTATGGTCTTGCGACCAGAAGGGTCACCTGAAAGACATCCATTGAATATTTCACGACTTGGTTCTTACGTAATTAGAAATCCAACACCTAATAACCTAGTGTTTAGTCTAAAGGGTTACTTAATTCATAACCAGATTATTAGTAACC